AGTAAGACCATTCCCAACATATAGTGACTCAAACGTACCATAATTACTATCTGCTAAGCTATTAGTCATTACATTATCTTCAATTACCCCATCATCTACGCCATCTTCAATAGTGATTTCCATTAATCGTCTTCTCTCTTATATAGTGCTTTCGATATAGTCTAGTTGCATAGCTATGTCTAGTTTTAGTCCAACATTTAATCCTCTAGGTGATACTATTCTATACCAAAATGGCTCACTGTCAACCCCTACTATATCAGGAACTGAAAGAGGATCGCCCGCAGTTATTGCTGCCCACTCTGTTTCGCTAGGCTGTAATGCACCTATCTTAAGTTTTATGCTCCAACCTGATTCGGCTCCTTCTATATCGTTTGGATACGTATAGTCTATAAAGTCTACAACTATGGTAGCATACGATTTATTTGAATCGTCATTCCTAACATATAATAGTCTTTCTCTTGGCTGCTCTATCCTTCCATCATGCGTAGTGCTTATTGGATTAGTCTGCTCTCCATCTGTTGAAAAGTCTGTCCAACCACCATCAAGCTCTGATACTAAGATTCCCATTATATATTACTCCTAACTGGTTTTGCTTGCTTTAATCTTTTTATTCCCCTTCTAACAGCTCTACTGCTATTTCGTTGTGCAACTATTCCAGGGACACCTTTATTTAAAATGCTACCATTATCAACTTCAAATCTCTCTTGTGGCTTAGCAGCATCTCTCTTCTTTTCTTCTTGCTTTCTCTTGTACTTCTCTTCAATCACGACTTCCATAGTTCCCGGTGCACCTGTGGCTCTTTTACCTGAGCCCTCTCCAAATGACGCACCAAAAGAAACATAGCTTCTAGTTAGTATCTGACCAAACTCAGTGTACTCCATTGTGAATGCAAGTAGTGCAAGTACCATAGCGTCAAGAACGTGATCTCCCACTCTCTTGTTTCCCTGTGCATAAACCGGTGCTCCAGACTGAGTTCTTCTTTCTACTACGTATCCTAATAGTTCCATCTCAAGCTCTTCATCATGCTTAGACAGTTCTACTATGCCATGCTCAAAATACCTTACAGCATTCTCAATCATGAATGGCTTTGCCGGCTTATTCTCAGTTACACCGGTTCTTATATTTTTGGTTTCAAGAATACCGCCCGCATTTATTCCTTTTACATATCTAAGCATAGAATCAGCATGTCCTGCACCAACTTCAGAAAGTCTCCTCTCTCCAAATTGCTGTAGTAATTCTACCTGTACTGTTCCAAATCCTTGGTCACAATAAATATGCGCGCATCGCCAGTACTCATTAACTTCTTTTATTTTATCAATAGCTTGTAGCTGTGTCCATCCTACTCTGTCGACACAGTGCTTAGATACAACTCTGTACTTGTTGTCTATAGGATTATACCCCATTATAACTATTTGTGTACCTATAGCAGTATCGTTCCAGTCGACACCCATACAGTATGTCCAGCCTTCCAGCCTAATTGACTCTTCGTACTTGTAGTCGACAATTGACCTGTCTACATATCTGTTCTGGAATACACCTTCTACCTCTTCACCGAACTGAGCCAAGATCTCATGTTGATATCCAGCTTCTGTACCAGCGTCAAGTCTAGCGTCCCTATCCATCTCGTCATTCCAAAATGGAAGAACATGTGAAGGATAATGGAACTCCCTGAATCTAGAGTCATTGCATTGGTCATAGAATCTTTCACGCCTACCAGTTGGAGTAGAGCTTGTCCACAACGTTACGTCTGGACTAGTATAAAGAATCGCTCCAATAGCATTAAGGTCTTCAGGGTCAAGATAGTCTGCCTCATCAAGATATAGTGCATCCGCACTCTGTCCACGAACACCGTCACCCTTAGATCCGCTTCTAGATCCAGATGTAAATAGCTTAATGATAGAGTCATTGTGAAACTCTATCTCTGCATAAGGAGTCTTTACGTTTCTTTTAAGTGATGCTGTAAGTTCTGGCGATGAGAATATAAGCTCTAGCAGCCTGTCATAAATAACCTGTGCATGAGACTTCTGTGGGCATACAACAAGGATATCGAATCCACTATCATTTTCTTCGGATCTTCCTCTTGTTATAGCATTGAAAAGAATATTGATGCATAGCGAGTCAGTCTTTCCTGAACGTCTACCTACACGAGATATCTTTCTTTTAGCTGTGCATCTAAGCATGGTTCCCTGATATGGGATCCCTTCTTTGGATACACGTGGATGCCAGTCAAGAACTTCAGCTGCCCACCCTACAGGATCTAATACTGTATTTGCAACTTCCCTTTCTCCTGCACTGAGTTCCCTTCCTATTTCCTGCTCTATCTTATAGTGTGCTGGAAATATACCTGAGCATGAGATGTCAAAGATTTCATTTTTAGATTTGGCAACAGCTTTCTCTCTACAACGAAGACATTCTTCGCTTATGTTTGGGTCGTTAAAATCTGGCATATTAGATTAATATTATTGCCAGTATGATACCTGACAAGACTCCTTTTATCCATGTTACATTCATTTTAAAGAACTCTTTCTGGCTTGTTGCAAGATCAACCTTACAAGTAGATAATGCTTCTTCCTTTACCTTAAATGTTGAAACCTTTTCATTGCATTGCTGAAGCTTCTTCTCAATAATAGGAACATATATTATATCTGTTTCTGAACGTCCATCCTGCGCAAAAACTGGCGTACTCATTAGGATTACTAAAACAACTATAAGTGCTCTCATTATTTTCCTCCACCAAATGCTTTTATGAGCTTGGCACGTTGTACTGCCAGCTCTCCTTCTACAATTTTAATTTTTGCTTGATCTTCTTTCTTTACGGCCTCTTTTAGCTCTCTATTGAATATCATTATTTTCATTAGGATTATCTCTTCGTCAATGTCATCTGTCTTTTCAGCTATGTCTTTTTCAACCTTTTCTACTTTTGCATCAGTCTTTTTTAAGTCGTCTGCAAGAGCAAATGGCGACGTTACAAATGTCCAAGTTGTTCCAACTATCACGCTTACTGTGACAAGTGACCACCAGGCAAACTTAATTCTCTTCATCCATTTATCCTCTATTTCAAATCCCATTATATCACCTTTTATCTATATCCGTAGTTAGACTTTTTGGTTGGTCCAAACAGAGCTTTGCTTGCTGCCCCTAGTACCATTCCAGCTGCTGCTCCTGCAACTCCTGCTCCAATACGTTTTCCCATCACTGCTCTTGGTGCTGCATTTACACCCTTATTAGATGATAGGCCGTACTTGAAATTCGAAGTACTTGCTATATTCCCTACAATTGCTCCTGAAGTCCTAGGGTTAATTCCACCCATCTTTCCTTTCTTCCAGTTGGCCATGCCAGCTTTTGTAGCAGCTCCTCTAACTCCTCTAGCATATCCTCTTGTAGCTGCGTATCCTGCATATCCACCTGCACCCATAAGTGCTGCTGATGTAGCGTCTGGCGCCAAGTTTGATGACCCAGCTAATGCTGCTCCACCTGCTGCAATTGCCATTCCTGCTCCCCATGCTCCACCGGTACGTGAAGCAAGCTTATTAAAGCCAGCTGCTATTCCACCTGTAGTTAATGCTCCTGGGGTTGAAGCTGCAAATGATCCGTATCCTGCTTTTGCTCCAGCCTTGGTCCTGTCCCATGCAGCAGAACCCATAGCTGCTGCTGAACTACCAAATCCTGGACCTCCTCTACCCCTATATCTATTTGGATTTCTAGGCATGTCTCTCTCCTTATCTTACGTGTGAGTAGAATGCTTCATTTCCTAAAGCATTTCTTGCGTTTATATGTGATTTCTGTATACCTTGCATAGATCTTTGTCTCATTGTATATGCTGTTCCAAATGGATCATGGAAATTACCACCCATCTCCATCTCTCTTAATCTTCTTCCTCGTTCAATCATTTTTCTTGGTGCAGATGCTACGGTATCATAAAGCATTGTAGCTCCCATCATAGCTGCCACTCCACCTGCAAGAGCGCCTGCAAACTTACCTCCAGTACCAACATACTTAGATGCAGAATAAACCCCACCTTTTGGTAATGTTCTTCCAGCTCCACGAGCAACATCTTCAGCAAATCTTGCTCCACGTTTACCAGCCACTCCGGCTAAACCTTGTCCTATTCCACTACCTATACGTGCACCAGCTACAAATGCAGCTCCGCCGATCATAGTCTCGTACATAGCTTGCTGAGGACTCATGCCTCCATACATTAGGAGTCCAGTACCAACAAGCCCTAATTTTGTAGTTAGAGCAAGTCTTCCAGCTGTACCAGCAGACCTAACAAAGTTAACTGGATTTACACCTTTTCCTATGTTGAATCCTGGAGACCCATCTAACCACTGTTTCCCGTGTGACGGATTAGCGCTACTTACGCTTTCTGCCATTAGCCTCTCCTCAGATTACTGAGCGATAGTGTTAAGTCTCCATTGTCTGCAAATTGTCCAGGCGTTAATCCTTTGCTGAACGCTTGTCTTATAGCTGGAGAAAATGCCATTGGATCATTAGGTCCTCCTGCTCCTCTAGATACTGATCTTGGGTTTGCCAGTGAATACGGCTCAATCATATTTTCATTGATAACGCCATAAGCAGATTTACCAACACCATATGCAGCCATACCTCCAACAGTTGCACCTATGCCTATTCCGACTCCCCTATATGCAGACTGTGCAGCTTGAGAAGTTTTTGCAGCTGCTAACCATGCTTTTATGCCCATTAGTAACTATACCCCATATTATTATGTCTTCTTCCACCATGATGTGCAGCACGAAATACTTGTTCTGACTGATTACCGCTCATCCTGTCTATAGTATTAAACCTTTCTATCTGCTGTAAGGTGGAATTACTTCTGTCTTTATGGTATTGTTCTCTTTTAATTACGAAGTTCTGTAATGCTTCTGACACTCCACCTGCATCAAAGCTGTACTTGTTCCCTACGAACATATCGCTTATACGCTGTGCTGTGATTCCACGCTTCTTAGCAAGTGTGTCTGGGTCTATTTTTCCAGATGCTATATCAGTGCTAATTCTAGTTCTTACTCTTTCTACCTTAGCCATCGTATCATCGAAAGCTTCTTGTGATGCTTCCCATTCATATGACATTTTTTGAGACGGATCATCTCTTAAGTAGTAGTCTATTCTTCCTTTTCTAGATTCATTTAGAATAGCATATGCATTGACCTGTTCAAAGTGCTTTTGTAAAGGTGCCCCTCGACCTTTGACCTTCTCGAATACTTTGGCGCCAACACTTTTTGCATCTGAAATAGTTCCGTCATGATAGACTAGGTCAGCATAGCCGGCCAAGCCATGCTTCTTACTATAGATGTATTTTTCAACCTCAGCAACTTCTCCTCTAGCCATTTGCAAGGATTCTATGTACTCATGAAAAGCAGTACCTACAGTTGCTGCTGACTCGAACTCTTCTTCTTCGTCTATAAAATCTCTAGATAGCCTACTAAGAAACCCTCCAGCTTGAGGCTTAGTTAGCCTTTCATATAGCTCCTCTTCAGACTCAGCTATATAACTCATACCAAGTAATTGATGTTTTGGTACGGCAGTGGCAGCTTCGAATATTCCATATCCAGCAGCACCAGCAGCTGGGACAGCTATTCCGCCAGTAAGAATTCTTCTCCATCCAGCCATTATATTTCCTTGGCTATGTCTACTTGAACGTCCTCTATTTCATTCTTCATTGACTCAAGCCTTGATCTTAGATTACTCATTTGAGAAGAAGGATCCGCTTCATCACGAGTCTTAAGTGCTGCTGCTCTCTTCCATTTGTCTTTTCTAGATCCAACAAGAGCCTCTATAAGTTTCATCTTTCTGATCTTAAGTCTTTCCTTAACATCCCAGGCAGTATGAACTACCTTCTGAGTATATGGCGCTCCTGTGTTGGTCACTCCAACTATGTTCTCTTGAGTTAAATCTTGACCGTCTACCTTTGATAAGGCTATATTACATCTCATCTCAAATATCTCTATTTCAGCGAGTTCATTAACCATTACTAGGTCTGTCATGTTTTGTGGGTTTACGTCGTACTCTTCTATGAATCTTTTTCTAAAGAATGTAAGAAGCTCTACTTCTGGCAGGCACTGCCTTCCAACTGGTGCTTTGCCCATTTCGTACAATGGACATCTCTCTTTGAATTTGCACTGTTCTCCAGCGCATATAAGTGGGATTAAACTTTGGACTCCTGTACTAGCAGCTTGTACGTGTTTTCTTAATCTGTCTGCCTCATCAGCAGTTAGAGTTATATCACTATAGTCGTCAAGGTTCATTTCAAGGAAATCAAAGAAATCTGTCTTTTGTATGGCGCCATCTTCTTTTAATACCCTTCCATTTAGGCTGTACGCTACATTTTTCTTGTATCCTTTTCCATCCATCCTGCCTTGATTTTCAACAGTCTTCTTAAGAGTCTTTGATAGGCTCTCAAGTTTATCGTTTTTCTTTTCTTCCACCTGTCCTCCTGGGTTCTCCTAAATGATCAAGCAACCTTCTTCTCTGCTTCATCTCTGTATCAGTATCATCCGTATAAACGTAATCTACTATTTTATATCCATTGTCTTTTAATTTTTCAATCACTCCATCCCAAAACTCGTATACGTCAAGATTAGATTTTCCATCAAATGGAAACCCTATATCACCTGACAGAGTATCTGCCAAGTCTTCGTCATATCGGCTTTTTAGAAGTGTGTCCGCTTCCATTATCTTCCTAATCGAACTTAACCATTCTTTCCCATTCGGTCCGGCAGATCCCATAGTATTAACCCTCCCTATAAAAGACTCGCTGTATATGTTGTATTTTTTCTTGGATTTCTTCTGAATGGAAGTTCTCGAATATATCTTTTGCTTTCATGGCATATCCACAGTCTTTACCGTGTTCGCTATTCTCAGCAAACCACGAATACCTTTCAGTCTGAGCTGAGTTAAGCATTAATCTGAGTTCTTCCAATTCTTCGATAAGATCTTTTGGCATTATTCCTCCGGGCATAATATACTATACCACAGATTTGAATTATACCTATGCCTATATATTAAACAGAATAGAACTAGTTTTGCTGGAAAAAGAAAAGCCCCAAAAAGGGGCTTTGTTATTCGTCGTCATCTTTAGGGAGTAATCCTCCCCAACCTGATATGTCTTCTATGTTTACTGGTGTTGCATCAGTTGTATCCATTGTAGGCCAAATAATACTTCCTGAACCTCCACCTCCTGTATATGGAGTGGTTACATATGGTACTATTGTTGTTGGATTAATGGTTCCTGGATTTGTATTTATCCAAGTCTGAGTATTAGTATGACTAGCTCTTTGCATCTCTATAAGCTGCCTTAGTAGCTCTTCGTCTTTTATCTCTTGTGATTCTGGATTCTCTATCTGTTTAAGCTTCTGACACAGGATGTCTTCTACGACTTCTATCCTACGTTTAATCCTCATGGCAGCCACAGAATCAATCTCAGCTGTCTCAACTATCTCAAGCACATCATTCAGTCCTCTTAGCACTTGTTTCATATTGTCAGGAGAAATAGAATGGAAATCATCAACGCCAAACTCTTTCGGTTTTACTTTTTCCTTCTTCTTCCTGCCAACTACCTTATCAATAACATTGTCATTGAGTATGGCAGCCATCACTTTAGTTTCCATATGAGCTCCTATCCTTCTTCTGCAAGTCTTGTTCTCAAGTTTAGTAAAGCTAAATTATCTGCCGAATCTGCCAGTCTTTCATATGCTCTTTTCCAGACCGGATGCATCATCGGAGTTCTTGCTAATGACTCAGCTTTCTCCCTTATTGATTCTATTTCGTCAATCGACAGTGTCGTCGGCTTCTCTGACATTGATTTCCTCCTGAATTTGCTTTATTATTTTTAACGCAGCTTTAAACTCTTCTGGCTCACACTCATTAGCTGTTAAGTGAGGCATTCCTATTCTCATCCCGCCTACTCTATGATATAGGGCTGGACGACCCAGGTGATCCTTTCTGTAGTCCCATATAGAGTTAACCTTAATAGTTTTCTTCTTACCTACTAATATACTATCTAACTCTTCTTTTGTCAAGCTGTCTTTCATTATACTTCGCCTTCTTTTCTGTAGCTGTTATGTTCTTTCCATCTTTGAGCTTTCCCTTTAACATGCTCTCTAACCACATTCTCAGGCGATGCCTCTGTCTCATAATCATCAAGAGGACACTCACTAACAGGAGTCATCATAGAACCTTCTGAATATCTGAGTCTATTCCTTCTGCTGTCATCTATTGCTTCACACCTGGCGATCCTTTGATGATCACCATCCTCACCTGTAATTGTCATGAATGGACACGCTTCACATGAGCTTACTACTAAATGTTTAACTTTCATTATATCGCTTTCTCCGGTCTATTTGCACAGAACATACAGTATGGGTCTGGGCATTTCTCACTTGTCCACTCTTTGCATTCTGGACAATAAAAAGCATCAAATGTCTCATCATACTCGATTGGACTCTTACATGCTAAACAAGGCTTCCCGCCGGAAACCTTTTCTTCTGGATGATCATTAATATACTCTAGCTGATCTTCGTAATCATCTCTAGATAGCTTTTCCTGGTTGGTCTGGGACACATATGATCCTTTGTTCTCATTATCCTTCCAAGGCTTACACATACTACATCCTGCTCTTGCACTTTTCTTCTTTCCCCTTCTATGGTGCATTTTTCCTCCACTTAGCCAAACGTGTGTACTAGTCTATCTTCACTAAAAATAGCGTGCATATGTCTTCCGCAAGCAGGACAATCCCACTGCTGAATCTCTATGACTCCAGCAGGAGGATCTTCCATCCAATTCTTTTTGCCGTTCTCTGACTTTACGGTATGCTCACCATATTTCATTTCTGAACCGCATTTGCATTGCATTATCTATCGTCTCCTGAACCTTGAATTTTTCCTCTCTCTTGACGGGAGAGAATCTTCTCTACGTTCTTGTCAGCAACGTCTTGTAGGTTTATGCCAAACTCTACTGCTAGTTGAGACATATACCAAAGAACATCGCCCAGCTCTTTAGTTATCATATCCTTTACTTCTGGATCAATAGCTCCTTCGCTGTCTTTAATCTGTCCAAGCTTATCCCTAAGGATCTTCTTGACCTTTCCTGCTACTTCTCCTGCCTCGTCAACTAAGCCTAAAGCTGGATAGATGTAGTTAGCTCCTATAATCCCTTTGAGTGGATGTACCACATTTGTATCAGGATATATGGCAGTGGTATACATCTTCTTTTGGTAATCATTAAATGATAATAATCCGTTACTCAATTATGCCTCCTCTACTTTAACTTTATATGAAGTGCCATCTTCTGTGATTATGCTGCCGAAATAGTCTGATCTTACTGTTAGTCCTATTCCAGAAGAATCGGTAGCTATATCTTTTAGCCCTAGATTCCTTATGACACTTAGAATGCAATTTTCTAGTATGCTCATACTGGCAGGGTTTCCGTGATTATCATCACCAACATCAAAACTCATCCCTGGATTCTGTAGAGCTTTACCAAGAGCTTCAAGTGCCATTCCTGTCGTCTTTCCGTATCTCCTGACTTCCATTAAGCTTCCTCTCCTTCTGTCTCTAGCTCAGAAATAGGAACCATATAGTGAACAACAATATTATTCGCTCCTACCCTTATGTCCGTAATTTCTGATCTCATAACATTAACTGCAAGTTCATGCAGGAACACATTAATAGCATCCTGGTCATTTACACCAAAAACCTCTATCTGATCAACCATCGTTTCCATTTTAGTTTACCTCCTCATCATCGTTGTTATTATCGTCAGCATAGAAGTCTTCCATTTCTTCATCTGTAAGTTCCCTTACATTGAATTCTTTCAGACAGTCTATACACATTTCAATTGATAAACCCTTAAATACATTTATCATAGTTTCAACCTGCTTATGCTCACACTTGTTCTGGCATTGTGTGTCTACCTCTTCTACCGTGGCTTCCATTCTCTCATCTCCTTAGCTATCTTCATGTCTATAATTAGTTTATCGTAGCAATCTGTGCATATGTGAAACTTGCGACATACGTCGGCGCCTGGGTCTATATCCATTATCTTATGAATGTTCTCCGACGGCGGGGCCAGCAGAATTGCACCTTTCTTCGAAAGGATTTCATCACAAAAGTCACACTTTAGTTCTAGCATTGTCCTCTCCCAAGCATCCTCAAGCAAATGAGCAGGCTAAGCTCTTTTCTTTGCTATTCTTACCATTGTTCTTTTGACCTTATTGTCTTTTTCTTCTGCTTCACTTATTCTTTGTTTTGCCTCGAATAAAGCTTGTTTCTTAATGACAGGTACAACCTCTTCAGCAAACAGTTGATACATAATGTCTTTAGTGTCTTTCGTCATATAGAAGTCTTTGTTATGTGTTCTTCCAGTACGTCTAGCACACTGTGCACATCTGTCTCCATGTAAGCTAGGTTTTCCTGGGAATACACTGTCTACATTGGATATGCATCCATAACAAACTTGGTATTGACCAGACTTGTCTTTACGAGATTGAACTTTAATTCTTTGGACTATACCTTCTTCTTGTGCCTTAATAAGGCTTACTGCTGCTGCAAGTTCGTTGTTCTCTTGTGTATGTGTAGTTGGTCTTCTTGTAATTAGTGTTCCTAGTGGTCTATCTGGAAATTCTATTGGTCCTGTGTCTGGTGGTCTAACACCTTGTTGGTATGGTGCCATATTAAGCTGAATAAATTCTTGTTCAGCTTGTGTTGGTGTTGGTGTTGGGTCTTCTTGCCATACAGAGGATACTTGGGGCATCATTGTACGTTCGTCTATTGGGTCATCTACTAATGTAAATTGGTTGAAGGTAGCCATGTCTGGAGCTACGTATGTTGGGTCAGATGCTGCTTCATACCTATCTTGGAAAACAGTTCCGCGATCTTTTATGAAATCGAGTGATTCTCTTATTACGTTCACATCATTAGTATACATGTTTCTTACTGCTGTTCCTACTGTATGAGCAGTATACATTAAGGCATTGTCATAGGATGTGGATGCATTGATTGTTCCGTCTTGCATTATATAGACGTATTCACCTGCGTTTATAGTAGGTCTGCTTGATCCTGGTACTATGGCAGCCATCTCTTCTAGAAATCCATTATCAGCCATTTTTAATTATCCTCTTTAGTTTCTGACCTGTTAGAATAGTCTTGTCTGTGTTTAGCTCTTCAATTACTTCTTTCTTTAGCTCTTCTTTATATGCGTCTCTTATGTCTTGACTTAGGATTTCTGTGTATTCTGCATTTATGTATTTGTCATATGTCTTTTGGCCTTTTTTCTCTAGTGAAGTCATCTCTTCATTCATACATCTAATACAGTTACTACAACGCCATTCTACTGCAAAGCTTGGAAAAGAAGCATCCGCCGCAGATCCTGCACACCCATAACAGAACAAAGGATTACCACGTTCATCTTTGGCTACACCATTTGTATTAACTACAGTCATTTCCATGTTGACGCTATGCATCATAGGTTGTCCTGATTCAAGTGTTCTACTAGTCATTGGAGTTGAACCTGGAACTGTCCCTACTACCGACTGATCGGTTAAGTTCATATTGTCCATTATTGCTGTAGATACAGTTGCTGAGAGTTGATCTCTTGTTCGTTGGTTCATAGGCATCCCTATGTGTTGTGCAGCAGCTTCTCGTATTGCTTCTTGCATTTGCTCTCTGAGGTCTAAGGCTTCACCTTCTACTCTTTCTTGGGATCTGTCTCTATATGGGTCTTCGTCTACTGGTCCTAAGTTATCTGGATGAAAATCACTTAATCTTGCCATCTTATCTCCCTGCGCTACAAAAGCCTAAATGTTCTCCGCCTGAAAGACCACATATATGACATGGTTCTTCGCGGTTAATGTATTTGCTTATAATGAGTGTTGCCTCGTCAGAGTGTAACGGATCTATCAGCGATACTTCTTGTAATTCTTTGGTTGCTGCAATCGCTCTGCTATCCGTTTTTAAGAGGTCAAGGATTTCGTGTTCGATTATTGTGAGTAGTTTGCCCTTAGAAATGATGCCTGCTTGGTAAGCGTGGAACGGATCTGTCTCTCCGTCTTTTGAGTAAGGACCAAGCCTTGTGCATCTTAGGTATGCTTTTATGTCACCCATTAGTCGTCTGGGTTATTATCTAGTATTTTCTGGGCAATAATGTTGGAGGTGATTGTGAAATTAGTAATGTCTACGCATGATAGGTCTGTGCCGGTTTTTAGTATGTATTTTTCGTCTGTAATCTTGTTGTAACCGCTTGCCGTACCAATAAATGTTTTTACCTCTCCTGTGACGGTGTCTAATCCTGCGACTATTCCTACGTCGTTGAAGCTTCCTTTAGTATGAAACCAGATACTGTTGACTGGTTGATATTGTGTTTTCTCATTCATATGACCCTATTATATCATCTGCTTTGCATGTTGTCAAGGGTAATAATTACATCACTTGGAATTTTATAGTGAACTAGTACTACATCATTGTCTATCCTTATTACAGAAACAATGTTCCCGCCGTTTGTTGCTACATCCATCATGAACTGGTTTAGTATACCTGGGTGCCCATCAAGACGATCCTCATACCTTCTCTCTTCATCTGGTTCAAAATATGTGTTCTGACTTGTGTTGACTTGAATATTTATTGCTCTGTCTACGAGTCCTTTGGCAGTCTCCAAGCTGTCTTTGGTTTTCAACTCTTCTCTTATCGTTTCTATCATTTCGCCTTTAAGACGATCTATAGCATCCGGAAGAGAGTCCTTTGTCAACGCACGCTTCAAAGCTACTGTATTCATTACGGAATATCCGCTTTTAGTTTTCTTTGGTCCTTTTAGACCTAAGTTCTCCCACTTCTGTTCTGCAGGTTGTGCTTGTATCCTTAGTCGATCTAGAATATGATTAATGCTTCCATCATTTACTCTTTGGTCTATTTCACCAGCTGAATACCCATGAACCCTTAGAAGTCTATAATCACCCATTGATACATTGTTTCCACGATGCGTTGGTGGCTCGTCTACTGGTTCTTGTCTTGGCACATATCCTCCGTCTATCATAGCCATTCTTTCTCTTGTGTCCTCATAATGCATTTATACCTCCATAAGGTGAAAAACTAAACTTCCACCGTGAAGTTGGAATGTACCTATGTGAGCATATCCCTTGGTAAGCTCAGGAATTGGATTTCCTGTTCCTATAACCATAAAGTCTCTAGTCACAGTTTCTGCATCAGTATCTACCATAGCCCAAATATAAGGCACTTCAAGTTGTAGCTGTACACAAAGAATATGCGCGTTCCTTGGCATATCTATAGAGAAGTTATCTTTCACTTGAACCTGATATTTGTAAATCCTCTTATTGCTCATTTAAACCTCCTTTGTGTCGTCATCTTCATCCAAGTAGTCATCTTCAGAGAACTCCTCTTCAGGGAGATCCTCAGGCTTCCCAGCAGGTAATTTGCAGTCTCTTGAGACTAGACTATTCATTACTGGAAAGGTTACGTCGTTATCTGCTTCTTTATCCTGTGCAAGACAAACATATTGCTTGTCAAGCAGATGATGTGCTCTTACATATGGACACACCGAACATTTTACTACTGGTATATATCTTAGTTCGCTCACTCTATCTCTCCTATTGTATAAAAGTTCATTTCTTCTACAGTGAATGGTTCAGATTCAATTGTTCCTACAAGACCTTTTCCAAAATCCTTCATATATGGATTACCTGTTGCTCTGAACTTCCATATACCATCATCATTAGTTACAAACGTGTTTTGGACTTTAACTCCTTCTGGCTCCATCATTAGGAACCTATCGCCTTTCTTTAAATCCATAAAGTCTATTTTTGTCACAGATATTCTTGGAGGAGTTTTCACTCCTGGCATTGTATATACAGGTGCTGGATTACGGTCTAGTCTGTATGTAGTTCTGAGTTGTTGACGGTTTTGTGGCTCTAAAACCTTTGCTAGTACTGATGTTGGTAAAAGTAATCCCGCCGTCGCTATTAGTCCTGCTTTAAGAAGCTGTCTCCTGTTTAGCTCACTCATTTAATTATATCCTCCCACCAATCTACACTTTCTATGGTCATTGGGTTCATTTCGTTTATAGTTGCCTCTCCTTCTAGCTTACATCCATATACTGTCATAATCATTTGACGCCCATGTTCATCAGATGCTGTAAGCACTATATTGAATCCTTTTTCAAGAGCTTTAATGCCTACATAGTCAGTATTACTTAACATGAGTATTGTGCTAGTCTTACCTTCAACAGCAAAGGCTCTTATATGACCTAGGAACGTTTCACCTCTATAGGCTTCTATATCGCATCCAGCGTATCCATTAAAACAAAACTTGTCTGGTGTGTTAACCATACTACTCCTTAGATTTTAAAGTTTTTCTTTCTGGATTTGTAGAACTGTTTTGTGTTCTTCGAATAATTAGTTATAATCTCTGTCTCTTCACATGCTGGACACTTGGCACCCTTGGGATATGGAATCTTATGTGTACTACATTCCATGAAGATCTCACTACTCATTAGTGGGTTATTGTATAGTATTCTGTCCATAAGGGGTGCCTATGCCTAGTATTATGTTCTTTTAATTAGAATCTGTCAGGAATTGACTTGCTTTCTGGACCCTTACCGCCTGCTGCGACATATCCTGCTTCGAAATCAGGTAGAGCCATTACTGGCTGCTTGGTAAGGACTTTAAGTCTAGAGACATCAAACCAGTGTGATTCTCCTTTCTCTCCTTTCTTATCTACCTCTGGAGTTACTATGGCCTGGATACAACCATATAGGTCGAATGACATTGATGTCACTACTCCTTCGAAACCTGTTACTGCGTCTTTTACCTTGTGTCCTAGTAGATCTATGTGTGCTTTTGTACTCATTGTTCCTCCTATTGATTTGAATTATAGGCGCATTGTAACATGATCAATTAGGGAAAGTCAAGATATTATTTGTAGAGGTGGATAAAACAGATAACCGCTAAAGCTAATGAAAGAGGGGAAGAATATCCCGCGAATAGGGTGAGTGTTATGAGGAATTTATACGCGACTATATATAATGATATAATAGCGATGCTTCCAAGTATACTGAATATTGTGTCTCCTACCATATATAATGGCTCCTATATAATCTTACTATAATTTTTGCATAAAGGTTTTAACCTGGGAATGGACCTGTGCTCTCCCACGAAGTGTTAAGTTTAATTTCCCAAGTCGACTACTTAACCTTAAAAAATTGCAATTAATGGAACATGTACTACAATTCTCTATAAGAAAATACACCAGTTTCCAGAAGCTAGTAGTCTCTTCTAGTTACAGCTAAGCACTTACGTGCAAAGCAATAACGTTCTTCTTAATTACTAAGAGCGGATTATATCACGTTTCACAATATTCTGTCAAGTTTTATTTTATTTTATTTTTTTTATGTAGGCTTGTAGGAATAAGTATCTTTTAATTATATTAGGATCATGATTAGAAACATCTATCAGCTTTCCAAGTATTTTAATTCCCTCAGCAGTGTCATATCCCGCCATCGCCATATATCCTAGTGCTACAATGTCAAGACATAGGTCTTTCTTGGTCTTTTGAAGAGAACAAGTCTTATTAGTTGTAATTGCATGAATACTTGCTAATTCGAAAGCTAATTGATCTTGATTGTCAACTAAGTTGATCATTCCGTATGTTACTAAGATATCTTTACTATTAGGACTGATACTGTACGCAATGTTAGGTTTTAGGTCCTTAGATATGTATATTGTGCTATTTGGTAAAGAATTAGCTACAGATATGTTGTTAGATACTGTTTGTACTATCTTTTGTAGGTCATCTGACATAGATAGTGTACAGGTAATGATTAAAAATATCCCCGCAGCTACGAACGTTACTAGTCTCATGTTAACTCCTCCTATTGTTATATCTTCTTCTTTATAGCTTCCTCTATGGCTTTTATTAGTTTAACTGATTGAAACGGTTTCTCTATATAGTCACATACGCCCTGTGACAGAAGACATGTTTTATGTGCAGGTCCTGTAGCAGTTAACACTACAATCGGAATATCTCTTATCTCATCCATTAATGCTGTCTTCTTTACGAACTCGCATCCGTCCATCCCAGGCATCTTAATGTCAAGAAGTATTACGTCTGGATGTTCCTTGCGTGCTACTCTTATTGCGTCTCTGGCATTATCTGTAACAAGAACGTTATATCCCTTTGTAGTGAATAGAAATTCAAGCATAGTTAAGATTTGCTCATCGTCATCAACGATAAGCATTTTGTTGTCTTCTGTCATAACTTCCCCCAAGTATTTTAAGGCATTAAGTAATATAAAAAGATTATTTAAAAAAGATGCTAAAGGATCTTTAGGTATGGGGATACTTGGGATCTACTATGCCTGGGGACCAGGCGTGAAGGAATTACCTTTGCGTTCGTTAACGGTTGCAAGTATAATTTGAAGGTTTGTCTCAACATGAAGACCACATACAAGAGGATGATGCATAGGTATAACATGATCAACATGATATTTGACATACCCGGCTTCTTTATTAAGTCTACGCATCTCTTTGTAGAGAAGCCTTATTGCTGTGGTGTCTCCCCAAGCAACCTTGGCTTCTTTGTGTCTGCGTTTGATTGAGACTCTATTATCTCTTTTCCATTTTCTGTGTCGAACCCTATATGCATCTTTATTGTCTTGGTAGTGTTTAGACCTTGTATCTTTGACACAGTCTTTACACCAGAACCCTAAGTGGTCCTTTGACTCAAAGTTAATATAAAATTCAGAATATGGCTTCTCAGTGTTACATTCTTCGTTTCTGCATAGCTTGGTTCCATCTGTCAATATCAACTTATTGTAAATCTCTCTGATATTGTCTTTACTATTATTTACTCTTTCTTTGCTTCTTGTTTGGCATTTTTTAATACTGATAGCTAAGCATGTTGCACACATTCTTGGCTTATTGCTTGTGCTTAACGCAAAACTACCACACTTATTGCTGCATGGCTTACCCATAGGCTTTGATAATGGGTCTACTATTATTTTGTAGCTCTCTCTAATTCTCCTTTTCTCTTTGACTATATCCCTGCAATCTAGACACCAGTATTGGCGTCCTCTTGGTGTACTCAGTAAAATATTAAATTCGCTTTTATGTTTAATTTCACCACATGAATAACATTTAATTTTCTTACAAATCTTCATATACGTATTATAGCATAATTTTTTCCAATATACCAGGTTTGAGAATATATATTTTTTTGAGGTTCTATAATCTCCGTTTTTATATATCGGTTCAGGGTAGGTATAGAATATATAGGGAGATCGTGACGATTCCTAACGACCCCCGGTTGTTTCTGATAGCAATATAACCTTAACGGATGGAGGATAAGATGAAGAAGTTTATGGATCTATGGTCAAAGAAGGATAGTAATGAGTTAGTTGTGTATTGGACATGTAGGAATGGCAAGTATGTGTCTGCTATCAAGCAGCATGATGGTACATTCAGCACAGTATGTAGTGATGTACACTGTGGTGATATGAAGAGCAAGGCTAGTAGACTACTGACTAGTATCAATGGTGATGCTAAGCTGGTATGGAAGAAGGCATAAGGCAACGTACACATGTGTAGTTAAGCACATATATGAGAGGAGCAAGACAATGAGAGATATAAACGTAGTAGTAGACAGTAAGATGAAGGCTATACAGGTAAGGACAGGTAAGCTACATGCACAGCTAGATGCTGCTATACACAGTGAGTGTAGTGGTATGAGTACACCTGCTGTACCCAAGCAGCGTAGACGTGTAGTACGTACACATACACCTACGCCTACATGTGGTAGTGGTATAGGTACGGGCATGATAGGCATGGCATATAGGGCACTGACTAGTGACCCTACCCTTAGGCTAGTAGCTAAGGACATAGAGGCTGTGCACATACAGGCATGGCTAGACAGTGAGTACTGTACTACTGTCGAGGTAGCTGATGTACAGGTGGCTATGCTTGAGTATAAGCACACTAGGTAACACTAACACTAATGAGAGGTGATGATATGCATGATATGAAGAACTATAGGCTTACATGGAGAGAGAGGCATGCTGATGGTATACACATGGCTATGACAGCAGGTGGCATGCTGGTGCTAGGACTGATGTTCTATGCACTGTTGATATTAACGTTTAGCATAAGGGGGTACTAAGATGAGATTCGCTAAGTTGTATATAAATGGATTCATGGAGTTCATGTTAGGCGCATTGGGCGCACTCTACATAGTAACAGACTTGTTGTTTGAGTTTGCTATAGAGGTTGTAGAAAACAAGGTAAAAGAACTGCTACGGAGGTACTAACATGGTAGAACTAAGCATACAAGGTAAACAGTTCTTCTACTTTAACGACGTAGAGGAGCTAAGGGCTGCTCAGTCATACCTTTTAGGTGTGGATGGCGGATACTTAGATAAAGACATCTATCTTAAGGCTATAGACGCCTTGCCTGCTGGTAAAGAGGTAAACGTATGGGAAGACGTCATCTAATGGACATTCGCAAATGCAAAGTGTCCAAAGCCGGACTTGAACATGTCGTAAACTTTAATCGTAGCATGGAGGATGAGATGAAAGAGAAAATAGAAGGAGACGTAAAGATATTCACTGAAATGGGGAAAAGAGATCCCCGCGAGTTATACAAGGATGATCTCACATATCAAGGGCATACGTGTCCTACCTGTGAGATAGATACGCAGATCCACAAGGGTGTGGAGACGTGTCCTGTGTGTGGCTATACAATCAAAGATATATAAACATAAACTAACGGAGGTAGAGAGATGAACAACGTAAAAGGTAGAGAGTGGAAAGATATTAACGATAACGTAGATTCAGCTAAGCAAATGATTGCTAACTGGACAGAGCTCTTAGTATTACGGGCTGAGTACGATACTGCTGAGAAAGAGCAGGATTGGGATAGGTGTGCTGTACTGACACTGGCAATAGACGATCTTAAGTTTGAGAGTCTTAATCCATACAGTAACAGTGAGTATCTCACAGATCTTGCTGATCAGAATGGTGTGCTTGGTCAGGAGTTACAGTCTTATTTATATGAGGCTGGAATCTTCGTGAATATACTAGAGACACCAGGTGTAGTCACATCACAAGCTGAACAGTGGGCTATTGATCACCCTATCAGGTTACAAGGAGAAGATCTCGAAAGAGATTTCCTCGATGGTCCTAATGCCATGATTGATAGAGGTGCTAGAGAGGATAGCATGTATTTTGACAAGGCTAGTGGTCAATTTCGTGCTAAGGTCAACTGGGATCATATCCAGAAGAGAGAGCAGGAGAGAGTCGACTTGTTCTTCTCAATATCAGGAGCCATTATCAGATATGGTAATAGAGGCAACAAAGTTAAGCTTGCCAGCTATGCCAAGAGGTATTGGACATGGATAATCAAGGAAGCTAAGTCTCGTGATAAGTCTGACCCAATAATGACTCAGGATCAGGCTGCAGGAGTAGCATGGTTACTTGATACATATTACAAGCCTAACAAAGCGTTTAAGAAGAACTGGTCTGAAGTAATGCATAAGATCAGAGCTAAGCGTATGGAGAGGGTGAGTGATAGTGATCCTGTATACGTAGACGGTGATGAGGCATATGGTTATGCTGATTCACCAGAAGATGAGCTCTTAGCTAGAGAGACAGTTATGCTAGCTATGAACGAAGTCTAAGTGATTTACCCTGCTCATCACTTCGGTGGTGAGTGGGATTATCTTACTTAGCATAGACCCCTACATTCTTTGGACCCCACAGTATACCCCAAGGCAAGAGCAAGGGCATAGGCTGTTGTAATTGACAAGCATTGATGTCCCCAAGTAACGTGAGTATTATCTTTTCTCCTTTTCAAATTTAATTAGGAGGTTGAGATGAGAGGTAACCAGGTATACTTTGTACCGCAAAACAAAGGACCATCACAAGCTACGGTGAGTAGTAGACGCTCTGATGCACTGATATGCTCTGAGCTATTTGAAGACCTTGGAGGTGACGTGATACCTCTAAGTGACACCGAGGTAGAGTGCCAGAGAGCACAGGACGTTTATTCTTTCGTCCAGAATAATAAAGATATGGACATCAGTCCAGTAGAGCTCGCAACTATAGGGGAGATGATCATATGAATTGGCAAGTGTTCTTTATGTGGTTCTTTGCATGGATGTTATTGTCAGCTCTATTTGGTATGCTAGGCAAGTTAAGCATAGTGATACTCATAATAGCTGCCGGCTATGTTTTTAGACATAACATCATCCGGAAGATTAAATACGGGAGGTGGTAGAGTGAAGGTCACCAACGAAACAAAGAGTGTTTTATATTCTCTTTCCATTTTGATTATATCAGCAGTAGCAATAGCAACATTGGGACTGCTACCAGGAATAGGTGCTGCAATTGGTGTAGCACAGGCAAGTAAGGGAGATGTATCATGATTCAGCTAATCGTATTAGGTTTTTTCGTGTGTTTGGGTGCTAAGGCAGGTATGGACCTGTACGACAGTGGCAAGAAGCTACTCACTCATGAGGGTGTTGATGCACTCAAAAAAGGTGTGGCCGCAGCTAAAGAAGGTGCACACAAAGTAAAGAGTGAAGTTAACGAACATATCCTTCACAAGAAGGAGGGAGACACAGAAAAGGCTTAAAACATTTATTTTTTCTCTCTTTCAAATATCTTTTAAATCAAACCTTAGGAGGTACGATGCGGTGAACAGATAAAAAACTCGACATAGACAGTCGGCTGACATTAAATTCATATAACATATAACACGAGGTAACATATTATGGCGAAGCCAGATGTACTAAAGACTCCAGTGATTCTTGCACTTAAGACTGGTGATATCATCAAGGAGATGAATCTCAGGATCACTGAGCCAAACAACGTGCCGATACATAGGGATATCCATCCCACAGTCCATTGCCTGAGACACAACCGCATGGGCAAAGAGTATATGTCCTCGTTCGATGGTGTGATCATCGACCAGGAAGCTGCTCTCCAGTTGCTCGGTCTTACATCTGAAGAAGGTGTATCCGGTGATGACGTAAAGGCTGTTAAGGCGCATGTTAAGCAGTATAACTACGCCTACGTCAGAGTTCCCGGTAAGAAGAACGACGACAACAGAAGGCCGACATTCGGTAGTCTGTATTGCGTTCCTGCCGATCAGGACATTCAATTCTGGATTGATCCCAGAACTGGTACTGACGGGTAGATAAGTAAAATTGAGGTCACCAGAGAGCATCCTGGTGGCTTCAGCAGTACTTATTTACACTGAATACAAATGCCAGAATGGGCCAGATAGACACAAGCCATTGACTGGCTACAAAGATGTTAGCAGGCAGGCGATAGCCATAAGCCACGCGCATTCATTAGTGTCAAACATGTGGACAGAAGGAAGGAAGTACAAAGTCGTGTCTACGGTCTCATCGCAGACCCTGGGACCAGCGATCACCACTTGATGGGATCGACTGAGACAGTACCATAGCCTGATGACCACACACCGGTTTCCGGGGAGTTTTCCAATCTATGCCAAACGCTGGATAAATAAGCTCGGGGAGTTTTCCAATCTATGCCAAACGCTGGATAAATAAGCTCCCCCACGATTACTCTCTCACCGAGCCATCGGTTAAATGGCACCTCCTCTCATGCCCGGTAGGTCTCTCAGCCTACTGGGTTATTTTTCTCCAAGCCAAAAGAGCTTCGAGCTCAGCTAACGTAGCATTAGACTTCATTCTATTAGCCTTCATAGATATCACATTAATATTCCCTTTAATATATCCTTCAGATGAATCAAGACGATCAAGACTAGGACTATTATCTGTAGGCTTGCCCTTAGATCTAAATAAAGAAATACCCAAAGCAGGACATATATCTGGAACAATAATATCTTCAATAGTTATATTGAAATCTAGACCACTAACACTAGCACGTTGCTTAGCATTATAATATAGATGACCCTCAATAGACCTATTACGTTCTCTATTCTTCTCCTTATCTCTAGCACATACCTTACATTGCCAATATAATCCATCACCTCTATTCCTCTTTCCAAACTCAAGTACTAGTTTATCAGTATCACAACTAGGACAATGTTTCTTTCCATCTTTAATCATATCTTTTCTCCTTAAGCATATCCGCTTATACCTTAATATAAAACAAAGTTGCCTAGGGAAAGGCTTCTTTTCCGGGGTAATTCTTATTATTATTTAACACACTTGGCGTATCGCGGAAATGGACCAATCTCCAAGTATCCTCTGACACTCGGACAAGTCCTCGTGACGCCATCTCCAAGTATCCTTATTATATCTCCCAAGTATATTCAAAAAGAATGCAATTAGAAATACCAGTCCAAAGACGGCTTGGAGGGCTCTAATATACTCATTTAGTAAAAAATGTTCGTAAGGGGAGCTACCTTAGCATGAGAATTTCAAATAGGACAATTGTCTGGGCTGGTCTAACCCATGTAGTCCCCAAGGATTGGGATCTCATCATAAGATGTAGACTAAAATTAGGTGATAAAATATTGCAACCATGGGGTGAATGGAAGCGTATACCTAAGAATATGCATGGTACAAGCACGAATATAGGATACAGATGGAATGGTACATATGTAATAAGACGTAGACCCCAAGTAGACTTAAAGATACAGAACTTAATAGACATATCATTGTCTTCATGTGTAGATCGTTAGAGATACATATGTGCAGAGTAATACTAATAGCATAAGAAGGTGAAAGAGATGAAAGAGATAATAACAAAGATACAAGAGTTCTGGAATACAGATAACAAGATACTTGTACCTAAAAGAAGATGTCTTCTATGGTATATAGAGGGTCTTATTGTAGGAGCTATTTTAACTTTGTTAAGTATACATGTGTATAGCTTATAGCTAATTAGGTGAATGAAATGGAATATATAGTAGCATGTGTAATGCTTAGTATTATGGTATGTGTTCCTTTGTCTATGGTTATAATAGGTATAGTTACATATAAGCATATTAAGCATCTTAAAAAGGTGCCCGCCGAGTAGGAGAATAGTATGTCAAACCAAGTAAAAGCCCATAATATAGATATGTGGGGAGAGATGGTTAATATCCCTAAAGGCTACTCCCAAGTAATCCCAAATGGAAAGAGGGAGACTAAGCTTGGTGATAAGGTACTGAGTACAGGTGGTAACTGGTTAGAAGTATATGAAGATGATGGTAAATGGGAGCATAGACATAGTCCATCACCAGGTACTCCAATTAAATATTCAATTACTATACGTAAGACTCCAAGTATACTTAAGAAGGTTGTTGATGCTAGTATAAGGGGAAAGAGATGAAAAAGCAAACTAGTGTTAGACCAGTATTTGTTGTCATGTATGTAGTAGTATGTATTGGTACAGTTATATGGTGTATAGCTTATAGCTAATTAGGTGAATGAATATGAAATACGGTAGTTACTTTAGTATAACTAGTAGTTCTATCCATGTAATGGTTAATGGTTATATGTTCTCTCTGTATAAGAGTCTTAATACTAATAGGTATAAGATGTCTTGTTGGTGTAATGTATGGAGAAGGACTAGGACTAAGATAGTCATACTTCAAAAAGGTGCCCGCGATATAAGGAGAAAAGATGAAAGAGACTGACATTAAATGTCCAGCTTGTAAGATAACTAATCTACATGCGTACTATACAAGGTTTTATAGTTGTAAAAACTGTAAACTAGTATTTGTTAGACACTCAGTTAGAACTTACTATGAGAATAAAGAGGTGTCTCCTAATGAGAGACCGGTTAAACAAAGAAAACCAAGAAGGAAAAAGATCAAAGCAACTGTATGCAAACTGAATTAGACAAAGAGATATGTAGCTGTGAGCAACAAGGACACTTCGTATCTATTAATGATAAGATAATACGTGTACCAGAGGGATACGTTGTGATGTTTGAGACTGGTAACTACTCAGGATCAGATCTTAAGTCTGGTGATATGGCATACAGCAAAAGAAACAATCGCTTTGTGTTAATAGATAACCTTGATAAGTATCCTGGTGAAGTGGGTAGCAGGACATGTGTCATAAGAAGATATATACCAGAAGAAGTAAGAAGGCTTGTTGATGTAGCACAGAGACATGCTGCCAGTAAAACAGATGATACAATCATAGAAGCAAAAGAAAATATAGAAATATCAACAACTATATCAAAAGTCGAAGACATACGCTGTTTTAATAGTGGATGTGATGACTTTAGTGATATTCAAGAGAACAATTGTGACAGAGTATTTGATATCACTCAGTGTGCTAGATCAAGGTACAATCACAATAATAGTAATGATATTAAGCCTGTATTCGATGACGACGATGACATGTTTGATGATGGTATAGATGATTACTAATGCAATGGTGAAATAATGACATTAATACCATACAAAATAGAAGATTTAACTGGTAAGGTTACTGTACCTAAGGACGGTGAGTTCAGACCATACAAGGTTGTGTTAGAAATACAGAACAAAGAAGCTTCTCTTGTTCTTCATGATAGAGTAGCTATTAAGCTACCTGATAGTGCCTGTGATTTTATAGGCAACATATGTAGCAGAGGCATGTGTCATTATGGTGACAGATATGCACTGGTTACCTCTGGTATTCTAGAGATAAATAAAAATGAGTAGAGAGTTACATTATACAGAAGATGACCTGGGGCATTGTCAAGAGCTATGCCCATATTCTCATATGCCATCTGTAGATATATCAGGAATAGAAGGAACTAGAATAGGATCTATTGCTTGTAGTGAATGTAAGTATAACGAATTTACTCAGCGTACAATGCAATATATAGTGTGTACAGCTGATGAGACATTCGATAAAGTTAAACCTGTTGAAGGTCCTATTGTTGTTATAAAAGAAGATGACAATAGAGTGTTTAAGCGTAACATGATTAAGAGTATTATTTAAAAAGATGCCCGCAAACTCTTATTCTTTCTCTTAAGAAATATAAAATAGATGAAAAGATAACTCCAAAGTTCAAAGAACTTATGGGAAAGTCTGAAGAAGAGATAGCAGAAGGACTATTAGCTATAATAGGTGAGTGTGGAGTGTATAACTACGCATCAGACTTTGCTATGGCTGCTATGAATCAGACCTATTCAATGGTTAATGCTGTTATAGAACTAAGGAAGATAAAAGAAGATGAGCAGAGTTAAAGATAAACTCATACATATGCCCAGTACTGGGCCATGTGACATAGATGTCGATGCAATCATAGAGTTGTTCGATACTAATGTAGCTGTGTTACAATGGAAAGACGAATACAGGCTCACTGAAGTAGATGGAGTAAAAGTAACTATCAAAAAAGAAGACGCATTAAAGATCATACATGAGTGTGGTCTTACTGCTGTCCCCTCCCCAATATTCAACTCTGGTACAACCTGGGTACTACACCCACTCTTATGATTTCTCCTTGGTAATTCAAGAGAGGAGAAAGACATGGGAGATAACGTAGTTCATTGCAAAAAAAAGAAGTTCGATGTGTACATAGGAAGACCTGGCAAATGGGGCAACCCTTTTGAGATTGGTAAAGACGGTACACGTGAGGATGTCGTAAAGAAGTATAGAGCGTGGGTTGTAGAACAACCGGTTCTTATGAGCTCATTACATGAGCTTAAAGGAAAAACTTTAGGTTGTTGGTGTGCACCAAGGGCATGCCATGGAGATGTATTAGCAGAATTAGCCAATGAGGAGAAATAATCATGCCTAAATGGATTAAGAACTGGTTCAGTAACATGCTGGAATGTGATAAGCCTATCATTGATGACGATGGTATATCGCATAAGACTGTTGAAAACATGTACCAGGCTGCTAAATGCGCCAGGATGCCAGACAGAGAAGCTATCGCTAAGATGAATCCTTATGATGCCAAGAGAAAGGTAAAGGACTTTGAATATAGGCCTGACTGGAGTCTTGGCAAGCTGATAGTAATGCGTAAAGCATTGAATCAAAAGTTTGCTCGTGGAACTACGTGGAGAACAAGGCTTGACGCCAGTAAAGGCGAAATAGTAGAGACCAATAACTGGCATGATAATTACTGGGGCAACTGTGTATGCTCTAGATGTAAGTCAGGAACTGGTCAAAATCACCTAGGCAAAATGCTTATGGAAATAAGAGACGGAGGCGAATAGGATGATAAGACTTGGAATAGGATTCACGGCTGGGTTTATTGTAGCAATACTGCTAGCATACTATGGCATCATTAACGTAAGTAATACTGCCAGGTATATTGAAAAAGGTGGTAGTGCTATAACTACTGAGCTTAAGACTAAAGCTGGTAACAGGATATGAAAGCTATCAGTACCGACAATAAGATCGGTATAGGATGCCTGGTGTTAGCAGGTGTATTCACTGGTCTAGGTAATGGCGCTGGATATCTGCTCTCAGGATTCTTCCTGGGAATAGCCTTCTGTATATACGTAAGTAATTAATCAATTAACCGGGAGTAATATCATGGCTAAGAAAGAAATAGAGTTCTCACTTGAGCTAACCAATACAATTGATAAGATCGCTGAAAAGCTTGGCATGGGTGCTACTGCAATCATCCCTGAGTATACGGTACTTGAAAAGATACGCGGCTTTGTATGGACAGGCGGTGGGATATTCTTATGCCTATTAGGCCCAATATTTATATTCCTGATGTATCCTGATGCAATAGCACAGGCTGACAAGTATTATACTATTGGCAGCAGTAACTTCAAGACTACTCTGTATAACGACTATTCAGAAAGCGTAACAATTGCTGTTTTGATTGGATGCTTCATATCAGCTGGTGGCATATTAATGACACTATGTAATATTGAACGTATTGTAGCTCCTAAGGCAATGGCAATAAGCTCGCTGTTAAGTCAGCTTAAAAGAAGTTAATACAATCATGGCTAATGAAAAAGTAGCAGTATTGTGTAAAAACGAGCAAGAGTGGGAAGATACCAAGCTTAAAGCTGGTAAATCCGGCATAATGAATTGGAGAACAGCTAGACACTATAATGATATATGTGTCTATGTTTATGATGAGCATAAAGGCTGTGATCCACAAGAAGCTTGTATTCGCAATGGCTATGAGATCATTACAGCAGACCAATATAAAGGACCAACCTCAAGAAGAATGGATAAAAAAATAGCAGTACTATGTAAAACAGGAACTGAGTGGGACGCAGTTAAAGCTAAGGCTAATTTACCTAGTGTAGCAGACTGGGGAGCTGTTAGTCACTATGGTGACATATGTATCTATCTTGATAGACATAATGGCTTCGATAGAAGAGATGACTGTCTTAGAAATAACTATGAAGTATTAACAGCATCAGAATATCTGCATCCACCAAGAAGAACAATTAAAGAAAGAGCTGTGCTCTGTGAAACAAAAGAAGAATGGAATGCAGTTAGAAGAAGAGCTAGAAAAAGAACTCAAGACGTTCCAGACTGGGATGGACTAAATCATTACAACCAGAAGTGTATCTATGTTGATACCGGTGAAGGCTTCGATCAAAAATCAGATTGTGTGAATCGTGGCTGTAAAATTGTTAGTGCTGAAGAGTATCTAAAGCCTGTAAAGAAAAGAGGTGCTCTTGGTATTGATTTCAACAACATAGTTGCCAAGATACCTACCAAAGAAGAGGTAGTTAAGCCGGAGTCAGAGTCAAAGTGGAAACCAATAGACACTGCTCCTAAAAATAGATATATTATGGTACGCGGTGACAGTGGCATGCTCACCTATCCGAAATTCTATACCGTGGCTATATTTAATCCTGAGTATAGAGATGATTGGATAAATATTCATAACGATAGACTAACCGACTCAGGCTATGTGCCTGAAGAATGGATGGAAATTCCCGTTTAGTGCGGGATAAATTTATTATTCTTAGATAAGTTTTCGGCTGTAGTAATAATATCTAGGTTATATTCCACGTGTAAGCCAGATACAAGTTTACCTACAAGAGGAACAACATGGTCTACTACAAAAGTTTCAGTACAACCGGCTGCTTTAAAAGCTAAGTTGATTTCTTCACAATCTTTATAGATATCTTTGATTGCTTGATCATCAGCCCAAGCTACTGTTCGTTGAAGTTTAGCAGCACGACGTTTAGCATTCCATGCTTTTACTTTGTCTGGATTAGCTATTTTATATGCTTTAGTTTTTGCGTTCATTTTATCCTTATTACGTTCATGATGCTTTTTCCTAGTTGCTGCTACTTTGTCTGAATTGGCCGCTTTCCATGCTCTACGATTTTTATTAATTCGATCTTTATGAGTATTATGATATTCTTTATCATACTCTCTTATATGATCCATATTAGCTGCTCGCCATGCTTTATAGTATTCGCTCATATTTTCTCCTTATAGTAACTTATATCTTACTATAATATAAACATGAAAAATACTTATTTACCTAAAAAAGATAGAGGTACCAGAATCATGGAACTACTTGCAATAGTCATCGCATATCTCCTGCTTAGTTATGAGCTTGAAGAAATCAAAGCGCTCTTAAAACCAAAAGAAGAGGAAAAGAAAGAAGATGAGGCTGGATAAGAAGGATCAAGAAAAGCTACAGGATATCCGTGTAAAGATATCTGATGCTATTGATCAGAACAAGAATGCATTGTATGTCGACCTGGGAGATACAAGTATCTTTATAAATGATATACTTCTGAAAGAAGGATATAAAATACTACTTATTACTGATGACGAGCAGATAGTGTTTACTTGGTGATACTATGGGAACTAAAAGTAAAATGGCTAGATTTGCAAGAAAGTTTATCCCAAAAGGATGGGAAGAAGTAGGTGAATTTGGCGTTGTACACCATGGTGATAAACTATGGTATAGAAACAGTGGCACATTCAAATATGCAAACTTACAGCATGTTGGTTTTCCAACAGGTGGCCAATGGTTTGCAATAAGAAAGAAACCAGAAGATTCTAAGTCAGTGTTAAGAAAAGTTATCAAAGCAGGAATCAGAAAAAAGACATAGCGAACTATACCAAGACAGCTTGGGAGTGAGCTATGAAATAAGCGGCGCGGAGAAGGCATGGGCAGAATATTAATGGTGCATGATGGAGCAGGATCACGAGAAGTATTGTTAGCTGCTCTACGTCAAGCTTATGCAAATATGCGTGTTAGTGAAGAATCTAAAGGTGGTGTTATAGTAATAGACACATTAGGTACATTTAAGGAGACTGAACAGATGCGATATATAGAGCCATTAAGAATGATACTAAGATCTGTTGAAGATATGAAAGGGTACATGGATCCATGGGCATTAAGAAAAGACTTCTCAAGAAGTATGTTCTTAACAGATGCCAGATCATCAAGACCTTCACATAGAGGCAGGAAAAAGAAAGTCAATAGGCTGCGTGTTAAGAAAAGAGTAAAAGCTAGACACAGGAGAAAGTAATGGAAAAGGTTAGCAACTGCTGCTGGTCAGAAGATGGACTAGTATCTGAAGATGGTCCTGATTGGTCAACATTAGGCTTGTGTCCTCAGTGTAATGAGCATTGTGAGTTCATAGAACCAATAACATGCAGAAAGTGTGGATGTACACCTGACGAGATAGATGAGTATGTTAGCTTCTCTAGAGAAGAAGGCATAACTCCTGTCGAGTATGTCAAGAAAGAAGAAGGCACATATAACGAAGAGACTGGTGAATTCTATTGTACAGAATGCTACATAGCAGTAGGCATGCCGCCAGGTAAAGCAGGAGAAGAAGAATGCCAGTCATAATAACAGTATTGTTAACATGTGTAGAAATATTTATCTTAAATATACTTATTGCTGCAGGAATTCATGCAGTTAGAGAAACTAAGGCTAAGAAAGCTAGCTTTACGTCAATGCTTCTGTTGCTATGTGCACCATACATAGTGTATCTTGTTGTAACAAAACAAGGCCATGTTATAGATGCCATAGCAAAAGCAGAAAATGATAAGATAAAGAAATACTTTGAGGCATATAAAGAAGAATAAATACAATGTTTAGACTAAAATCAATAGGAATATTATTCCGACTTAGAAGCTTCTGGATAGGTGTTCATTATTCAGATAATACTAAGAGGTTCTGTATTAACTTAATTCCTTGTGTTACCGTTTGGGTAATCCTAAAGGATGGAGTAGCTCCACAACGTATTAAAGGAGAAGCATAATGATTGGATACATAGTAACAGGAATAGTTATACTTGTTATATTTTTAACCATATATTACTACTGTAATAAAAACTTGCCGGCAAAGACATGTAATAACTGCAGATTCTATGAGAAGGACACTGATGTATGTGGTCTAGGAATGTATATGCCTGCATGTAAGCACTGGGAGTGGAACGGAGAAAGAGATGAAAAAGAAACTTGAGAAGATATACGATAACCTATGGGCTTCATGGAGAACTATACGTGTGCTTGTAAAGCACCGGTTTGACGTAAAGGCTGCTAAAGCAGAGGCTACTGAAGAGTTAGCCAAGGTTACAGAAAGACTTAAACAATTGAACAAAGAAATAGATGAAAAGACCAGAGCCTAAACAAGAGATCATAGTAAGACGGGATACGATACTTGATAATTGGCTTAAGATATACCTGTCTACTGCTAGGGCTGTTGCATGGATGAATGCTGAAGCTCATAGGTTTAAGAACCATGACTATGGTACTGATTATACAATGGGTGAGAACAGTTTAAGTGTTAACCCATGCTATGATATTGAGGAGGTACTTGAGTACCTCGCTAATCCTGTATATGAAAAAGATAAGCCTATATCCGGATGGAAAAGAGTGATACAGAATGGCAACCAAACGTAGTGATGAATTTAAAAAGATAAGGAAGAAGTATGATGATGCCAAAGATAATGGAACCCTTACCAGTGGTGACAAGAGAAAAGATGTATACTCTAAGCAAGACGTTACAGAAGCTAATAAAGAAGTAAAGAGACTATGGAGCAAGGTCATCAATATTCTTGATGAAGAGAGGATGATGGGACATGACGACCTTAGTAATAGTATATTGTCCTTGGGACTATCAATAGCTGATGTAAAGACTATGGCTATGGATATGGCTAAGACATTTGAAGATCAAGATAAAATTGAGACTATTGTTAAGGATGAATCAAGAGAGAATACAGTGAGACGTAGAGTTAGAAGAGTAGCTGGTGCTAAAGGAGACAAAGGACCAGTACTTACTACAATAGATCGCTTAAGAAAAGAGAACTCTGCATTACATAAGCATGCTAAGGATAAGGATAAAGAACTTAAGATACTAGCAAAGGAAATAGAGACTTTAAAAGATGTATTTGGTGGTATTAGAAGAACTACAAATATAAAGAACCTGAGAAAGGTAGCTAAAAATGGACTATCTGAATAGTATTTCAAACAGATTATGGTATCTACTATGTTATGAAAAGATGCCGCAAAAAGTTACAGATGAACTAACTAGAATACATGATACTGTAAATCTTATTGATACAGATATTACAGAACGTCTAGAAGAAGAGCTAAGCGATGCTCATAGCGAAGTGGCATACTGGAAAGAAGAATGTGAAAACTTGTCTGATTTAACAAGAGAAAATGAAGACTTAACAGTAAAAATAATCAATATAGAAAAACATGTAGTTCAGCTAGAAAAAGACTTAAGACAATACAAAAAGATTGGAGAACAGTTCTCTGCTGCTAATAAGACTGCTAAATTGTTTAGAAAGGGTTTATCATGAGGTCAAAGATGAAGCTTAAGTCAACCAGTGCTGCTGCTCCAGACATGGATTGGCAAAATCTACAAATGGATCAATATGGAAATGTTGTTGATAGCTATGACGACTATGCAGATCATTATAACCAGATACAAAAACCTAGATATTCTGCTGATCCATTGCTTGATGCAGCTATGTTAGCTATGGATAGTTTAACTTGTTCAATAGGGAATATTGATAAAATAAATGTTCAGCTTGATACAGCAAAAGATATAATGTATATGCTTCAAGATATGAGAACGCTAATAGAAGATGCAAGATGGATAGAAAAAGAAGGAAGAAAATTAAGACAGGATCTCTATGCGTCTATAGATAGAGAGAATACTTTAAGCACACAGAAAAGAGGGCTTGAAGAAAAATTAAATATCGTTAAAAATAGCGATATCAGAAGTATGCGAAGATTAGTTAATATAGTTAAACAAGGGAGCAATAATGATAAAGTTGAGAGTGTCGAAGAGCGAGGACCCAAGATCACTTTTAACTCAGAACTTGGAGGATGGCCAGGAGATGGTCCTATTGAAGAATGGGAGCAACCTTTTTAAGGATGATAAAGGAAGAACCCTGAAGCTTAAGCAAAAGGTAGGCGATATATACATAATGGAGGAGTGCGATTAAATAAAACTGAGGAGAGAGAAATGATCTCAATATGCAGGAATTGTTTCGCAAGATGGCATAGAGTGGGAGAGGACAATAAAGATGAATGTCCTATATGTCAAAATAAAAATGTAAAAAGTGCTGTTTCTATGTCTGAAGCAAGACGAGTTACAACACAAATGAGACGTAGAAAGAATGATAAAAAAGGAGTTAGCCATTGACGAAGAGTGAGAGAGAAGAGATATGCAGTAGAGTTAAGGCTATTAGAAATGCGGTTTGTGGTGATGTGAGAGGCGCCCAAAGGACATTTGCTAATGCGGTTGATGTGTCTTATGGCACATATAGAAATTATGAAGATTCCAGAGTATGCCTGGGAGCTCTTAAAAATATATCTATACATACTGGTATAAGCTTAGATGCCATGGTATTTGGTGGAAAAGTATTCGAAGAAGAACTAAAGAATGTTAAGAAGGTTCCTGTATACAGCACCAAGAAAGAAGAGCTAATAGCTCTTGAAATAGCTAAAAGCAAGTGGAAAGATATGAACGAGCTTAGCGAAGCAGTTGCAAGAGTGCAGAGCGGAGAGCTTGTGTATGAAAAGGATCCAATGGTCAATATGACTGTTAGAATTAACATTGTAGGTGGTCATGTGTCCTTGATTGATGAAGACAGAGGCTGTATAATAAACCCAGAAGACTTAAAGGAGAAGTAAACATCATGATGACATTGCTATTTAAAGGAGTATTAACTTTAATTGTAACTGCAGTTATTTCAGGTGGTATTACTCATATTCTTACTGATCTAAAGTTTCTTGAAGAAGTAGCTAAAGCTAAACAAGAGACTGTAGAGAAGGTAGCAGAATATGGCTGGTACATAGCTGGAGGACAGATTGTTATTGCAGCTATAATGTTAATAGCATGGATCATAACACTTATATGGAACTTCGGTGACATTCTGAAGTCACTTGGAGCTGGTTGCTCATAATGGGACGTAGCGATGCACCTGATTGGCAAGAATCAGCAGGTTTAATAATGAATGCTATTAATGAACTTAGCGCACATGTAGAGGATGGGCATGTAGAGTTCGCTAAAGAAAAGATTTCTGTCATATCATTCCATACTGATATCATATGTGGGACTATAAGTCGATATGAAAAACCTAATACTGATGTGAACATAGAGCACATGAGAAACCTACAAAGAAGCGTCAAAAGAAAGAGAGAACAGATAGAAATCTTAGAGTCTAAAGTAAGCGTGCTTCTTGCTAGTAATCAAGGCCTTGGCAATACGCTTGCACAATATGCAGAGAAGGCAGAAAAGGTAAAAGATGTAGCTAGATCTACAAGTAAGCTAACTAGATTAGTGAAAGGGAATAGAAATGGGAACTAACGATCAGATACCATTAAAACAATTTACTGCTGATACAGAAATAGAGGCTCCTACTGTTTTAGTCCAAGCTAGAGATCTTACCTATTGTAGTAATGAATGTGAATTTGATGACGAATGTCCATTGAAAACACCAGGCAAAACATTCAGAGGAACTCTACATATCTATAAAGGTGATTACGATCATGTCGTAAGTAGCATGCCAGAAGAAACTAGATGTGTTGCTCATGATAATTTCATGGGAGTATATGCTTCTACAATAGGGAATAGCTATGAGCTTGAAAGAAGATGGCTGGAAATAGAACATGGAGGAATGCCTCATGTAGTTCCGTTCTCTAAGTTTGAATTAATCAGTGATCTTAATGTGTTGAAATATGATTTAATAGATGGTCATGTGTTTAGACCTATTGGTACTACACCAGAGCTACCAGGAAAACCAGAAGTTAAACGAGTATCTCAGAAAGAATTTCTTAATAATTTAAGTAACTTAATGGAGAAATAAATGAAATCAACTGCCGGCCAAGAACTAGACAAATCATTAGCTGTTCTTGAACAAATATATACAACTGCTGAAAGCTTAAAGGAAGAGGTTGCTAAACTACTTCAAGATGATGGTACATTTGATAAAGCAGATGTAGCTAGAATAATTGAGAATATAAAGAAGTCCGTAGAAGTAGGATCTTATGTATACGTATCAATGAGAAGAGTGCATGAGGAGCTTCATAGCTGGATCATAACTATGGGAGTGAAGTATAGCGATACCAGTAGATATGAGGATATGGATGATAGAATTTCAACACTTCAAGATGGACTATCAGATCTAGAAGACATCAAGTTTGTCCAGGTGCCAAGTGAAGCTAACATCAGAGAAGCTAAAGAAGAACAAGAATACACTGATGTTTGGAGTGATCTGGATGATGCAGTAAACGATTTAGCATCGTATATTGAATCCGCAATAGACTGTACAAGAGTATTACACCCGTATAAAGTAATAGAAGAGTAATAAAAGATTTCCAATTAGGGGATATTATAATGGATCCTTCCTATGGTTTTATCTCTAGAAGCTAGTAGTCTCTATATGTCTCAGTTAAGCACGAAGTGCAAGCATAACTGTATGTCTTAATACTAAAGACGGATTATATCACAAATAAATAAATAAGTCAAATATAAATTAAAGATTGCGAGCATGCTATGACAATGGAAGGATGTTGGCCTAAAGGACAGAAGTATAGAGAATATTATACTCCTAAAAAGAAGTTTGAAGACATGACAATGTCTGAGCAAATGATTCAGCTTAGAAGTGAAGCTGTAGACGATAACGAAGGCTATATCGTAGCTGATTATAACTGTACTCCAATACTAATAAGTGATATGCATGTTGGTTCTATGATTGGTGCTGGTGTCACGATTGGTGCTGGCGGCAAATCAATGATGGGTGCTGAAGCTGCCAAGACTCTTAAGTTAATGGGTCTTCAAGCCAGGACTAATAGAGATAATGACAAGATTGATCCTGACTATCTGTATGAGCTGTTAAATCAGCTAAAAAATCAATTAGATAGAGAGAAGCCGAATAGAAAAAAGGCTAATACTATATATAGTAAATTTAGAAGAGAAGTAGGAGATCATGTCACCTTTGTTAAGCAGGCATTAAGAGAAGTAACAGTGCTTGATACTGGAATAAAGACACGAGATGGAACAATAAGAAAAGAAAGAGCAGAAAAAAATAAGCTTAGTAAAAGTAATGGTCTGTATAAAAATGAAACAGCAAGACTACAAATAGAAAATGCTGAGTTAAAACGTAAACTTGCATGCTTCGAAGAAGATGGAGAAGTAAGTAAAATAAGAAGCAGATTAGTTAAGGCTGTGAGGAATCAAGCATGAGATATAAAGACCTGTGTTACAGCTGCAATTTTGCAGATAAGTGTCCTGTACCACCAGATACAGATGAAGCCTCCAGGTATTCTCTGTTAAAGAACATGGAATTCTTTGGTCCAAAACCAGAGGACTCTCCAGTTCTTACAAAAATCATTACTGAATGTCCTAAATATATATGTGATGAAACAAGAGAATCTTAATCTTTCTCCACTATAAAGGAGATAACCATGTATATAGATGAAAATAAAATAAAAGAAGAGCTAAAAGCTTTTTTAAATCAGAAACTTAAAGGGTCTTCTAAAATAAAGAGATACGTAGTAATCAGTGTAATAGATGGCTATGTAGATGAGTTCGTGCAATCCCTTAAAACTAAATATTCTTTCTCTAATTGCAAAACTATTAAAGAGGGAGAAGATCATGTACAAAGTAATAGTGGCGGGGAGCAGAGGGTTCAGGAATTACAAACTTTTATCGGCAGAATTGGACAAGTTTTTAAAGGATATCAAAGACGATATACAGATCGTTGATGGTAAGGCTCGTGGTGCTGATGACATGGGGCACAGATATGCTTTAGAAAAAGGTTATAGCTGGAAAAGATTTGCAGCAGACTGGGATAACTTAGATGCTCCAGGTGCAATTATAAAGACTAACAAGTATGGCAAGAAGTATAATGCCAAAGCAGGTATTGATAGGAACGGAGATATGCGTGACTATTCAGATGCAGCTGTTGTATTCAGAGTTGATATGAGTACAGGTTCCACTGATATGATTAATAAAATGAGGAGAGCAAAGAAAGATGTCAAAGTATGCGACACATGACGGTAGATCAGTTGACTATTCAGGGAAAGTAACTATTATTCATGATGATTGGAGAATTGTTTTCGCAGAAGAAGGTGACGGTTTAGTTCATGAAGGCGATATGCTTATGACATATGATGGTGTCTTTAAGCATGTTGAAGATGGGCGTGTTACAAATGCTCTTAGTGAAGTAGGCGCCAATATAAATAGTAAGATCTGCGCTATAAGAAAGATAGAAAAAGTAGCAGCTGTTGAGCCTGTGACAAAAAGAATGAAGAAAAAGGAATTCCTTAGTGAACTTAGTGGATTACATAGCTAAGATGACTAATAGAGATCTTATTAATGCAGAGATTAAAAGAGGAAATTCAGTTCAGATAACCATTAAGGACCTGTGTAATCAAGACTGCAGTAATGAAATATGTATGGATGCAGGTATCTCAGTAACATATGATGCCTTATATCAAGGATCATGGTCTCAATGCTTAATTGCACTAGAAGATATGCCTAGTGATAGTAGTATTAAAATGTTACAACACTGTTCATTATCATTAGGAGAAGAACACGAATATAATGAGTATAGTGTAACTGAGTCTTCAGATGGATTTATTATAAACATGGCTGATGGGTCATATGTATTCATAGACAGATCAAATGTTGCAGCAGTAATGACATATCCTAAGCCAGGGGCTAAGACTACCATGTTTAATAAAGATGTCGCGCCAAAGAAAAGAAAGCTCTTTGGAAGAACAGTCATAAAGAATATAAAATCTCCATAGTGATACAGGCAAAATCTCCATAATAAAAGACGCCTAAATCATTAGAATGCCATAAGGTGTTATGTAATGTAAGTATTGATTATTAAAAGCAGTTATGTTATTATTAAGTAAAAGTAACAAAAATTAATATTAAAGTACCTAAATTATCTTAATTATGCCTAAATGGAGGTTCCGATGTAGATTTAGACCTAGTGCCTACTTATAAAAAAATAATACTCCCTGCGAGGTAGCGTAGGAGTAGGTAAAGTCTAGGCTGAAACATGCCTCATACTATGATGATCAGAGCAACACATACAAAGTCCTATAAGGTTTTGTGAACGCCGGCGGCAAGACACGGTAGGCAAACTAAGACAGTAGAAGTATAATAATTGATTAACTTAATAGAAGTCCTATAGGCCTCGGTAAGAACTGCGGCCTATGGGCAATCAATGCTGTATCGGCATTGTAAGAAAAGTCAGACCCCCGGTTTATCTTATCTTGACATATGTTCTTTTAGTAATATCTTTGATAAATTACTTTTTAAGAATCTTTATTGGCACTAAAGTGTACTATTAGAAGTGTCAAAGAGAGATAAATATTCGGGTAGACTTAGAACTGTTAGTTATTACCGGAGTTTCACCTTGTGATTTTCTTTGAAAATCCCGATTTAATCAGAGTTGATTAAAGCGGTGAAATGGTATAACTCACACTTGGAAAGAAAAATGTTTCGGGACGGATGGACGAACCTTCAACGGTGAAAGCCTTAATGACGGTGTACGTTTCCATTATATCGGCTCCATAATAGCTTATGCTTAGAGTATTAACGATTAGAGGCAACCTGAGATGTTGGAGCTTCTCAGTTAATTGCTGTGGACCAAAACATTAGGGAAAGACCTAAACAGTCAGAGCTCTAGTGGGATTGGGTCGAAGCAGCAAGAGATGTCTAGTCCATTTGTCTGTCCCTTAACATATAGCTGATACAGTAATAATACCATAAAAGAATTTATAATAAATAAAGAACCAGCATCCATGTAGGTACGAAGCGAAAACCCGTTGTATGACGGTCTAGCCGTGGTAATTCTATAGGAGCCCAAGAACGCCTGACTTGGGCACATCTTTGAGAGGATGATGTAGTAAGACGAGAGGAGAAATGAGAGAATGGCTAAGAGAAAAACCGTAACCAAATGGGTTATGGATGAAGGAAAAGATTTAGTAGTGCGAATGTATGTTAGTGATATGACTGGAGCTTACGGAAGAAGATCATTATGCTTAACAGCCACTAAAATACCGAAAAGATTAATGGGAAAAGGTTTTCTCATAACCTGTAGAATACCTCCAAGACATAATGAAGTATTTATGATAAAGACCAGTAATTGGGGACCTAGTATTGGAAGTAATTGCTTGACATTTCCTAATATGGACGATAGAGTTGGCAAGTCTAGCAGATGCATGGTATATGGTGGAGGAAATGCTGCTTTAAAGTCATATGAAAAGTTTAAAATGATGATAGAGGAGCTTGGAGGTCAAGTCCTAGGCAAAGGAGAAAGACTTACCACTGATCCAGATAAAGAAGAAAAACTTAAAATGACAAGAATGAGGCGAAGAATTAAAAAGCCAAAGAAACTAAAGATATTTAATAAAAAGTCTTTAGCTTCGCTTGTCGATAACACTGAACAAGAAGAGTCAGAGTCTAGCGTAGGAAATATATCTCATGTTATAGGTGCTGGCACCATAATAGAGGAGGGATAGAATGCTAGATAAAGATACTAACACTTTATATTTCACAAAAGAAGAGTATTTTGGAGCTGTAAAGCTTACAGTTAGTGGTAAAAAGTTAAAAGTAGCAACCAAGATATTAGCTGAAGATCTTAAGGATAGATTTTATGATCATCATACTCCTTATGCTGCTGGAACAATAGGAGATGTTCAGTATACGATTGAAGTTCTATCTAAAAGAGGTAGTAATTATGGCTCTCCATCTACATATTATTATGGAAGAGGAAATACCCTCTATAACAATATAGATAATGCTCCTTCTAAAACATCTATAATATTGACGACATTACTAGATATAGATCATTACTAGATATAGATAAGGTGAGTCCGTCTTATTCAATTGAATATGATACCGCAGCTGATGCTGAAAGAGCAGAGGCAGCATTTAGACATATATTGGAAATAAACTCTTTTGCAATTGTTAATAGTAAGACTAAGATAAAGCTTAGCAATCCTCCAGAAAGATTTCTTAATAAGAAGATAGAGGAAGTAATAGTAGAAGAAGAAGTCATAGAGGAAAAGAAGCCCGCCGGGATCTTTAACAGTTCAATGCTGAAAGGAATTAAAAGATGACTGACATGGAAGTTGTACGTGAATTGCTTGATGGACGAGAACTAGTAGTTCTTATGAAATTTGGTAGCCATTTATATGGTACTGATACTGAGCATAGTGACGTAGATTATAAAGGAGTATTTCTTCCATCTAAAGAAGACTTAATATTGCAAAAAGCACAGCCAACTATAAATCATAGTAGCGGTGATGAAAAAGGGAAAAATACTAAGGATGACATAGATGTTGAATTGTTCTCTTTACATCAGTTTATAAAGCTTGCATGTGAAGGACAAACAGCACAAATAGATATGATACATGCTCCTTGTGAAATGATAATAGAGTCTAGCTTACATTGGTCCTATATTACTATAAACAAAGAACAATTTTATCATAAGAATCTAAGTGCATTCGTTGACTATGCAAGAAAGCAGGCTGCTAAATATGGAATAAAAGGTTCCAGACTGGATGCAGTAACTAGGGCAATTGAATATTTGAACACTCGTCCTGATGATGAAAAGCTTGCTGATATATGGGATTGCCTTCCTTTAGGAGAGCATATAGCTCAGCATCCAGCTACAGATGATAGTGTTAAGCCAGATAGATACAGAATGTATGAGGTCTGTAATAGGAAGTTCCAGGAAACAGCTAAGGTAAAATACACTAGAGATGCACTTCAATTAGTGTATGAAAAATATGGCGCTAGAGCTATGGCAGCTAAGAACAACGAGAATATAGACTGGAAAGCCTTAAGTCATGCATTAAGAGCTGCATTTCAGCTTGAAGAGCTATTTACTACTGGAACCATAGTGTTTCCATTAAAATCGGCAGACTTTTTAAGACAAGTAAAACTAGGTGAACTAGACTATACGACTGAAGTGGCGCCGCTAATAGAAGAGAAAATGGATCAAATAGAAGTGCTATCAGAAAATAGTGGCTTTTCAGAAGAGCCTAACTTTGAATTTTGGAAAGAATTTATAATGGGGACATACAAATGAGTGATAATGCTAAGAAAGGTTTTGTAATGTTTATGGTTCTAATGATCCTGACATTGTTTGTAAGCACTGCTGCAAAGGCGGCAGAAGAAGATTGTGTACCAGGATCTGATGCTAGTGATAAACCATGGACATTGACAATTCCTGGATATACCATATTGATGTATGGTACAATCTGCGGTCATGCAGGAACGCCAACAGAATGGGAAGGAAGAACTAAAGATAAGAAAAAAGTTTTCTTTAGTGGAACTTATATATTACTTGGCAGTAAAAAGGATGCAGCATCAGATAATTCTGGTAATAAGAGAATAGATTGGAAATAATATGGAAATGTTATTAATATTCATTGTGATTATGGGGTTCTTTATTGCACTAGATATAATAGACCTAGATAATGCTATGTGGATAGGATTCGTATTACTAATATTTGGAGCTTTTGATTTTGGAGACGACGAACAAGAAACTGAGACAGGAGTTACTCCTCAAGTACAGGAACAAGTTATTGAGACATCTGAAGTTCCGAAGATCAATATTACTGAGACAAAAGAAATTGAATATGCTGAAGAAGATAATGGACCACGAATAGAGCAGACTTGGGGATGGAATGGGAATGAAAAAGACTGAGCCACTCCATAAAGGAGACATAGTAACAGCATCATGGCCTTTTGAGCCAGGATATTATGTGGTTGAAGACCCTAAGTATTATGAACCTGGAAATGATTTCGATATGGTTCTAATAAGAAAGATAATTTCAGGTAGGCTCACTAAAAGAATACATAAGGCAGTTGATCCTGTAAAGAAAATTGACTTGACAGTCGTACCATTTTATGATATGATTGCTTTAATAAATAAAAAAAGAAGTGAACTAAATAAGGTAGAGAAGGTTCTAAGAGAATACTCTGCTGGAGATAATGATAACGGGATGTAGCTCAGTTTGGTCAGAGTTCTCGCCTTGGACGCGAGATGTCGCAAGTTCAAATCTTGCCATCCAGACCAAATTTAATGACCTATTCGTCTAGTGGCTAGGACACCTGACTTTCTATCAGGCAGCAAGGGTTCGATCCCCTTATAGGTCACCAATTAAATATGGTTTTATTGTTTTCCAACATTTATTAGAATACGTTTTTGAAAAGGTTTGTAAATTATCTACGGTAACTAATTTAATGTTAGCATCACTACATGCATTTATTTTAAGTTTGTCGTTGGCTTGAATTTGAAGAAGTTTTTCTTCACCGTATATAGGCTCATAATGAAGTGGTCCATTGATTTCAATAGCTAGATTTAAACTTGGAAAATATAGATCAAGTTCTGATCCTATGATTTTTTTACAGTTTGATACGAATGATATGTGTGGGAATTCAGATTTAATTTTATTTTCAATATGAATTTCAAGTTTACTGCGACGAATTCCATAAGACTTGTTCTTATTGTTATATGTAGCAGCACATGATTTAGAACAAAAATTATTAGTACTTTTTAGAATTTCACTGTTATGTTTAGTGAAAACATTATCACAATTGCGACAAATTACTTTTGATGTTCCTTCAGAAGTGTGATTTTTAAAGCCACATTCTCTGGAACAAAAGTGATTATAGCCACGTTTATTGCTTCGCCTATATGCTGTCATTTGTTTGTCAAAAATACAAAGGCATGTTGGACATTTTAATGATATTGTAGCTCCCATACTATAATATAAAACAAAATAACAATAAATATGTCTTATTATTAAGTAATTTATGGGGTCGTTCTTGGTTATCCAAGAACTTGCTGGTGAGCAGTATTTATCTGTTATAAAGTCATCGTGTAGTATTAATTGCCTAATAACAGGGTTTGACTTGCAAAATTCCAGTTGTAGGCAGTGTATATCAGAGGTAGAACTTGGGCTCATAAACCCAAGGGCCGTAGGTTCGAATCCTACCATGCCTACACTTATTTTTTTTCAATAATAAATTGACACAGAAGGAAGAACATGTTATACTCTGGAGCTTTAGTAAAAAAAGAAGGACACGATAGATTTTGGGTTGTATTAGATATAACTCAAGAAGATATAGACACAACAGATATTAATGCAGATAAACCTGGATTATACGCTTTTGGCTCGATGTGCCATGGCGATAATAGATATGACCATGATAGTTATGGAAAGATATTGCCGATTACCGGTGATGAAAAAATTATGGGTGGTGTAAAAACATTACCTTCATGGCAACTAAAGAAGATGGTAGATTAGGCCGATGTAGCTCAGCTGATAGAGCAGCTGATTTGTAATCAGCTTGTCGGGGGTTTGAATCCCTCCTTCGGCTCCACTACCATCCCATGTCTCATAAGAGCGTGGGATTTTTTTTGACCTTAACAAAGGAGTTAGAAATGATTAGAATGCTTAAGAACACACTGATAATGTCTATAGTAATGTTAGCAGTACTTGGTATATTTTCTTATGCTCACGCAGGTGACTGGGATTATGGATGCAACGGATGTCATGAGGCGACTAAGAAAGAGCAGCCAATTAAATTCACTATGAAAAGAGCCATTAGTGATCCTTGGATTGCCATATATTTTATTACTGTAGGAGATAAGATGTATGTCGCTAATAGTGAAGGCGGAATAGTAGAATATCGTTAATAATTTAGGACTATAGCTCAGCGGTAGAGCATCTGCCTGATAAGCAGAAGGTCCCTGGTTCGAACCCAGGTAGTCCTACCAATTTAAGGAGTAGTTATGATGTATAGTAAAGAAGATCCATGTGGCTTTACCCTTATAGAATTGTTAATTGTTGTGGTTATTGTAGGTATGCTTGCAGCTATAGCTATTCCACAGTTTGCTAGTTATAGAGAAAGAGCATATTATAATTATGCTGTTGAAAATAATGTTACTACATTAACAAAGAAAGCATGGTTAGCTTCTTTAAAGACTCGTGGAACAAACTCTTTAAAAGAGTACAGGGATATTAAAGATAGAGTTGAAAGTGGCAAGGCTGTAAAAAAAGCTAGATTATCAGATACTCCCATTGGAAAAGCAATGGAAGAGGCATATTTCGAAGGACAGAGAGATGCCATTGAAGGAAAAATAAGAATAAAGGCAACACCAGAAGGATACGTTTGGACAGAGTCTCCTTGGAGTAATGGAGTAGAACCAAGTTTTCAACCTCCAGAAGAAAAGTTAAAAGTATCAGGGATGTCAAGTCCGATAAAGAATGCGATAAAGGATGACGGAAAAAGAACTAATTGGTCAAATAGGAATAGTGATGGATGGTAAGATGGAATGTAAAACAGATACATGTAGGACTACAATGATACTAACAAAGGTGGCAGGTGCAATATTAGTAGCTTCCATAGTATTATTTTTGATATTCGGATAAAAGGAACAGGTAGACGTAAGAGAATAATAAAAAAATAAGTCTTCCATTTAGTTGATTTTGTTTATATTAGAGTATAGGAGTGTAGCCCAATTGCCAGAGGCAATAGGTTTAAGCCCTATTAAGTGTGGGTTGGAATCCCATCACTCCTACCAAATAATATAATGAGGTCAATAAGATGAGAGAAAAATCATATACAGATGACGATGTATCAAAAGCAGTTAAGGCATGTTTTTCAAAGGCGGCAGCAATAAAGAAATTAGGATTAATTCCAGCTGGAGGAAATTATAATACTTTAAACAACGCTATTAAAAGACTTAATTTAGATGTATCTCATTTCACAGGACAAGGCTATTTAAAAGATAGAAAACACGATTGGGCTAAAAAAATTCCATTAGAAAAGATATTAGTCGAAAATAGTACATATAACAATAATACTAATTTAAAAAAAAGACTATTTGAAAAAGGATTGTTAAAAAATAAATGCCAAATATGTGGCATAAGACCAGAGTGGCAAGGAAAACCATTAGTACTAAGATTAGATCATATTAATGGCACAAATAATGACAATAGGATAGAGAATCTAAGAATGGTATGTCCGCATTGTGATAGTCAATTGGACACATTCACAGGCAGAAACATAAAGAAGAAAAAACAGAATTTACATAGATGTAGATAGTGGCCTAAGCGGGCAGGGCACCTGGCACAAGCCGGGAGATGGCAAGTTCGACTCTTGCGTATTTACTCTATTTATGTGAAGGTAGGTTGGTAGCTCAGTCCGGTAGAGCGCCAGCGGTTTAGCTGGAGGACGCAAGTTCAAATCTTGCCCGCCTACATTATTTAAAATATGGAGAGGTAGCTCAGCTGTGGTAGAGCGCCTGTTTGAAGCACAGGAGGCCTGAGGTTCGACTCCTCCTCTCTCCACCAATAAGGGCAAGTGTCCGAGTGGCTTAGGTGACTGATTGCAACCCAGTTTACGGGGGTTCGATTCCCTCTTTGCCCTCCAAATAAGGAAAAGATGAAACCGGGGACTAAGAGTGAAGCTCACTTTAAAATGTTTAGATACGATTGGTCTAAAAATGCAAGTAAAAATGGTATTACTAAATATTTCAAAAAAATGATAAACAAAGCAAGAAGAAGGGAAAGCGATAAGATAATCAAGGATGAAAAAGATAATGCCTGCGAATGATGAGTTTGGATATCATGAAGTAATGGATAGAGCAAGTGTCTTGCAGGATTCTTGGGATACTAATATATCTCAACATGAAATGCTTGATGAACAGCCTGAATTAAAAAAGATGGCTGATGAGATAGCAGAGAAGATGGTTGATTTCTACCAAGCTGCTTATAGTGCAAGTTCAATGAAATTTAGGAATACTAAAAAAGATGTGGACGAGTAACTTAGTCTGCAATCTTGCAATAAAAATAAATAAACTAGTCATTTAAGTTACGCTTTGGTTTAATACTATGGAAACCCTTTAAAGGAGGATCCATAGGATGCCGATATGTAAGAAGTGTAATGAGAAGTTTCCGTTTAAAATAAGAATAGAAGGAGTACAGAAAAATTTAGGCAATAGAAAGTACTGTTTAGATTGTTCGCCATGGGGTGAACACAATACAAAGCAAATACATGAAAAAGATAGAAAAAAAGGAAAATGTCTTAACTGTGAAAATATAGTAGGAAGATATGAAGCTAAATATTGTAGCTCTACATGTAAAAGTGATTTTCAATACAAATTATATATAGAAAGATGGTTAAAAGGACTTGAGACTGGAAATATAGGAAAAGCACAAGATCAGATCTCTAATAATGTAAAACGTTGGCTTAGAGAAACAAGAGGAGATAAATGCGAAAGATGTGGTTGGAAGGAAGTTAATCCGGCTACAGGTAAAGTTCCAGTGCAAGCAGAACACAAGGATGGAGACTTTCAAAATACAATTCCAAAAAATATGGAGTTAATTTGCCCTAGTTGTCATTCGTTAACACCAACATTTGGAGCTCTTAATAAAGGAAAAGGCAGAAGAACACGTAATAAATTAAAAATGGACGAATAGCTCAGCTGGGAGAGCGCAGCTTTTACAAGGCTGATGTCGCAGGTTCGAACCCTGCTTCGTCTACCATTTAAGAAAGGAGAAAAGATGATAGCTGTAGCATTTATTGTATTTTTAATAATATTTTTATTCATAACACAAATCTTTATACCGGCTGTATCTGGAGGATCAATTCCATACTTCTGGATATTTAATTCAGATGAAATAAAAGTATTGATTAAAGAATGGAAGAGTATTTGGCCAGACTTAAAGAAAACATTTAAACAGATTCTTACTGATGTTAAAAAAGATCTGGGTCCTTAGCTCAGTTGGATTAGAGCGCTTGGCTACGAACCAAGAGGTCACAGGTTCGAGTCCTGTAGGGCCCTCCAAGGAGAATTAATGAAAAAAGTAATATTGTTAATTATAATTTTAATGTCATTTGGTTGTGCTACTGTTGATATGAGTTGGAATAAAGCGTTGTTTTCTGAACTCAGGCTATCAGAAAAAGTCACTTCTGATTTTAATGAATGGTGGAGATCAGATGAAGGTAAGTCTTTATGTAGTATGACTATAAGTGCTAAGAAAGAACTGATCAAAAAGTTAAGAATAAAAAGACTTGGTGCTAACGTAGTAGCAGAAGAAGATGCAGAAAGAGAAAGAAAAGCTAAAGAAGCTAAATTAATAGCTTTAGCAGAACAAGAAAAAGCTACAATAGATAAAAGTATTGACAAAAAAAGAGCTGCTTTTGATAATACTGGTGGCATAAATAATACTGGCCGTATAAAGTGGGCAACAAATCATAGGCAGAACAGTTGGTAGTTATGAAAAAAATATTATTACTAATTATACTGTTAACATCAACAGGATGTGCTTCATTTAATGGATGTGATCCAGAGAGCACGTTAAAAATGGATACAACTGATAGCTATACTACAACTTGTGAAGACATGTTTGTGTTTAAGTTTTAAGAATGGAGGGGCAAGCCGACGGTTGGCGACGGCAGCGGTCTTGAAAACCGCCGAGTGTAACAGCCTTGAGAGTTCGATCCTCTCTCCCTCCGCCAAAAATATAATTTAATAAAAATCAAAATAGGAGAAAAAATGTCATATAGAATAAACAATGAGTTCAAAGAAAAGCAGTTTAGTTATCAGCCTACCCCAAAAGAAGGCAAAGTTGCAAAAAGATTACCAGCTGGAACATATCATTTTAGTATTCCAATGTTCAGTCCTCCGCTATTCACAGAGATGGAAATGAACTTTGACGAGCTAATCAAGCTTGAAGGTGGTATATATGATGAGCTTAGAACATATGTGGATAACTTTGCTTCAGATGAAGGAAAGGAAGCTCACAGGACACTAGGCACACTATGGAAAACTGGTATACTGTTGTATGGTAAGCCAGGAACCGGTAAGACATCGTTTATGCATCAGCTGATCGAATGGTTTATAGCTAAGCATGATGCAATAGTCATATATGGTCCAGCTACAAATATGTACTCTACTATTGTGGAGACTATAAGAGATGGTGATCCAGATAGACTGATCATGATCGTTGCAGATGAGTTTGAAAAGCATTCAAGAGGTAATGCTGAGATGGATATCTTGAACTTCCTTGATGGACATCTGTCTGAGCCTGGAGTTATTTATCTTGCTGCAACCAATTATATGCATAAGGTTTCAGATAGAATAAAGAATCGCCCGTCAAGGTTTAACTTTGTAAAGGAGATTCCACTTCCGTCTGCTGATCATAGAGCTCAGATCTTGAAAGCTAAGCTACCTATAGAAGCTCAGGAAAAGATTGATATGGTTGAACTTGCAGAACAAACTGCAGGACTATCAATAGACCATGTAAAAGCAGTTATGACTTACATGCTTGTTTACAAGAAAACTCTTGAGCAAGCGGTAGATATCGCAAAGAGTTTTTCTGAAGTAGCAAAGGATTATAATTATGGAAATCCTTCGGCTTTTCTTCCTCCATTTAAAGCAATATGTGAGGAATGTGGCGATGATATGCCCGATTGAATGGCAAAATTGCTGACTAAAATAGCTAAAGAAGTCAGCACAGGATTATAGATTAAGAGCGTAGCTTAGATGAAAAGTAAAATAAATTAGCATTTAAGTTGCGCTCTTGTTTAATACTATGGAAACCCTTAGGAGGATTCCATAGATGCCAGTATGCAAGAAGTGCAATAATAAATTTCCAAATAGAATTAAGATAGACGGAAAGACAAAAAACCTATGTAACAGAAAGTATTGTTTAACTTGTTCACCATGGGGTGAGCATAATACAAGCAAGGTACACATAAAAGATAAGCATGAATATAGATGTAAGTGTGGAGAAACTAGTCCAGATAAATTTTACGGAAAAGGAAAAACAACATGTAAGAACTGTCATAATCAGCTATCTATAAAACGCTTTAAAAAAAACAGAAGTAAAGCAATAGCCTATTTAGGCGGAAAATGCATAGAATGTGGATATGACGAGTACGAATGTGCATTAGCTATTCACCATCTTGATCCTACTGCAAAAGATCCAAATTTTGCTAGAATGAAAGGATGGTCATGGGAAAGGATATTAAAAGAAATACAACAATGTACGTTATATTGTACTAGATGTCATACTGTGTTACATTTTAAAGAACATGAGCGGGAGTAACTCAATGGTAGAGTTTCTGCCTTCCAAGCAGACTGCTGAGGGTTCGAGTCCCTTCTCCCGCTCCATTTTAGAGGCTGTATGAAAGAGAAAGAATACGTTTACAGAGTACTGTTGACATTTGAAGATGGAACCAGCTATTATATGAAGGACGGTAAAATCTATCAAAACATAGGTCCGGCAAGAAGAACGGCTTCATACAGAATAGGGATAGAAGAAAGAGAAGCTAGAATTACATTAAGAAGACTGGAAAGAAATCCTGACTATATTGTCCGAGATAGGATTAAGTTAAAGTCAGCAAAAGTGATTCCATATGCATTACAAGAAACTAATGATAATACTATTCAATCTCTACCTAAGGGAAAATTTCTTTATGAGTGTGCGGAGCAAGAATAATGGTTGGGCATAATAACGAGATTTTACAATATTTACATTGTACTAGATGTTTTAAAGAAAAACCCGGCAATACATCTATGAAGGAATACGCTCGTTATGAAGTAGGATGGACTCCTGATGGATTGCAAGTATGGTGTATAAGACATGATTGCAATGTAATGCATGTAGATTTTGAAGGACAACAACATCCTGCAAATTTAACTAGAACAAAGACACCAGAAGAAAGACGAGAAAAAATAAGACTGGTTAAACCAGGAGAAGAAGATGAGTCTAATACAAGAAATAAAGGATGATCAAGTTGCATGCAGAAAGGCTGGAGATAAGCGTAAAGCTGCAACATTAACAGTCCTATATAGTGAAGCTGCCATGGTTGGTAAAACCAAAGGCAATAGAGAGTCTACTGATGAAGAAGTAATCAAGATAGCTAAAAGCTTTATAAAGCATATTGATGAGACTTTAAAAGTATGTCCTCCGGAAGTACAAACAGAGCCTTTGCAAGCAGAAAAAAAACTTATTGAAAGATACTTGCCAAAACAGTTGACAGAAGATGAATTAAAGACTATAATATCTGTTATGGTGACTGAAAACAAATATACTATGCCAAAAGACATGGGTAAAGTCATGAAAGATCTGGCTGCTAAATACCCAGGAAAATATGACGGCAAAATTGCAAGTGCTATAGCACGAAATTACAAATGAGGTGTCAAGTGATAAGTTCAGGAAAGATTTCAGATAGGAAAGCAAAGTCTATTGTAGATAGAGACGGTCATTGTGGAAATGAATGTCCATTCTTTCGTCTTAAAGATAAGACTAATATACTTGCAGGTGCAACATGCTTTAGAGACAGTAAAGCAATAGAATATAATGATGGCTTCTTAGCACATTGTAAGCTGCAAAATGCTTAAATAATATGTGCCAGCGTGGTGGAATTGGTAGACACGCTAGACTTAGGATCTAGTCTTCGGGTGGGAGTTCGAGTCTCCCCGCTGGTACCAATAATTTAGGACTCACATGTAATTGGACGTAGTTGTCAACAATGCGCATTGTCTTTCAATAGGTAGAGTCCGTAATATTTTAATGCCTATTGTGCTCCAAAAATCATGGCAGCCAGTTAGCGTGTATAATTGTTGGACACTGGCAAACAATATAATATGGTGTCGCTAGTTCAGTGGTAGAACGCTTGACTGTGGATCAGGAGACCAGGGTTCGATTCCCGGCTTCACCCCAATTGTCATAAAAAAGAATATATTTGGGGCTATAGCTCAGTTGAGAGAGCGCTTGACTTGCAATCAAGAGGTCGTGGGTTTGATTCCCTCTAGCTCCACCATTAAATTTTTAGCAGACCATGATCATATTCCCAATGGCAATTTCTGCATAGTTGAATATTGTTCTCTCTGGCATTTATCTCTCCAAGAGTTGTAGTAAGAGGGAAACTGGTAATTGCTTTTTTATGACATAGCTCTACATGCTTGCTATAGTTACAGTTAGCACATGGAAGCTTAGTCATATCTTTGTTCCATGAACGGTTAAGAACCCTAACATGAGAGTTTATCCATGATGGATGTTTACCGGCAACAGATTCTTTAGCTTGATATTCGCCTAAGGTTAATGTTTTTAAAAAATCAGATCTAGTGTCAAATTTAGTTCTGCAATCTGCACACAATGTAGCAGAACGCTTATTAGCTTTGTTTCTTATGAAATCAGATTTGCAATGCTTACAGATTCGGACAATTGGAGGATTTTTTTGTTGTCCCTTGTTATTAAATGTTGCAGCGCACGATCTAGAGCAAAAGTGATTTTTAGTTCTTTTAACATTAGCTGGACGTTTATTGAATTCGATATTACAATTTTTGCACATAACTAGCATAATTTCTCCTGGTTGGTTAATTGGATAGACCAACAGCCTTCTAAGCTGTCGCCTTGTGCATTGCAGGTTCAAGTCCTGCCCAGGAGACCATAGATTAGCTGTTATGTTAATATAAAACAATGTATACGAAAGTATACCTAATTTTTTAAAAATAAAGTTAAGTTCGAGTACACAAAGGAGTAGTTATGTACGATACAGTAGTAAATTTAATTGCAAAACCAGGAGCTTGTCTGCTACTTATGGTAGCTATATATGCCATAGGTAAATTTCTATGGTATTTTATAAATGATAAAGGGTTTGAATACACTGGAAATAAACTTGCACTTTATGATATGGGTGAAGTTTTCAGATTAGATAAGAAGACTATGAAGTTCATAGAAGATGAAGTATCATTCTTTGGTGAGTTGATAATAATAGCAGTAACTTTTATTCTGCACATGGTTTTAAGTATAGCTTGGCCGTTATATATTTTAGTCGTAACTGTACTTGGAGCAAAAGTTTATAGAAGAAATCTTAGGGAGAAAGATAGTGAGTAAAGAATCAAAGATGCAAGTAGGAGTTTCAATAATAGGTACATTAATATTTTGTGTATTCCTATATGGTACTTATTGGGTAGCTAAAAATGTAAGCTACGCTATATTTTATGAAGACATGGTACAACAAACAATTACAGAGATGGTCAAACCTGAGTATCTCAAGCAATAGGCTCCGTTAGCTCAACCGGTAGAGCATCCGACTTTTAATCGGAATGTCGCAAGTTCAATTCTTGCACGGAGTACCAATGGGCCTTTCGTCTAGTTGGTTAAGGCATCCGCCTCATAAGCGGAATATCCCAGGTTCAATCCCTGGAAGGCCCACCATTTTATTTAATTAGTATCTGTTTGATAATAGTCCAACGATCATTTACATATGATTTTGTATAATCTTTTAAATTATCAACAATAGCAAGAGTAATATTAGCTTTTTGACAGGCAGATATTTTAATTTGATCATTAGCTTGAATTTGTAAGAATTTTTTTTCTCCATAAATTGGTTTATAATGAAGTGGTCCATTAACTTCAATGGCTAGTTTTAAGTCTGGGAAATAAAAATCTAATTCTGAACCTATAACTTTCTTGCTATTTGCAATAAAAATAAGATCAGGTAATTCAGATTGAAGTTTGTCCTCTATGAATACTTCAAGTTTACTACGACGAGTACCATAGGTTTTATTTTTGTTGTTATAAGTAGCAGCACATGATCTAGAACAAAAATGATTGCCAGATTTAGACTTTTTTATAGCTGAATTAGCCATAATAAGTGATTTATCGCAATTAGTACAATGTGTTTTGGTAGTGTTGTCAAATGATCGTTTTTTGTCACGACATGCTCTAGAGCACACATGTGCATGTCCACGCTTATTAGCTCTATTGTACTCTTTGAATGGTTTATTAAAAGACATGTCACATGTTGGACATTTTAACTTTATGTATGTTCCCATGGTATAGTATAAAACAATTCATTAGACAAAGTGGCTTCGAATCTTAGTGAACCCACCGTTTAAATTAATGTTCCGTATTAGCTCAGTGGTAGAGCAACTCCCTGTTAAGGAGAAGGTCCCTAGTTCGAACCTAGGATGCGGAGCCATTTCCAAGTAAATTTTAATAAGAGACTAATACTAGTGTATAGGTGCGTTTAATGAACGATAAAATAGGAAGAACAATCAGTAGAGGACAAATAGTAGCAATAGGAAAGAGACAAGGTAACGATGGAGCTCTTGATCTTGGTGTTGTAGATCATGTAGATGCTGGTAGAGTGTCTGTATTCTATACAAATGCACGATATTCATTTCAAAGAACACCAAGTAAGCCTAGAAGAGGCGGCTGCTCAGATAATAGGAGAGTATTGATAATTGATGATTTACCTAGAAATGAGAATACTTATGCTCTGTTAGACCTCAGAGATAGTATGGTAGGTGATAATAACTAATATGGAACGAGAATATGTTTATAGAGTTAGACTTGTATATTCAGATGGATCTCATTACTATTTGAAAAGAGGAAAACTTTATAGTATTAGTGGTGCAAGAGGACAAGCATGCGCTCATAGAAACTATGAAGAAAAAAGCATGGAATACCGTAACGAGTATAATAATCATCCTGTTAAAAGATTAGTAAAAACTGAAGTTGTTACATGTATTCTTACAGAAGTAGGTAGAGAGAATTCTAATATTCCATTACAAGATGATGGTACATACGAATACATAGTTAGGGAGCCGGAATAGTTTAATTGGTAAAACAGTGGTTTCCAAAACCAAAGATGTCTGGGTTCAAGTCCTAGTTCCGGTGCCAATCTAAGGAATATTATGGCTAGCAAGAAAAAAACATTAAGAAGAAAAGCTGCTAGACATGCAAAAAAGTATCCTGAATATGAAATGCAAGATGTTAAGGATACGTTACATAGTTTAACTATTCATGCTACATTAAGAATAAAGGAAAGTCCAAGGTATAAAAAATATTCAAGAGATGATAAGTATTGGCATAAGCGTAATGTAGAGCGTCTAGGAAACGAAGTTGAAGATGCTATGGATGCTATACTTGATGAAGTTGTAAGATTACAGGATATTGCAAGAATTGCTACAGATGAAGCTATACAATCTAATATAGAAGCTAATATGTATAAGAATATGCTTGGTGATAAAGGAAAGGAGATGTCAAGTGTAGCTAAAGTTATAAAAAATAGCCTATTTAAGAGAGTGAGAGATGAAGAAAAACTTATTAAAGAATCAAAGACACACTAGAAAAGACGAGTTCGTGTATCATATAAATGAAGAAGATTTTCCATCAGTTGTAGTGACTTCAAGCAGCGGGCTTAGACCTAGAAGAACAACAACAAAAAAGCAATACATGATTACAATAATATTTAATAATGGTGAATTTTCATCTGTTAAACATTCTTTTCCTGCTAATAAAGATCAGAGAACAATATATAGAGTGTATGCTGAAATAGATAGAGAGATAGATCGTATAGCTGAACTAATGCATCAAGACGCTTCTATACAGGAGATAATAAAGATACAGGAAATAGAGGAAAAGAATTCCCACGGTAAAAAATTAGTTCAAATCATGAAGAATGGCGCAAAAAAAACTGAAGCTTGGGATGTAACTGGACCTACTAGCAGAGAAGTAGAAACAGTATGTATTCATTGTGATGATCCAGATTGTGATGATGAATATTGTGGTGATGATGACGGTAGTGATGATGATGAAGTACCTTTTTAAAATAGAGAGATGAGGAGAGAAGATGAAAAAAGATCTCAAATGTATTGTAACAATTACAGGCAAGGAAGGTGAGGATGAAGCAAATATAAATGTAGAATTTGACCCACCTATATTGAAGGAAGGTGAAGAGCAATGGAATGATAGTGGAGCTAAAGTAATGGTAGGCTACATTATGGAAGCGCTAAAAGAAGCTAAGGATAGTGAAGAATAAACGTTAAATAAAAGAGAGTAAAGAATAAGATAGGGAGAGAGAAAATGATAATGGAATTACCAACACACAGCTTACCAGTATTATATGGGCTTGATTCAAAAGGTAAAATAAAAGTATGGCGCGCTTGGGCATATGAAGATATAGATGGCACAGCTGGATTTAAGACTCTCCATGGGCTTAAAGACGGTAAACTGCAAGAACAGGGCAAGATTATAAGAGAAGGAAAGAATCTTGGCAAGAAAAATCAGACCTCTTCATATGAACAGGCTATAGCCGAGATAACAAGCAAACATTTGAAGAAGAAAGAGCAAGAAGGGTACTCGGAGGATCAGACTAGTCTATCTATTCCTCGACTCCCTATGCTTGCTAAGAACTATAAGGACCATAAAAACAAAGTGAATTATCCAGTAATGGTACAAATGAAGCTTGACGGAATTCGTTGTCTAGCCACTAAGATCAATGGCGATACAATCACCTATAAAACTAGAAAGGGCAAACCTATAACAACAGTAAGTCATTTGACGCCATCGCTATTAGAAAAAATGCAGATTGATGAGACCCTTGATGGAGAGTTGTATTCACATGATCTTACTTTTCAACAGATAACAGCAGCTGTTAAAAAAGAGCGAGAAGACAGTCTTAAGATTGAATTCTGGATATACGATGTCGTAGATCCAGAAAAAGATTTTAAGTATAGATATAGACAATACTATTCAAAAAAAGATTTTCCAGGACTAGTAACTGTTGAATCATATGTAGCATATAACGAAGAAGAAGTTTACAAGTGTCATGATGAGATTGTAAAAATGGGTTACGAAGGAGCCATTATTAGATCAATGACCGGAGGTTATGAATATAAAAAGCGTTCAAATAGACTTTTAAAACTTAAGTCTTTTGATGATGCCGAGTACCAAGTGGTTGGGGGTTATGAGGGTTCTGGCTCTGCAGAAGGACACGTCACATTTATATGTAAGACCACGGACAATAAAGAGTTTGGCTGTGTTCCTCGTGGGAATCACGAGTACCGAGCTGCTCTATGGAACAATCTAGATAGAATAGTTGCAGCAAAATCATTTATTACAGTACGATATTTCGGCCTTACGGATGATGGGCTGCCTCGTTTTCCGGTTGGAGTTAGTTTCCGTTCAGGTGCAATAAATAAAGATGGAGTATTTGAACCTGATCTTTAGAATTAGCCTGGAATAAATTTATTATGTTTGCGACAATTATCTTTAAGTGTCATTATCTGTAGATTGTTTTCCACATGCAAACCAGATACAAGTTTCCCAACTAGAGGAATGACATGGTCAACTACAAAGATTTCAGTACAACCTGCAGTTTTAGCTGTTAAATTGATTTCAATACATTGATCATATATGTCTCTGATTTTACCTAGATCTGCCCAAGCTACTGTACGCTGAAGCTTTGCTGCTCTACGTTTAGCTGTAGCAGCATTAATCTTATCTTTATTATTTGATTTGTAATCTGAGTTTCTTTTGCGAAATAACTCAGGATTCTTTTTTCGAGCTCGCGCCACTTGAATAGCAATTTTCTCTTTGTTGTTTTTACGATAAGCAGCTCGTGTGATAGCAGTTGTTTCTGCATTGTCTATAAGATATTTTGTTCTTAATTTTTTGTTATTATAATAGTATTCGGTACGACTTTCAATTATACAAGTCTTACATTGAGAACGATAACCAGACTTAGACTTAGGATTCCTATCAATATAGAATTCATTAATAGTCTTTACTAAGCTACATGGACCAGTACATTTTTTCTCAGTTATCTTATTCATATTGATGTCTCCATTAGCTACGTGCTATAGTATAATATAAAACAAAGTGTACGAAGATATGCTAAAAATAGTTCGATAAGGGAGAAATAAGTTAATGAGTGATAAGTTTTATACTAGAGCCGAAATAGTTAAAGAAGTGATTAAGAAAGGTTCGCTCGGAATTCCTATGAGCATTGGCTGCTTTGAAAGTTACCAAAAACATGGCTTGATTCCCAAAGCATTAAGACTTAAAGGATATGGAAGCAAACGTCTCTATGAAAAATTTGTAATAAATAAAATTATAGAAATAAAAAAAGTTACAGCAAAAGGGAGTAAAATCAGATTGAAAGATCTGGTTAAAGTATGAGTAGAATAATAAACTGTAAAAACAATAGTGAAATAATAATAAAATCTACAGATGAGTTCGATGGTCCTGGTTCTGGAGGACTTAGAGGTAGCAGCAGAGTATGGTATAGAGTTGCTGGTAATAGATGGAAGCAGTCTCAGTTTAGATCTGAGCATGAATGTGTAAAAGCTATTAATGATGCAGAGAATATCTTCGCAGCAATAGAGGCAATAAAAGATTATGATTGATCTTAATTACTATATATGGAGTTTTGAACATAATGGCTGGTGGAGACGGAATAACTGTGGCTATACAAGTAGCTTAAGACAGGCTGGCAAATATACTCATGGTAATGCAAAACAAATATGTGATAATGCTAATGCATATCAACCTACAAATAACCCTAATGAAGAGATGATACATGTTACCGATCACTCTAGAATAGAGGTTGTTAGTATAGGTACAGATTATGAGTACACTTGATGATCAATACCTAGAACTCCAGCATGCTAAACACGAAGTTATAGATGACATAAAATCTGGTGATAACCATATTAGTCAATCTTTAACAAAGCTAGAAGAAGCATGTGAAAAGATATGCTTTGATTATGAAGGTGAGCTTCAACATTGTAAGGATATAGCTTATGAAGATCGTATCTAAGAAAAAAGACTATTATGACTCGTCCAGCATTGAGAGGAAAGTTTAACTTGGAATAAAACTATTGCTTTTGGAACAATTATTAGAAAGAGTAATAATATCCAGATTATATTCTACATGAAGGCCAGATACTAGCTTTCCTTGAAGAGGAATTATATGGTCTACAGTAAATATTTCTGTACAGCCTGCTGTCTTAGCGGCTAAATTAATTTCTTCACAATCCTTATAGATATCTTTGATTGCTTCTAGATTGGCCCAAGCTACCGTACGCTGAAGTTTTGCTGCATGACGCTTAGCTTTAGTTGCTCTAGTCTTACCTGGATTGTCAAGACTATACTTGATAGAACGCTCAATGATTGTTTTTCTATTTCTTTTATAGTGCTCTGCTCTCTGAACTTTAATTTTAGCTTTATTTGTTTTTTTATATGCTTGTGTGACTTCAATGTTATTCGCATTATATTTTGAATTATAATTAGGATTATTTTTTCGCCAAGACACAGCGTAGTCAGGATTAGCTTTACGATAATCAGAAGATCTCTTGCAGATTTCTTCTTTATGTTTTCGATAATGCTTAGCTTTATCTTTAGAAATACAAGATTTACATTTATTGCGATAACGAATAGACTGATCCTTGTTGATCTGATCGACATAGAAATCAGAAACAAGTTTAGTCAGTCTACATGGACCTGAGCAAGTTTTTTCTACTATATTGGACATATATAATATAAAACAAAACAGGTAAGAATATGCGAATTATATCTAAAGAACGAGATTATTATGATTCAGCCCAAGGATTGGGAATAGATGAAACCTTAGTATATGTGAGGCATCCTCGTAAGATTAAACTGGATGAGTTTGAATGTAAGTTCATTAAGGATCTGTTTAGCTGTGCTCCTAGGTGGAGCAGTAATAGATGGCGCTATGATAAGAGTGAAATAAAACTTACTGCTGAACCGTTTATAATAGGCTTCTGTGGAAGGGTGTTTCCTGGTATGGAGCTAAAAATACGTATTGGAAAAGATATATTTGGGGATGCTAAATATAAGATGATATATGTATATAGTTACAAAAAACTAATAGAAATATTAGGAAAGTATAAATTAGAGTCAAAATTAAAAGAAGTACGAGATAAGACTTCACTTTGGGGCACTAATAAAAAGTCTACTATGGAGTTTTTTAAGCTTGGTAAACGTAGTAAAGAGTTTGAAAAGTTCTTTATAGGTAATAAGGCTCCCGTTTTTACAGTAGTACAACATATGAAGCTACAAATTGGACTTACTCCTTCGGATCATAGCACAATGAAACATCCTGATCTAGTTAATGGAGGATTAATAATTAATAACAATCTAAAAGATCTCCACTTCTTTGAAAAGATAGATGCATTTACAGCATACCAGGAGATCTCTATGTATATGGGAGGAGTAATTCCTAGAAATACACCAGAATTGGTTGAAGTAAGTGATAAAAGTATGATAAAAAAGAAGGGGTTTAACGAATGTTCTTTTCGTAAGATGCCTGACAACAGAAAAAGAAAGCTTAAAGCTGGTAAACTAAAAAAGAAACGCTGAATTAGCCAGGAGTAAACCTATTACCTTTAGAAGAGTTTGCTGAAAGAGTAATTATATCTAAATTATATTCCACATGTAAGCCAGAAACAAACTCTCCTTGAAGAGGAATAACATGGTCTACAGTAAATATATCGGTGCATCCTGCTGTTTTAGCAGCTAAGTTTATTTCTTCGCAATCAGCGTAAACTTGTTTAATTGCTTTTAAGTCTGCCCAAGCTACTGTCCTCTGAAGTTTAGCTGCTCTACGCTTAGCAGTTATTTCATTTACTTTGCCTGGATTGTCTTGACGATACTTAACGCCGTACTCAGCTAGCTTTTGTTTGTTGTTTTTACGATAAATAGTAGCATGTTCAGCAATTGCCTGCTTATTATTTTGACGATAAATAGCTGCTTTTGCTAAAATTGTATCCTTATGGTCTTGTCGGTATAATTTGGCATAATCTGGATTGTCTTTACGCCATTTAATAATAGTATCTTGATTATTTAGGCGATGTTGAGTAAAATAATCTTTAAGAATGTTAGCATTGTCTTTACGGTATTTAGCTCCATAGACTTTTGCTTTAGTAGCATTGTTTTTACGATACTGTATAGCTTGATTAGGATTGTTTTTACGATATTCAGCACTTTCTTGAGATTTGCAAATCTTACATCTAGAGCGATGTCCATATAAACCATTCTTATGGATATGAAAATCGGATAAAGATTTTATTAGTCCACATGGACCGGCACATTGTTTTTCAATTGGATTAGACATATTTAAGTCTCCTGTAGGTTAATGTTCTTATTATAGTATAAAACAAAAAATAATTAAATTGCATAATAAAAAGAAAACAGAAAAGGGGAAGATAAAATGATATCTATAATATTATATGTATTTACTGCAATAATGTGGGGAATATTTGCTACAAAAATGCATACAATTTTAAATAGACAAGATAAAAAAGTAAAATGTTTTATTTTGAACACTTTATTTTGCCCATTAGCTATATGTCTTGCAATTAAGAACAAAGAGGACAATGATAAAGAACTTATTCGACAATACAAGCTATACAAAAACTATTAATAAAAGAAAAATAAAACAGGTAGGAGTAGTAATTGAAAGATACATGTATAGAGACGCTTAAGTTAAAGTATGATGGTTCTTCAGAATTGAAGCTTAAAAAGATCGCGGATCTTTATTCAGTTACTGGAATAATGAAAAATAAAGGGACTAAAGGAACTACCTCTATTATAGAGCTCCATGATGGAGTAGAGTCTATATTAGTTTACATTAAGCATGAAAGTATAAGTAAGAGCAGCCATATAGAGTTTAACTCTATGAAGGAAGACATTAGAGTTACTGTAAAAGGACGTGTCTTTAAAAACTTAAAAGATAAATTGTGTCTTGATATAACACATATAGAAAAGGCTAACTAATGAAAGAAGATCTTGACAAAAGAATGAAAGAAGCCGGAATGACTCCTTTATCTGAGTTGCTTAATAAGAATCCCTTAGGTAAATTCTCGGTTGATACGCATGTAAAAGATCTAAAAACATTTGAAGAGTGGCTAGAATCACGTCATGAAGAAATGTTAGAAATGAAAATAAGAATGACGCTTGATAATAAAGAAGATGATGAGCTTTTTGAATGGGTAATATCTCATGAAGCTGTATTTAACGAAGTCAAGTGTAATTTAAGAGCAGCAAAAGAAAGGTCTGAAGAAGAACTTGAAAAAGCTAATGAGTTACTCTTAGAAGCTGATGATGATGATTTCTTTAAAGAGCCATATCATATGTATGATGGAGACCACTCATATAATGATGATGATCTCCCAGGCATTGAAAGTCCAGTTAGCACAGTAGCAGATGGAATGAAGGTTGTAGCACAAGTAACCTTAGTAATTTGTATTCTATATGCAATATATGAGGTATTTATACAATGAGTAAGCCTATACAAAATGACAGAGTCACAATAGTATGTGATGATTGTGATTTTCAAATGGAAATTAACAACATGCAAGTATGGCTTAATAAATCATGTCCAAAGTGTGGAGCAATAGATCTAATCACTGAAAAGGATATTGAAACTTATGATGCTCTGCTTGCTATGGTAGGTATGACTAATAATCTTCTTGGAGTAGATACCACACAAGATGCAGATTTAGTACAAATGAGCATTCGGGTTACTGATGGTAGAGTAAAAGAAGCCATAGTTGAGGATATTGACAATGAGTAAAGTAGCTATAATAGGTGACATACATGGTTTGCATGCAGAGCTTCTTGAATTGCTTGAAAAACTGCCCGCAGATATTGAACAGGTATACACTACCGGCGATCTAATAGATCGTGGGCCAGACAGTAAGGCTGTTATACAGGAATGTATAGACAGAGGGATAATCAGTGTTAAAGGCAACCATGAAGATATGTTCATCGACTATATTGGAGAAAGAGGAAAGTATAATCCTGGTATCTTTGAAATGAATGGTGGACTAACTACTCTTAAGTCTTATGATAATGGAGATAAAATAGTAGATATTCCAGATAGCCATTTAGAATACATGATTAATATGCCTTACTACATAGAGACTGATGATTTTATACTGTCTCATGCCGGTGTACCGATACATGTTGAAAAGACTTTTAGAGATTGTAGTGAAAGATCTCAAGAGATGTTAGTATGGGATCGTAGTAGCAAGGCTAAAAATCTAGGTAAATTCCAAGTATTTGGGCATACCCCTCAGCAAGAAGTAGAGTTCTTACAGAAATGGAATCCTATTGCTGAAAAACAAGATATAGTAGGTGCAAACATAGATACTGCTGGATGCTTCAATAATAAACTTAGTGCAATAATATTGCCTACAAGAGAAGTAATTAGTGTAAATAAAATTATGCCTAGGAGCAAGAGTACTCATGGCTAGAAAAACGAAGTTTAGTAAGTTTCCTCAGTGGTATGCTAAATCAGCATCAAGCAAGAAGGGAAAAGAGTATAAAGTTACTCATGATACAGATAAAGATGAATGGCTATGTAGCTGTCCTGGATGGATAAATTATCGTCCAGCAGACGGCTGTAAGCATATTAAGATTATTAAAAGAGTTAAGGAACATGATATACTGCCTACAGGAATAAGACTTGTTCCTGATTCAGATCTTGGTAGAAAAGAAGTTGACTTAAGAGAAAGAGTCGGCGCCAAAGGAATGGCAAATATGAAAGGTCTTAAAGGCCTGAGGAAGCTTGGAAGATGACTACATTAACAGCAGATAAGGTAAATGAGATTTTTAAGGATTGCTTATTTCCATATGGAACAAGTCAAGAGTCTTTAACTGATGATGCTACGATAGTAGACTCTGTAACATGTAAGTTTGGATTTGATCCAGTAAAAATTGAACTTCATAAGCCTGAAATACATAATCTATTAAAGCAGCTTCCTGAAAAGTTTCAGGAGTTATCAGGTGGCGGTTGGAGTTTTTTAAATGCATGCGTAGATAAAGATGGCATACAGTGGGGAGAGCACATGAACATAGAACAGTTACTTTCTCTTGGTATTGCTGCTGACTTAGCTGCTTTTTTAATGCCACGTGATATGTGGCAAGTAATGCCAGGCGGAATGCCATATTTTGTAGTGAGGTGATATTGATGCCTTATTTAAAGTGCACAAAATGTCATCATGAACTAGAAGGTGACGAAGATCAGAAGTGTGACTGGTGTGGAGCAAATACTAGAGTGATTGAAAGTGAAACTCCACTTGAAAAATTATGTAAAGATCCGGATAGAATAATAGGAATACTACAAAAGATAAACAAGAAGTATGACAAGACGAATAATTCATAATAGCATACAGACTCCAGATGGTACAGTTCTAGTAAGCAGAAGTGTACATGACTATGTTACTTATATAGATAAAAATAAACATGAGTATATGGTAGACGGAGGCATGAGCTACTTAAGACGTAATCTAAACGAAGAAGCTCCCTATGAAGAGTTATCTTTGTATGTTGATGATCCTCATGAACAGATTAGAGAAGTAGTTACTTGGGGAACATATGGTAAGAGTGGTACTGAGAATTTTAAACTTAAATTGTTAAAAGACTTGACAAATAATCATATAAATGCTATCCTTGAAACTCAATTACAGTTATCTGAAGAAATAAGACAAGTATTTCGTAATGAGATAGAGTTTAGAAGAAAAACTAATATGGTAATAAATGAATAACATACAAGAGACATATTTAGCAGCAGAATACTGGAGAGGCAGATTAAATGTCTCTACCATGAGGTCTTTTGATACGATTGAAGATGCAGCACAATATATAATACCATTAACTACTTGCAGTAGAAGGAGATCGTGCAGGTCTTGCAAAGAAGACTACTGAGGAGGCAATCTCTACATTTACAAAGAGAGCAGATCACTTCAAAGGTCACATTAAGACCCTGGCTATGTTTAATGACGTAAGACAGGCAAATGAAGGCGGAGAAATAGACAGGAGTGATGTTGTCGATACTGTGCTTAGTAAGCTTGCTTATGCCCTTGGTCCGGTCTCAAAGTACTACGATGTAGTTCTTCAGAAAGAGGCTACAAATCAGAATGCTGTTGCAGATCTGGTTGTTGACGGAGAAGTACTTGCAGAAGGACTGCCGGCTACATTCCTCCTTGGCCTTGAGTCAAAGCTTAAGATTGTTAGAGAGCTTGTAGACTCGATTCCTACTCTTGCACCTGGAGTTGCTTGGGAAGAAGATAAAGGTCAAAGAGACGGAGTACTAAGGAGAGTGCATCCTGAAGAAACTTTCAAGGATGAGAAAGAGATACAGAATACTGTACTCGTACCTCCTACATTCCCTAAGGAAGGTGAAGGTGGACAGTCATTGCCTGCACAGATCCATACCTGGAATGACACCAAGAAAGTTGGAAAGTATACACGTGAAGAATGGTGTAGTATGATCTCTGTTCATGAGAAAAGCACAATGCTCGGAAGAGTAGATAAGCTTATCGGTGGTGTTAAAAAAGCTCGTCAAAGAGCAAACGACATCGAGATTGTTGATAAGAAAGTTGGTAAGTCAATAGTAGATTACCTGTTAGGTTAAGACCTTAACGTTTAGCTGAGGATGGTGGAGGGACTGACGAGATGCGCTTTCTTGCCTGGATAAAGCATATGTCAGTCTGTAGGCTTGATGTTAAGTTAATAGTTTTATAAGTTAAAGATATGGGATAAACTTATCGTTGTTGTCAGATCTACCTAAGCAGCCATGAATGGCAAATTGGTAGTGATAAAAATCATCGTTGATGTATTGCCCTATAGCTTAAGATCGGAATTAGTATGAGTAATTGGCACTGTACCCTAAACTAAACTTGAAATGCCAGTTCGAGTCTGGTCACCCCTACCAAATAAAAGATAGAGAATGACGGGGTGTCGTATCAATGGTTAATACGTGGGGATTTTAAAATGAAGCTTGTTACTCGATAAAAAGACTAAAACTAGATCACCACAAATGATAAAGTATAGCTCAATGTAGAGCATACGCCTTTAGAGCGTACGGTTGCTGGGTCAAACCAGCTACGTATATCATAGTGAAAACTTGTGGGTGTCCTGGATAGTACATCTTAGAGATCCAGAATTAGAAAGTAAACATGAAAGATTAGCAGTAGAACATAAGAAACTTGAAAAAGAAGTAAAAGAGCTTAGAGCATTCAAGAAAAAAGTAAGTGTGCTTGGAAAACTTGTAAAAGAAATAGAAAAGAATACACCTAGCATAAAGATAGCTAGGCTTGTGAGGAGAATAGGAGTTGTCAGATAAATGGATAACAGCAGATACGCATTTTAGTCATAAGAATATAATTAAACATGCAGGCAGACCCTTTAAATCTATTAAAGAAATGGATGAATGCTTGGTAGATCATTGGAATGCTAAGGTCAGAAAAGGAGATATTGTATATCATCTTGGAGATTTTGCATGGGGAGATGAAGCTTTATATGGTAAGTTTAAAACTTATCTAAATGGCAATATATTTCTTCTTAAAGGAAATCATGATTATTCTAATGTATTAAAGAAATTAGATGGAGTGTTTACAGATACAAGAGAAATATACAACTTAAAGCATGATGGAGAATTAATAGTATTGTCCCATTATCCTATGTATCATTGGGATAGATCTCATTTTAATTCATTTCATTGCCATGGGCATTCTCATGGAAACCTTAGGCCTACTTATGATAAGATCGGCAAGATTCTTGATGTAGGTGTTGATACTAATAACTTCTATCCATATCATGTAGATGAAGTCATTGAGATTATGAGAGCTAAGCCTAACAATAAAAACTACCTCAGTAAGGATGCCGCAAGAAAAAGATAGCATCTTTAGTAAAAGAAATAAATACTAGGACATAAGTTGCTGAATTTGTTTAATATTAGCTAAACCCTTTAAAGGAGGAAGCTAATGTTAGAAGAAAAGCGAAACGATAAGAGACCTAGCGAAAACGAAAAAAGAAGATTTAAGCAGATGCATAAAGATGCTCCATTAATTGAGTGTAAATGTGGCTGTGGAAAAAAGACAAAAAGCATAGATAACTGGGGAAGACAAAAAGAATATATTAATGGACATAGTTCTCGTAAATATCCAGTTGGATACAATCGAAGCAAAGCTTGGTATGAAAAAAACCAAGAAAGAGTTAAAAAGGAAAGTAAAGAAAAGTATGCTGAAAAACGTAAACTAAACAGACAGTTTAAAATAGAGCTTATCAAATTAAAAGGGAGCAAATGCATAGAATGTAGTCTTGAATATAACGGTAAAAATGCAGCTGGATTTGATTTTCATCATAGAGATCCAAAAGAAAAGAAATTTGACATAACTGCTGGAATGATGAATAACACTAGAGTAGAAGTACTTGAAGAAGTTGAAAAATGCAACTTAATGTGTGGCATATGTCATAATATGCTGCATTTTGGAGAATATTAAATGTCTGTTCCATATTGTTTAAAATGTAATAGAGAAATGAAATGTATTAAGACCGGTTACGTCTTAATCCCAACAGATAGGGTTGATGATGCACACTATCATACTGATCGGTTTATGTGTGTTCTCTGTGGTACTGAAGCTCACAATACATTAGCTGGACCATGCTATAATAAAGGCGATCACTGTAAAGGAAAGGACAATGGATAATGGAATGGGATATAGGATTTGGAGGTTCATTCGGATCAGCAGATGACCACAAAGATGATATAAGAAGAAGAAAAGATGCAAAGGAAGATATCCTGTCTTATAGGAAGGAAATCTTTGATGCTATATATGAAGCTATTCCTACTGGATTCAATAAGAATGATAAGAAGTCTAAATGGCCTGCATATAAGGATACTGCTGCGACTCCATTTATGGTTGAAATGTTTAATGACAAAGGTGGATTTAGACAGCTGTGTACGCTTGGTGGTGGGAACCATTTTATAGAAATAGGTTATGACGAGAATGACGATGTATGGATTATTATCCATTCAGGAAGCAGAAATGTAGGTCATTCTTCAGCTACTCACTACATGAAAGCAGCATCTGGTGTAGGAAAGGCTAGAGAAGGTCACTATGCATTAGATGTAAATTCTCAAGATGGTAAGGACTATATAACTGACCTTAACTTCTGTCTTGAATTTGCTCTTGAAAACAGAAGACAAATGGCTGCTAGAGTTATAGGTGTTATTGGCAAGATATTACCTAAAGCATTATCTGTTAAGCTTGCAACTTGGCTCATACGTAAAAACGATAAATTAATTATAAATAGTAATCATAACCATGCAGATCTAAAAGATGGCGAATGGATTCATAGAAAAGGAGCTACTCATGCTGAAGTTGGCATGTTGGGAGTTATCCCAGGCAATATGGAAGATGGATCATTCATAGTCAGAGGAAAAGGTAATCCTGATAGCCTATGCTCAAGCTCTCATGGAGCTGGAAGATTAATGGGCAGAAGAGAAGCCAAAGAAGGCAAAAGAGACGAGATTACCGGTGCAGTCATAAGAGAAAGACTAAGTATGTCTGCCTTTAGAAATAGAATGAAAAGAAGCGATATTGTAGCTAAAGTAGAAAAAGGAACTCTTGATGAATCAAAGCTTGCATATAAAGATCCATTTAAGGTTATGGAAGCTCAGAGTGATCTTGTGCATGTAATGCACCATGTTAAACCATTAATTAATATAAAGGCGTAAAATGGCACTTATTACTGTACCAGATGATATACTTGAAAAGGTTTGCGAGCTTAGATGTCTTAGCGAAGATGAAACAGAAATACATGAAGCAATAGAACATTTTCATTTTCATTGTAATTCATGTAATGATGATCTTGAAGCTGATGAAGTTATTGTTACTGAGGATCATATAGGATGTCCATCATGTGAAGCATCCGTAGAAATGTACGTATAATCATATGGAGAGGCTGAGCACTGGTTGAGCTCAACGGACTGTAAATCCGCCGCATTGCCAATAAGCCTGTGGAGGTTCGAGTCCTCCTCTCTCCACCATAAATACAATTTTGTTGTTGGTTTCCAATTACCCGACCTGAGCTAATGGGAATAAGCGAGACGACAAACTGTTACATTATCGGCGCTTTTTAAGAACGATATAGTGTAACATCGGTAAAGGAATAACACAGTTGAAATTTTATCGCATAACATGATTCATATGGTATGCAAGCATGAGATTTTAAACGCTAAGTGGTCAATATTGTTATTCCGCCAACAACAGATTTTTTTCATATCTTTAGGAGAGGTGGCCGAGCGGTAAGGCGCCCCACTGCTAATGGGAGTCTGGGTAACACCTGCGTAGGTTCAAATCCTACCCTCTCCGCCAATTCAACTCTTTACAAAATATTAAGCTATGTGTATAATACGCATATCTTTAAATATTATTTTTAATCACTTTTTGAAATTATAGAAAGGAGAAAAACATGTTTTGGTTTTTTTTAAGTATTTGCGTAATAGCAGATTCATTACTGTTCTACAGTGGGTATGATACCTTTATCTGGCATTATAGAACAGAGTTAGAAAAAAGATTGCAGTTGAAGAAGCTTGGGCTTACTAAAGAAGAGTCCTAATATACCATAAATTCATAAAAATTTTTCAGGAGGTTAACGTTGATAATAAAATTGATAATGTTTATAGTGAGTATGGGAATTGTCATACTTGTAGTAAAAAAGGTGTTGATTCCGGCATTTTCTCAGGCTGAACCTGCTAAGCTTGACAAAAAAGATGCCGATCAAATACAAAAATTTAGTGATGCAAAAGAAAACCTTAATGAATCAATCACGCAAATGGAGGAAGCGGTTGGTGACATAGGAGTGGCAGAAGAAAAGGCTTTAAAGTTCGCAGAGACTGCGTCCAGTACAATAAAGCAGGGCAAGAAGATCATAAAACAGGTAAGTAAAATTAATGAAGAAAAGGAGATGGATAAATAATGACAACTAAACAGATTTTGTCAGCAGTAGTTGGCGTAGCACTCGCTGCCGCAATCGGAATAGGTTGGGACCAGGCAGTTGAAAATGTCGACTCAAATGAGGTAAAGGTTTTCCAGGGCGTTATCAGTGGTGATCTTACCGTACATCAAACAGCCGGTATCAAGCAAAGGTGGTTTGACCAAATAGCCACGTATAAGAAAAGGGATTTTGTTGAGTTCAATGCGCCTAAAGGCATGGCAATGGACGATCCAAATGCGAAGATTTACGGTATGCCAATCAGGTTTAACGACCAGGGTGCTGCGGTAATATTCGGAGATGCATCATATACTCTGTCTACAAATGAAAAGGAACTTAAGCTCTTACGTACAGAGTTTCCTACAATGGAGCAGCTTGAGGCACAACTAATTCGTCCGGCGATTCAAAGGGCAGTTTATATGACTGGTCCTACTATGAGTTCAAAAGAATCTACAGCGAAAAAGCGTCCTGTTCTTGTAGAATATATTACAGACCAGACAAACAACGGCGTATACAAGATAGAGACAAGTGACGAAGAGATTATAGATCCTCTTTCCGGCGAAAAAAGAACAGTAACAGTAGCTACGATTCTTATAGACGTAAAGGCCATTAACCAGAGAGCTAGACTTGAAGAAAGTCCTCTTGAAAGGTTTGGTATTAAGATCTTCAACCTTCAGGTTAAAAAGATCAAGTACGACAAAAACGTAGAGCGTCAGATCGAAGCTCAGCGTAAGATCTTCATGGATATTCAGACTGCTATTGCAAAGGCTAAAGAAGCTGAGCAGAATGCAATCAAGGCCGTTGAAGAAGGTAAAGCAAATGCTGCCACTGCAAAATGGGCACAGGAAACGTTGAATGCAACGGATATTGCTCTTGCTGAAAAGAACAAGAAAGTTGCAAAGCTTGATAAAGAAGCAGCAAGGTTTACCAAAGACAAAGACATTCTTCTTGGTCAAGGTATAGCTGAAAAGCGTAAGCTGATCATGAAGGCTGACGGTGCTCTGAAGATGAAAATGGACACCATGAAGGAAATTGCCAGGATCAACGCCGAAGCAATCAGGGACTACAAAGGTAACTGGGTTCCACAAATCGTCTACGGTGGCGGTGGTGGAACAGGCGGAACAGCACAATACAGTGCAGCACAGACGATGATGGAGACTCTGACCGTAAAGGCCATGAAAGATCTGTCACTCGACTTGTCAACCAAGTAACCCAACGCGCGACTAGCGCCCAACCCCAAGTCTGGGGGTCAGTGAATTCTGGCCCCTGGACGCTATTAATATCATGAGAATAAGAAAATTCTTAAATAAGATTATGAATAGAATAAGCATAAATGGAGTAAAAATTAGTGGAGACCTTGTTGCAGGCAGTAGCATACAGATATGCAATGGTAAGGTTACTATTAATGGCAAAGATGTTACTCCAGATTCAAAGAATATTAACATATCTATTGAGGGTGATGTAGATACCCTTGATGTAGATTGTTGCAATACAGTTAACATAAAAGGAAACGTAAAAAGTGTACATACTACGTCAGGAGATATAGAGTGTGGTAAGGTATATGGTGACGTTAAGACAGTATCTGGAGATGTTATTTGTGGACAAGTAGGCGGCGCAATTAGAACTGTATCAGGTGACATAACACATAGAGGAATGAAATTACATAGATGAGATGAAAAAGAGACAGAAAAAGAAGAAGAAAAAAATAACAGCACGTAATCCATGTGTAGCAGACGGCTCTTTGTTTACTATGAAGGGAGGTCTCCTAGACAGGGATAAAAAGTCTGTAAAGAAGAAGAAAAGAAGACAAGAAGATAAACAACTAATTAAGGAGCAAACAGATGTCTGAAGGAAAAGAAGGTATAATAACACAGATTAAAAAGAAGATAGGATCTGCTGTTGAAGAGTCTATCGCTAAGATAGATGCAAAAACAGTGGTTGATATTGCGGCTGTAGGTAGTTTTGCAGCAGGAGGACTTCTTATAGGCATAGGTATCAGTTATGATACAGCAGTAGCTGGTTTTGGTGGAGCAGGATTTGCTATTCTTGGATTAGCTCGTCTAATACATAATAGCGGTGGCTTCAGGTAATTGCAACTCGATAGAATACAGAATTTCGATCTAATATACAGCGAATTGAAAAAAAATTTTCCTAAGCTGTTTTACCTTCTTCCAAATGGAAAAGAAGCTATGGCGCCCGTTGATCTAGATGACTTGTATCATTCAAGTCTTCAGGTCAGCGGGATGTTTAATCCTCACGAAGCAGACATGACATTTATTCTCAGATGTCTATTCAACCTTAATATTTCTCCTGATAAAAATTATGATTACTATGAAATACTTACGACACCCATATGTTTTATCTTATGTGAACGTTTGTTTAATAACATGGTAAGCATAGTTTCAATAAAAATTCCATATAATAAAGGAGTATTACATGAGTGACAAGAAAGAAGGCTGTCCAGATGAACAATGTAAGACATGTGACAATAACGAATGCCCTGATGCACCAGGATACGAAGAGCATGAGCCTAGTGTTCTAAAGTTTATGATTGAGCATGCATGGCGTACGGTTAAGTCTGTTATAGATGCTATGATTGGAACGCTCAGAAACATAGGCATTTTAATCTCAGCTCCTTGGGGAATTCCATATTCAGGTCTCGTTTATAACGAGATGCAAAGGATTTACTTTGAGAACATCCAAAAGAAAAAGATTCCTTATATGAGGGCTCCACAGTTTATGATGCAGGATGCAATCATAGGAGTAGCACGTAATAAGAAGATACAAAAGAATATTACATTAAGAATACGAGCTAATAACGGTGGTAAAATTGCGTTCTATATCAAAATGTTTTTTGCTCCGTTTCATTACACTACTAAGTGTGTCAAAGAAAAGACTGCTCTTGCTAAAGAGACAATGAAGTATAATGATTCAATTATGAACCAGTATCAAGGTGAGGATGGTAAAATTGATGGAGAAAAAATGGCTAAAGTTACCATGCAAATCATGGAGCTGTTCGCTAGAACATTCATTAAAGGAGAACAACAAGATGAAGAAGGCTGAAATAACTGAAGAAGCAACTAAGAATTTAGTGGCATCAGCCAAGGTTGCAGTCCAGGCATCACTTCTTACAGTAGCATACAGTATAGGTTATGGTGCAGGAGCAGCAGCAAGAACATTCAATAAGATTGTTGGTGAAAAGAAACTTGGCTTTGTCAAAGAGATGATGATTGAAGCCGGCAAAGGTTATGAAACTGCTATCACAAAAGAAGAAGTAGAGGTAACAATTGCTGGACTTGCAGCGTAAGAAAAAGAAACAGCAGTCTAAGAGTGAGCATAATTACAAAGAGGCATTATCTATAGTAAAAGATAATCCTGATGTCTTTGATGACAGTGATATGATTACGCTTGTGACTGCTTGGTTTGGTACTGAAGCCTTAGAAACACTGGATAAAGATGCAGATGTTCTTAGGTGTGGATTGGGAACAAATCCCGGCGCTAAATGCATAAAAGATGAGTGCCTGATGATTGAGTTGTGTGTGCATAAAGATAGAAAGCCACTAGCAAAGGACGCTTCTGCAAAGTCTGATATTAAATCTAAATCACGTAAAGTAACAACAAAAGTTACATCAGCTAACAAACTTGGGATACACTTAAAGATTTAATTTTTCTCTCTTAAAAATATAATATACAGGAGAAAAGAATGACACCAGATACTATTTTTGCAGGCACCAATCCTAATGCAGCAATCTTTACTGTAGAGACACAAGAGGGTGCAACACCTGAAGATAAAGGTCATTCTATGATCGGTAATGCTACGATGAATCATCAGTCTTCTCTTCGTGCTATAGACAGAACCATATATCATGAGCTGCTTAGCTTTGCAGATGGCACCATCATGAGAATGGAAGACAATATGTATCAGGTTATACATGACTTCAGAGATATGGATGCTGAAGGAGCCGAAGCTTTTCTTGAAGCTAAAGGTGTATGTATGAACCCTGATCCAGAAGACATGTATGAGTCAGGTATAATGACTGCAATATCTGTGGAAGACTATGAGAAGAACATAGAACCACATGAGATTCCGTCAACTCCAAGACCAAAGTTCATCCATTGCGGTAACAGCAACCAGGTATTCTACGATGAATTTCCTGAAGATCATCCTGAATCAGGCAAGATTAACATGCTCCTGATGATGCTAAGATCGAATGCAAGTATATTGCTTAGTAATTATGTACATACAAGGCATATATTTGATCAGAATGCTGGCGCCTATCATGACTTTGTTCAGTATGACTGGTATGAAAACTGGTCTGATTATTTTACAGAGACTGTAGTAGCTATGCATGACAATGGATCTATCATGTCGACAACAATAGCTAATTCATTCATAGACATAGGTACATTCATTTCAACAGAGCATCCTGCTGAAGAGGCTATAAGAGACTGTATATCAGGTCATCTGAAAGAGATAGATGCTGACTATGGTGTAGAAGTACAGTTTACAGCAGAATGTAACAGTTTGTTAGGCTGGGAAGAAGAAGACATTGACGGCAGTACTATTAAGCATGCTAAGAATGAAAGCTATGCTTATCTGTCTAAGATGGAAAAGGACTGGGCACTATCATACTCTAGAGATGCTAGAGATGCTAACGTTCTTGGTATCTATAAGGATATTATGAGGGTTGGATCTGAGCTGTTTGCTGGAGATTTTAACACCGGTGAAAGTGGGGTTACAAGAGCCAGAAAGAGTAGACTTACATGGTCTAAGTATGCTTCACTTAAAAGAAAGTATGCTCCAAGACTTAAGATGAATGGGATTGATATAAATAAGTGCTTCCATTCTAAAGTCCTTTGTGATACAATAGGTCTTACTCAAAAGCATGCCAGTAAAGTTGTTAGTAGGCTTATAGAAAAAGAGTTTAAGAGTCTCGACGAAGTGTTTGCTTTTATAGGTGTAGAAAGATCTCTATTCCACACGACAAAAGAAAGAAAGCAGGTGGAAGAGATTGTTAATATTATAGACGCTGAATATGAAAAGGCAATAAAATATAAGACTCTTGATAGATTTCTAAAAGTGTCAGCTACTCTTATGAAGAAGAGAGATGCAGGAGAATTTACTGATGAGTTTACCGTATGGAAAGAAGTATGGAATCATCACAGGTCTCTCAAGGCTGACATCGTAGAAAGAAAAAGTAAGCTGAAGAAATAGGAGAACTATGGCTGACGAAAAGAAGGACGACAAGACAGAAGGCGAGACAAAGAAGCCTGAAGTTAAGAAGAAAAAGAAGGCATCATTAAGTCTTAACATGGGAGATGTTGCTGGCAAAGTAGTTAAAAAAGAAGCCAAAGAAGCAGCTCCCAAGGAAACTAAGACTGAAGAAAAAAAGGAGGATAAAAAGAAATGTGATTGTCCTGACTGTTCATGTAAACCAAAAGTAGCTACGGTTCCATTTGCTGAAGAAGATGAGGATCCGGAAATACAATTGAACATCAAGGGCAAACAGACTAAGCTTGAAAACGTAGCTCAAGAAGACTTTCTTGCCTGGGTAGAGAATGTAATGCCTATGACTAAAGATAAGTTTAAAAGACTACAGAAAATAGACTTTAGTAATTATGCAGAGAAGAGAAAGCTCTTCGATGCTGTTGCTAAATTTCATGAGGATACATTAAAAACAGACCTCAAGAACAGAGGGTACACTGGATTTCCTCTAACATAATAGCACGGAGGAACAAATTTGAAGTCATTTACAATAGCACTATGTATAGTGATAGCCATTTTGGCTGGTAGCGTAAGTAATAGTACGGGTGATCCTGGTGGATCAGTATTAGATTCTAGAGTAAACTGTGCACAGACTAATTGTAATCAGGCATACTTAAGATTTATAGATGAAAAGAACCCGCGCCTAAATAAGAAGACTGCTAGAGAAATAATAGCAGCAGTAAAGCATTTTGCTCCAAGATATTTTGGAGAAGGCTCTGTATTAGAGAATGGCACAGAGATAACCATAAGCATTATGGGTGTTGAAAGTCATTTTAATCCAAATGCTCTTGGAGATCTTAACTATAAAGATGGACCTGCATATAGTTTGATGCAGATACTTGAGCCTACAGCAGAGAATGCCAAGAAGTATAATGGAATTAAAGCTGCAAAGAATCTTATGGGATTGTGGGACAACATACATCTTGGGATGGCAGAAATCAATAGACTTCATGAAAGATATGATGGGGACTGGCAAGCAACAGTAACTGCATACAATATGGGTCACGAGAATGTTGATAAAATTATTAAAGGTAGTGGCTTAGCAAATTATTCAGACTACTGGGTTAAAGTCGAGAGAAATAAGCAGCGTATTAACTACATTAAAGAGGAAATATATGTACAAAATTTAACTGCAAAACTAAAACAATAAACAAAGAGAGGAGATGAGAGAGAATGGCAGACAAGAAAGTAGATGTAAGCAAGCTTATCACGGATGTTAAGCTGAAGAAGGTTGACTGGGAGCCTAAAGTTGCTGTAGGGCAGCTTATCCTGGGTGGAGTTATCAGTGTGGATATTGCACTCGTTGCATATCAAGACTCATACTTCGTGTCTTGGCCTCGTAAGCAAGGCAAAGAAGCAGGAGACGATGGGAAGATTCCATGGTTTGACATGGTAAAACCTGTTGGTGACGATGGTAAGATTGACAAAGAGATTGGTAACAAGATCAGTGAGATTGTTACTAAGGCCTATGAGGATCTCGATGACGATGCTCCATTTTAAGTAACATCCTGTAACCGGCGTAAGCCTATACAGACTAAAGCCAGATGCCTCGTGTGTCTGGCTTTTTTTATGCTGTTAATTTAAAATTATAATACAATATGAAAAAGAATCCAGATCTGATCAAGATAGAATTGACGAGTGGAAAAGAAATAGACATAGTATCTAAAGCATGGTATGCAGAAGCAGAATACTACGTAACTCATAAAAATTTCGATAAGATAAAAAAATATATCAAAGCAAATTCAACCAAGACACCAATAAATAATAAGCAGTTTGAAGAGTTTGTTAAAGGTGGATTAATAAAAAGGAATGCAAGTAAAAATGAGTGACGATTATGAGTGCGGAGATATAGTTTTATGTAATGGCCTACTAGGTAACGATGAAGCCGGCTATGCAGTAGTAGTGACAAATAATAAGTCACTAGGATCAGTCATGGTATATCAATTCATAAGTATTAATGATCATAACCATTCTAATGTGCCTGCTAATACAGGAGCATTTATAAATATGCTACGATTAATACGTGACAATAAAAACTTTAATATATTTAAAGATCCTGATAAAGCGATGTTCATAGATGTAGAAAGCTTCTTTGAAATAGATAACATAGAACTTAAATCATATGGTGCTTCATGTAATTCAGGAATGATAACTAAGCTATCTACTGTTACAAGAAATAATATCTTAATTCCAAATGGCTTAGTAATAATACATAACAATCTAACAAGACATGAGGTAGTTGGATGTAAAAATAATGAAACAGTAACAATGACACCGTATGATGGCTCAGTCTATGAGCATAAAACAAAGGACATATTTATAGAGTTTAATAGAGACATAATAGTTGATTTGATTAATAAGCTATGGCCTTTAGCAGCTACTAGAGAACGTAGTGTGATATCTAAAACAGCATTAAGAAATTCATTGAGAGTGAGGAGAGAGGAATAATGTCAGATAAGAAATACCCTAAGAGTTTTGATATATATAGAAAAGGAAAGGCGGCGGCACAGTTTAAGCTTGCGGCTGACATAGATAGGCCAGGAGTATTCCTTGAGCTATCGGATACACCTAAAGGTGATGGCTTTTTATGGGATGATAAGGTCACAGTGAAGCTTGGCATTCCTGACTTGACTAAGATAGCAAGTGGATTCAACAACGGGACAGAAGAGATTAAAATATATCATGATCCAGGTGCCGGGACAGATGATAAAGGTAAGATCAGTAAGAATATATCATTCAAAAGATCAGCTACTGGATACTATATGAATGTCAGCGTTGTCAAGGACAGGGTTCCAGTAAAAAGAATCAATGTTGCAATGAGCATGGACGAAGTATTTGCTTTAACAGTCTTGTTTGAGACTGCAATAACAAAGATATTGAGGTGGGGATAATGTCATTAATTAAACTTGAGTTACAATCAATACTTAATGAACTCAGAAGAACCAATAGGATATCCTATTTACCAGTCGGAGTTTATAATGAAATAAAAAGAACTATAGATAACATAGAGCTGTCGATAGAAATGTTTGAAGTGTTCCATGGTGGAGGTAAGCATATGATGCCAACTGATGAGAACACTGCATATGCAAGATACGAAGACGGGAAACTAACACTGGCATTTAACAATGGGATCCTTGATAGGGTAGCCATAGACAAAGGACCAGGACTCATGAGTATTATACTTGATACTTGTGCCTTGCGTTGTAACAGTTCAGACATAGAGTTCTTAAGAGTAGAGATAGACAAAGGGACTCTTGATTGTAATGCAATGGATATGAATGAGTATCTTGAAAGATTGGCAGCATTTTCTACAACTACAAATGTTATAGTAATTATGCCACCTGAACTTGTAATGTCAATCAAGCTTAGCAGTGACAAAGAGTCAGCTAAGGAAAAATCAAAGCCTACTGTATCATTTGGTGAAGATGAAGAAGCCATTGTTCAGGCAGAAGAAAGGCTTAAGAAAAGTGGTAGTAAAATAGAGACCAAGGATTAAGAATGAGTTTATTTTGTCATGGAATTATAAAGGTAACGACTCCTGCAATAATAGGATACACCAGTCAATACTGGTCTAGGATTGAGTTCCAAGCAGTATCTGTTGACCCTCATCACAGAATATGTAAAGAACATTCATATTTATGTGAACTTATAGTTCCAAAAGAAAGCAAAGATTTTGTTGAAGAACTGGTCCCAGGAACATGGTGCTTAATCAATGAGGCAAAAGTTGAAAGTCCTTTAGGAAAAAACTTTACAAAAATAGTAATAGGACATAAATACTTTGAAATCTTAGATATAAATAACATTGAAGGAGATCAGAATGGCGGATAAAAAGGATAAGAAAAATGTATATGAGTTCGATGACTCAGAAGAATCTTCAGAGCATGTAGAAGGAGATCATCCAAGACTTGATCCGCGTATGGTTGAGCACATGTTAAATATGTTTAAGAGTGCAGAAGCAGTCATCATTAACACTAAGGACATGGTAAAGCTTAGTACCAGAATAGTTGATGAAGATGATGAAGAGCAGTCAATGCCAGAGATGGTTCAAAATATAAATGAATATATCAAAGAGGAAATGGATGATAGCAAGAGTGCACTTGCAAGTATGGTACAACCGTTCCTGTTTAGTTCAATAGCTAACTGGGCAATAGATACATTCGAAGGTGAAACAGCACTATTCATACTGTCTAATCCATTAGCAAAAGAGATTGCTGTCACTGCTGTAATGCATGGATTCCTAATGGGTAACATGTTAAGAGAAAGTAATCTTCAGATAGAGTCTACCAGAGAAGACATCACTCAAGATGAACTTGACCTTATAAAAGCAAGAGGGGAAGTTCAAGACCTTGCAACAAAGGCAGCTATGACCGGTGAGCTTTCAGAAGTTCTCGATAGGGCTGTTCAAAGCATGAAGGAATCTGGTGCGTTTGATAAGAAAGATGACGACGACGATGACGAGGAGAAAGATGAGTAAGATATATGTATACACTAAGGACGTACAGACTGCTAAGAAGGCATTCTTTCTAGCGTTCTCGGATGTCTCACCAGATTTAGAGCCAGAAGGCTTTATTATAATCAGGGATATAAAAGGCTATGCCGGCAAGAAACATCCGGATAATGATCTTGTCTTTGCTACTGATCAACAAGTATTAAAGAAGCTTGAAAGAGCTACTCTAATAGATGTATCAGGTGATATGAAGACAGATGAAAAGCTTAAAGCTCTTGAAACAATTAAATTAAATATAAGTGAATTCTTAAGTAAAAATAAGAGAGCAGACATAAGTATTCTTGATGTTAACATAGGCTCATTGCCTGACATACTAGACAGGGATAAAATAGCCGCGTTCATAGAGACTTACAAGAGGTCTTATAAAAAACCAATCGTTATAACAAATAATAGTGGTGATGTAATTGGTATATTTGACAGCGTTAAAGACTTTGAAGGACATGAAAATACATATGATGTTCTTATGACAGTTGACGAATACATAGCAATCATGTTATCAGTGCTTGGATTCAATGCCAAGACAATAAAATTTGAAAGACGAAAGGAAGATGATGAAGCCTCATGATTATAAACCCATTAGTAAGAAGTCTCATAACAGAATTCGGAATGTCATTCTGCTACTATCAGCTAAAAAAATATGGACCTAGACTGATAAGTAAGGTAGATCGTACATTACTAGGTGTTCTTGAAGCAGTAGTGATTGAAGGAAAGGAGTATCAGTATTACTGTCAAGAATGTGAAACAATAATGCCTCTGTTTGAAGATGAAGACGTTAGTAAAGAGTTCGCCAAGTTTAAAGCCAGTTGTGAAAACTGTGATTCAAAAAATATTCATTTAAAAACTATAAAAATAAAAAAGGAGAAGTAGAATATGGCGACAGGAAAAGAAGTAGCAGTTAAAGATGAAGTAAAGCCACCTGCAGTATCAAAAAGGCGGCGAGTCGTTAAGAAGTCCGGAGGTATTCCAAGGGCTCTTAGTGAACTTAAGACCCTGGTTATGGCAAACACACAGCTGATATACTGTGTAACGTCGGAAGAAGAAAGATTGATTAAGGATTTCAGGGAGCATGTAGCATTCCCGAATGGTGTAGAGGTTCTGCATTGGTCATCATTCACAGGTATCATCAGGGATTCAGAGCGTGATCAAAGATTTACATGCGATGACAATGAGCCAAGCACAGCTGAATTCCCTAAGTCTTACAATCCTTCGCTGGCACTAAGAAACATTGCCAACTACGAGGTTACTGATAAGGCGAATGGCGCAGTGTTCTTCATGAAAGATATGCACACTGTATTCAATGAGCCTATCCCAAGACAGATGAGGGATACAATCAACTGGCTGGCTAAGAGAGACGATAGTCCTCCGATCTCTATCATTGTAGTAGCTCCAGAGATAGGGTTCAGCCAAAGCAACAGAGGTGGCGGTCTTCCAATAACTCTTGAAAAGGATATCGTTGTTCTCGATTACGATCTTCTGAATAGAGATGAGCTTGAAGATATCGTAAGGACTGCGGTTGTAGAGATCAATGCAGCTAAGAAAGAAGAAGGTCTGCCAGATCTTATTGACCTTGATGACGATGGCATACAAGAGATTGCACGTGCCGGTCAGGGTATGACATTCGATGAGTTTACCAGAGCTATGGCAACATCTCTGATTGACACAGGTACAATCGACGTTCAAGCAGTTCTTGAGCACAAGAAACAGGCGATCAAAAAGTCTGATATACTTGAAGTTCTTAGCCTGTCTGCATCTATGGATGATGTTGGTGGACTTGATGAGCTCAAGAGATATTTCGACAAGTATCGTTCATCATTCAGCGACGAAGCAAAAGAATTCGGAGTTGAAGCTCTTAAAGGTGTCGTTCTTACCGGTATAGCAGGTACAGGTAAGTCACTGGCTGCGAAAGCGGTTGCAAGCATGTGGAAACTTCCACTCCTGAGAATGGATGTCGGTAAGATCATGGGCTCTCTGGTTGGACAGTCAGAACAAAGAATGAGAGATGCTCTAAAGCATGCTGCTGCATGTGCTCCATGTATCCTGTGGATAGATGAAATGGAGAAAGGTCTCTCCGGTACTCAAAGCAGTGGAAGCACAGATGGTGGAACTACAGCAAGAGTGTTTGGTACTCTGCTTACCTGGATGCAGGAATGCGAAGAAGATGTTGTTGTAATCGCTACTGCAAACGATGTATCCCAGCTGCCACCTGAGCTTATCAGAAGGTTCAATGAAGTATTCTTTGTTGATCTTCCTGTAGATGCTGAAAGAGAAGAGATTCTTAGGATCCATCTCAAGAAAAGAGACAGGAACCCTGAAGATTTCGATATCAAAGAGATTGTTGCACAGACTAATGGTTATACCGGTGCAGAAATCGAGAAGATCGTTCAGGAGTCTATAGCATCTGCGTATACACTCGGAGCTAAGAAGGTTTCATCTGAGCATGTTCTTCAGGCTTGTGGTGAACTTAAGCCTATCTCCAAGCAGATGGCAGATAAGATCGGTACACTAAGAAGCTGGGCTGATGATAAGGCAAGATTTGCGTCTAGCGAAGCTCTTAGTAACAGGTCAGGCAAGAAGAAGAAAGTAAAGACCAGTATCTCGAAAGGTCTTGGTGGTATTGTGAAAGGTTCCGCTGTCGCAAAGAAGACAACAGAAAAAAAATCGTAATTAAACATTAAAGAAAGGAGTTTCAAATGTCACATTGGGTAAAGGTTTCTACAAAGCTGGAGGACATAGCAATTGCTTCCAAGGCACTTACAAAGCTTGGTATAAATCACGAGGTATCTACCAGTAAGAAACAGCTTTCAGTTACAGCTGAAGGTAGAACTGCGAATGTAGATATCAAGATTGAAGATGGCAAAGGACATCTCGGTCTTGTGAAAGAGGATGATGGAAACCTGGCGTTCGTAGGAGATTTCTACTACGGTAAGTTCAACCAAAGAGATCTTACAGAACAATTGTCTACAAGGTATTACATCGAAGATGCCGTCGACAAGCTGGAAGGACTTGGTTATTTCGTTGACAACGAAGATGACTTCCAGGTCAATGAGCGTGGACAAATTGAGTTCACTGCCACTAATCCGCACAACTAGAATCCTAATATACTAGGTTCTGTAAATAAAATTTTTAAGACTGAAAGGAGTACAAAAATGTCACAAGTAATTGTGTGTATAGATCATAAAAGTGGTAAGACCACGTTCGAAGTCAACGGAATTAAAGGCGAAAGCTGTACGGAAGTTACTGCACAGCTCGTTGCGGGGCGTGAGATCGAGGATGAAAACGTAACGGAAGAGTTCCATTACAGAGAGTCGCTGCCGAACTATAGGGACGACTGATAAGAGTCTGGAAGGTCTGCCTCGAAAGAGGCGCACTAACTAGAAAGAATAAGACTAATTAAAAAAAAGGATAACATGATTAAGAATCTCACAAAAGGCAGAATTCATAAGACTTCATTGTTTGTACAACCAGATTACAAATGTAATGTTGGATGTAAAGGGTGCTATGCTCTGAAAGGATCTGATTATAGTTCTGCCGAGTTCATCAAGAGTATGTCTGAGATAGAAACTGCAGTCAGTAAAGATATGGCTGAGTTTAATCAGGTAACTATTAGTTTTAATGATCTTGATGAAGGTGATGCAGTATGGTCATATCAAACATGTAAACCATTTATAAGAAAGATGGACAAAGAAAAAGTTCATTATGCATTTTCTGTAAATAGCATTGAAGTTTACGCAGATATTATAGATTTCAGTGAGTGTAGTGCACTAAACGTCTCATTTGATAGAGTCAAGTGGGATAAGATGGGACTTGGTGCAAGAATGGAAGCTACAGATGCAATGGAAGGGATCATAGCAAATCATCCTGATCTTCATATAAATATAAACTTTTTACTAGAGCCATCTGGTGCAAGTTCAAATGAAGAGATTGACCATGACTACTTAACACTTTCATATGCTGAATCATTTGCAGATTCTATACACCTAATAATGAATAAACCAATTAAGAATTTATTCAACAACGATCATATGCAGCAGTTCAAAGATGTATTCGAAGATTATGTCAAGACTGCTATGAAATACAAGAAAGTATTCGGAGACAAGATAGATATAGACGCATGTGTAAAGACTGTGTTAAGAAATCTTATAAACGATACAACTTATACATGTAGAGCTGGAATAGATCATGTTTCTATATGGCCTGAAGGAAAAATGACCGGCTGTCCTTATAGAGTACCAGAATCAGAGTTAAATGGTAAGGCAGGAAGCACTGTAAGCTTCTTAGATTACGATGACGTAAACGATGTAAAGATATCAGAATTTACGCACTGCTTATACAATGGTTTATCTGTAATGTATGGATCGCTTGACGGCTTACACGAAGCATTAGATATAAGTGGAAATGAAATAGACAGATTAAAATCTTTAATATAAAAATAAAAAAAACAAAACAAGGAGATGTAAGATGAGCAAGACAACAGTAAGGAAACAACCAGCCGGCTACAAAGAAAGGTTCTACACGCTAAGCGACAAGGATGGTAAGCCAATTATCACCGTGTGCCTGATGCACAATAAGAGACTTACAAAGTTCGCCAGAGGAGTAGCTATTTGTTCTCCAACTGAGAATCCCAGGAAGACAAAAGGAAGGGACAAGGCTCATGGTAGAGCAGTAGAAGCTACCTCAAGTCATCTGTCAGAGAACGTTGTCAGAAGGGAGGAAGCTCTTACGCAGCTTCAGAAAGTAGGTGCATTCGAGAAGGGTCTTAGGAGACTTACTGAATGTAAATCTGCATTCTTCGACAGTGTAAAAGGTCTTACAAGTATCGAGAGATCTATGCTTGAGGTTGATGTACCGGCTGTGCCAACAACGTAATTAAACTCACTTAAGGAGTAAGAAATGGCTTTTGAAAAAGGCGTAGCAAGAATTGATAAGGTTGTATCAAACTTCAGGAAACAAATCACCGAGCTACAGCTTGGTATAGAGGAAGTGGTTGTTGAAGATGGCAAAGCAGATGAAAAACTTTCAGATGCTGAAAAGGTATTCAACACTGTCAAGAAAGATGTTACTGAGAAGAAAGAATGTCTCAGTAAGAGTAAGAAGCAAGCCGAGAACATCAAGACCAACATTGAGAATCTTATTAATGTTGATTAGTAATACTAGGCTGCCTCCGGGCAGCCTTGTTTTTTGAGGAGAGAGTGAGAGATGGGTGCAGCAGATAGTAAATTAGTTAGATCGGCTATGTCTAAAATCAAAGATCTTAAAGACGACCAAGCCAAAGACTTTATAGAGAAAGTTAAAGATAGCAAAGAGACCTTTAATAGGGTTAACGAAAAGTTCTATACTCAGTACAGAATAGATGGTAAGACTATGCCTGAATGGAGAGAGCATTTCTATATTAAGATAGAAAAAGATGCGCATCCATCCAAGTGTAAGCAGTTGTTAGCTGAGCTCTCAGAGAAGCATCAAGAAGCATCGTTCTATTATAGTAGAGCAGGCGCCCTTGAAAAAGCTTATGGATCTGAAAGAGAGAAGGCATACAGAGAAAAGTATAGAGAGACTACCGATGCAAGAACAGGTAAGGATGGTAAAGCTCCAGCTTCTACAACACTACAAACAATAGCAAGTAATGGTGTTCAAGAGTATGACGATGTTATATATAATGCACAGATCGTTAAGGACTTTTGGAAAGGGATCATAGAGCAGCTTAAGTATAGCTACAAACTCATTAACGATATTACAATTAATAATGGGTATGAAATAAAAATGTCACCGCCACCTCATTAAAATAATATTCTATCTCTTTATTAAAAATCTTAAAGGAGATACACAATGATATTTAACGCATTCGCTCTAGCAACAGTAACTTTTATAGGAATGGTTTTACTATATAGAAAGCTGCCAGGCTGGATGAAAAAGATGCTACTTAAAGGTGACATCCTGACCGATGCATTAGCTGCTGGAGTAACATATATGTTCCTAGGTGGAACTGCAACTGCACTAATAGCTGCTGGTCTTGTTGGAATAGTAGTTAGTATGACACTATCATATGCTAAGCATGCTGCTAAGCTTGAAACAGGTTATATATCTGGGGAGCCAGAGTTAAAAAAAACATAAAAGAGTAAAGGAGAGAGTGAGAGATGAGTGATACAGATAGAGGAGCAGTAAAAATAAGATTTGAGAAAAACAGAAAGTTCTCATTGATGAGCAACTCCACTGACGTGGATGGTACACAGGTACTAGCAGGAAGTAAGGTTGTTATTAATAAAAAGATTTCAGATCGTCTATCCCCGGTAGAAGGAGATATCTTCTCCTGTACAAAACTAAAGCACAGGGCAAAAGGAAACTTCTGGTATGGAAGTGGTAGCATAACAAAGAGTGCAGTAGAGAAGGCAAAGAAAAGCCTATATGAAACTCTTCGTGAAGCACCAAAGCCAGATGGATTCATAGTAGATGACGAAACATGGACTCTACTATTGAGAAACATATTCAAAGGAAAGCATACAGTTCTGGTTGGTCCTACAGGATCAGGAAAAAGTGAGCTTGTTAAGCATGCAGCAGAAGTCCTAGAGTATAACTACAGCGCCTATAACTTAGGTAATGCTATGGATCCAAGAAGCAAACTTATCGGATCTGTTAATCTTGTTATGGATGAGTCTGGAAAATGTAATGTAACTAATTTTGTAGAGTCAAGGTTTGTTACAGACATACAAAGAGACAAGTCAGTCATACTAATGGATGAGATTAACAGAAGCAATCCAGAAGTTAACAACATGATGTTGACTCTTCTTGATGGTCAGGGATATCTTGAGCTTGATGAGCATCCTGAGCTTCCAGTTGTTAAAAAGAGCAAGTCTTGTGTGCTTATAGGAACAGCAAACATTGGTGATGAGTATGTAGGAACAAATATACTTGACCGTGCATTCAAAGATAGAGTATCAATCATAGAAATAGACTATCTTAATAAGGATCAAGAGAAGGCTCTGCTTATTGAACGTACTGGTATCAGTGCAGAAGATGCAGAAATGGTAGCAGACTTTGCAGAAACATGCAGAGGTATGTGGAAGGCAGGTGAAGTATATTCACCAGTGTCTACAAGAATGACTATCGAGGCTGGAGATATGATAGCTGATGGATTTAGCTTCAATAGAAGTATAGAGGCATCAATACTACCTTTCTTTGATGACGATGGTACTGCATCATCAGATGCAACTAAGATTAAACAAGCTTTACAGAAGAAGGGCTAATAATGAGCAGTAAGCTTAGTAGTATAGCAAAACAACAGAGTAAAAAGACTGACGAAGAGGATGACTCTAAGTATAGTTGGCTAGATGACTACCTTGCTTCTAAAGATAGTGGGAAAGAAAAAGAAGAGAAGGATGCCTGGTGGAAAAAGTCTGCATCTCACGAGCCAAGTGCCCATGAGACTGCTGCTAGATCATGGTGGGAAGACAGAAAAAACGAAGATGACGATGAAGAAGATGACACTACGTCATACGGATCATACGGAGGATATAGTTCTGGCTCATACGATGGATATGGCTCTGCTTATTCAGGATACAGTACTGGACGTTCATATTATGCAGGCGGATCTAATTCTATTTTTAGTTCTAGGTCTGCTTCATATTCCACTACTTATGGAGGAAGTGCTACAGATATATCTAATCTTCGTGAGCATCTAGATATAAAAAGCTTTGTGTCTAACCTTATGGCTATACATGACTCTTCCACTAAAAGACATATCATATTTCAGGCTGATACAGCCAGTGGTATTGGAAATATACTAAGTCCTGTGACTAGTAATGTTCCTATCATGGCAGATGTTCTTCTAATGGATAGTTCTGTTAAGTCATTCAATGAAAGACTTGACATTCTTAGTGGACAATGTCTAATGACTGCAGTCATGAGTAACTCGTCTGTTAAGACTGGGATAACTGCTGCAACTAAAGGAAAGATATCAGAGTATGCTTTAAAGCATGCACATGCAGAGAAGGTATCAACGCTTCTTAAGTATATTGTTTCTATGCTTGCAGAAAAGATGGTTGAAGAAGATGTTATTAAAAATAGTCCAGGGTATAGAAATTATATAACTAGCTTTAGAGACTATTATTATGCTGAACGTCTGGTCACCGGTGTTACAAAGTTCAAGACATTAACTGCTCTTGATATAGCATACACTGCAATTAGACATCCGGAAAAGATTCAAGATGTATTAGATGCTGCTAAGACACATATAGAGCCAACAGATCCTACAGTTTATACGGATATTGTTAATACACATACAATGTTAGAAAGGATAGTAGATATCTCTGACCTTACTAAGGATAACATATTTGAAAAAGCTGCCCGGACTATGATGGTTATTCTATCTGCTCAAAGTAAGATTGGAGTTGAAACTCCAGCAGAAGATGTATCCGGAATAAATGAATCAGCATTACAAGAAGTACTTGAAAGACTAGAGGCAAACAAAAGTCTTTTAGGTATGATGAATAAAAGAGAAATGTCAGAAGGAGAATCAGAAGTTATGTCTGCTCTTGAAAGGCTTGAGAATTACGACTACTCAAGTTATGAAGCAGAGGATCCAGTTGAAAAAGGACTAACACACTTCAAGAATTTTGATGTAAACTTCTACACAATGAAAGGTGATAGAGATGATTACGACATAATTAAAAGAGGTATTGATGCATATGTTGGACCTCTTAAAAGGATGATGAAGTTTAGAGACTTAACCAAAAAGACTACACTTACATCACAAAGACGTGGAACATTAGACAGAGGTAAGCTAGCTATAGCAAATAGCACTGATAAAATCTATAAGAAAACATATGTTGATATAGCTAACAGTGTATCAATATGTCTTGTTGTAGATGAATCTGGTAGTATGGGTGGACCAGGAATAGATGCAGCAAGAGCATTAGCATGTCTATTCTCTGAAGCATTCATGGGCTCTAAGACAGTTGAGTTAAAGATATATGGACACAGTGCTCAAGAAGAATCAGAAGGTTATGGAGATGAAAATCAAGTTGTAATAAGAAGATACCCTAATAAGGAGTCTATATCTGAGTTGAGAGCCAGATATCAGAACATGGATGGCATAGCAATGCACGCCATAGCTAAAGACTTTTTAAAGGTAGCGAAGAAGGACAACAAAAAGATAATGATTGTGTTGTCTGATGGAAATCCATGGGCGTATGGATATTCAGGATCCGCTGGAGTAAAGCACACTAAAAAGTGTATTGATCTCATTGAAGGAATGGGAATCACTCCAGTGCAGGTAGCAATAGCAAGTCATGTTGATTGTGCAGAGATGTTTAAGAGATGGTTTAAGTTTACAAACGTCTCAACATTTCTACCTGATATGGAGAAGATGGTTAAGAACGTCCTGAAGAGGGCATGATGAGGAGAGAGGATTGCAATATAAAAGTGGTGAGGTATTCGCCGTAATAGAGGAGCTTGCGAAAGATGACCTATTGCAGGGCGGGGAACCCTATACGGGCACCCTAAGTTTATCTAATAGTAATAAGAAAATAAAAGGTACAAACATTGCTGGCATTGATACGTTTAGAGGCTGTAATCATGGCTGCCTGGACTGCTATGCCAACAAGATGAGCAAGATTGCAAGAAAAGACTTTGGCAATGCCGTTCCTGTATTGAGTTTTACTGGTAAGATAAAGCCAGAGAAAACGTACAGGATTGGCACTGTTGGAGATCCAGATCATGACTGGTCTCATACATCAGCTGTTATAGGTGAGATGAAACGTCTAGGTCTTTTGAATTACTTCTGTATTACTAAGCTACAAAGTATAGAAGGCATAGATTCAGATCACATAAAAAATCTACAGGTGTCTGTAGATCCCCTCAACAAAAAGCACTTCTTCAAGACTTTAAGAAACATATTAAAGATAAGAGGTAGGATACCCGGCATCATCATTAGATTGAGGACTGTACGGACTGAAAACAGGGATATCAACCGCCTTCAGACTACAGCTGTGTTGTTTGCCAAGAAGTATAGCATAGAGATCCTTGAGACTAAGATGAGATTTAGTAAGAAGAGATACCTCGAAGCACTTCAATGCTATGGTTATCATAGACCTAAAGGAAACTATGAGACTGAAGGATCTATCTTAGCAGGACTTGAGATGTTATGTGATACAGAAGGCAAAGGATCATGTATAGGTTGTGGAATATGTGAAGACCATGGGAGAAAGTAAATGATAACTGAAGAAATGAAATGTGATGCATGTGGTAAAGACTTTGAGATGGCTAACTCCCATGATTTACATGACCGTAAGAATTACTTTGGAATCAAACAGTTTAGAGAGGATAAGCCTGGAGTATCAGAGATTGAGAATCTAACTGGAGTAAGCCTGTCAAAATGTAAAGGTTTAACGTACCATTTGTGCTCCTACAAATGCTTGATGAGAAAATATGCACAATTAATACTTCCTGAACTAAAGAAGGAACGACAAGAGGCAAAGAAGGAGGAGAAAAAAGATGCCTGATGCAGATTGTATAATGTGGTGGGGATACATTCATACGAATGAGACCATACAGATTAAAAGATATTTCGGACCAGAGGACATAGAAGAAGCTATAGAAAGTCCGTTCGTAGGAGAACACCATGGACCGTTCGAAGCAGACTCTAGAAGACACGCTAAACAAAAGTTGGTGGAACATTTCAGATCACTAAATAAGCCATTCAGAATACCAGAGCATTTCTAGAAGGATAGATCTGATCCGCCGTTGAGAGGGAGGAGAAGATGAGAAGACAGTTAGTTAACATAGAGTACCCAGAACATGGTACAGGATATACATTGCCTAGAATGTATCTTATAATGGAATCGTATCCAGATAGATTCGTTGGCATAGACGTAGAAGAATACATAAGAACAGGAAATGTTAAGGACTCATACAGATCGCTAAAGATGTCAAAGATACCTCATCGAGGAATGACAACGATAAGCTTTCCAGTATTAAATAAGGATCGAGACTTTCCATATCCAAGAGAAGAGAAGTTAGATAAGATAGCAGATGGATTTAAGAAAAGCCATAAGAGAGTGGCATTTTAATGAAGGTATTAAGAAAAGGAGAAAGAAACGGCTTGGTAGCAGCTCTTAAGGCTGACGTTTCAACACGTATATTAACAACCTCAGATAAAGCCCTTGCTCTTGCAGAGATGCGAGAGAAGATAATCCCTGTTATACTATCTATTTATGGGGCAGAATCTGCAGCCAGTATCTTAAAAGAAGTAGAAAGAGTAATGGAAACAGTTGAACCAGAGGAGGAGAGAGTGGCACTAATAAGCGTAGAAGCAGGCGATATATTTATAGCCAACTATGATTTTGAGAACATAGGTGCAACTATAAATGATGGTGATGTTATAGTAGTGATATCAACTGGATATAACCTAGAGATAGGAGTAGCAACAGACGTTCATGGTGCTAAATGTGGAGCATATATAGACAGGTGGACACTAGAGGAAAATGCATTGGTATCAAACTGTACCAAGCATGTTGAACCTGGAAAAGAAACTAAGGTAGCTGCATCAGTAAGGAAAGAACCTATTTTTAGACGTATGAATAAGAAGCAATTTCTGGTGGCATTATCAGAACACTAAGAGAAATGAAGTTAAATATAGAACTTGTTCCTTCGTCATCCTGGTATAATAATCTAAGAAATGTATTGCGACCAGCTGGATGGGAAAAGATAAGAGTTCAAGTCTTAGCGAGGGCTAACGGCAAGTGCGAGATTTGTGGAAGCAGGTCAAAGAAGCTTGAGTGCCATGAGAAATGGGAGTACAATGATGAGACTAAGGTTCAGTCACTCTCAGATATTCATGCATTATGTTATAGGTGCCACAGAATTAAACATTTTGGGCTCTCGCTAATACAATCTAGTAAAGGGATTGTTAACATTAATACTCTTGAAGATCATTTCATGAGAGTTAACGAGTGTTCTTATGCAGAGTTTGAAGAACACGTTAGTGAATCATTTAGAATTTATGGAGAGAGGAGCAGAGAGGAGTGGCAGATTGATATATCTGCTGCGGCCAGGTATCTAGAAGAATAACTATACACAAGTCATAAGTCTGCTGCAATCGGCAGACGCAACAAGTTTTACCCTGCGGGTAAAAGGATCTATGATGACCTGGATCCCAGGGGACCCTGAATTCCTAAGTGTTACGTACAGGAGAAAAAGTTCAACTAATTCAACCGGTTACGTATCCGGATGGCCAAAGTTAACTTTGCCTGCAGCAGGAAACATTTAATAGGTATACAGTTGTCTATGAGTTATAATGTATTTAGAATACCAAAAAGGAACGGAAAGTTCAGGATTATAGAAGAACCTGACCCTGAGCTTAAATCCCAGCAGAATTCTGCTCTTGCTGAGTTCGAAGAGAGCTCTATGATGCAGCCATCTGAATATGCACACGCCTTTATTAAGGAACGGAGCATAGTAACAATGGCTGAGAATCATGTAGGTAAGAATTTTGTGGGTTGCTGTGATATCGAAGATTTCTTTCCGTCCATAACAAGAAGGAAACTTTCAATGAAGATTCACAGTGGTGTATTGACGAGTTGTATAGGTATATGTGTACATGATTTTGGTGACGGAAAAGGACAAAGACTACCTCAAGGTACACCGACCTCACCATACCTGTCTAACATATACTTGTATGACTTTGATCACACAATTGCACGCATAGCAAATGAACATGAAGTGACGTACACTAGGTATGCAGATGACTTAGTGTTCTCTGGAGACAGACGTGCAGACATAGAGTACTTACTAAATAGATCAAAGCAATTACTATGGGACGTTTATGATTTAAAAGTACATCCCAAGAAGACTAAGATCATGCACAAATCCCAGAGACAAATGGTATGCGGTGTTGTAGTAAATGAAAAGTTAAATACACCAAGAGAGAAAAGAAAGAATCTGAGAGCTGAAGTTCATCAGCAAGTTATAGCTGGGGCAGAGAAGCTAAACAGAAGAACAACAGGTAAGCTAGCATTTCAAAATATGGTGATGAGGAGGAACTATGCGTAAGGTAGAGATTGAATTTAGTAGTGATGAATCAGCTGCAAATTTTATGGCATGGCTAAGTGATGGCGGAGGAGAGCAAGATTACTTTATGCTCATAGATGAATCAGGACAGCCTGGTGAAAGTGGATTTGATTATGACTTCGATAACTTCACTGTGAAAGGGAGAGGGTAACAATGGCAGGTAGACTCATGACTCCGGAGCATCCTGAATGGGACGACTTCATGGAGATGTTAATTGATCAATTGGTTGAAGACTCAGGCATGGCACTTGAAGACAAGATCACTCTTGAGCATATAGTTAAAGGATGTGATCATACATTTGAGAAATCAAGAGCAGCAATGATGTTAATAGAAGATGCTAACATAAGAGAGTCACTTGAAAACTTTAAAGATAAAGGTGGATACTGTGACTGCGAAGTAGTTCTCAATATGCATCCGAGAGAGGACGAGGAATAAAGATGAGTCATTTTTCAACAATTGTTCTGGTTGAACCAGAAGATGCAAAGGAAAATATAGAAGAGAAGATAGCTAGTCTGCTTCATAGGTATAATGAAAACGATTCTGTAGAAGAGTACGATAGAGCTTGCCATTGTATAGGTTCTATTGCGAGAAAGCATGCTAGAAAAGTTGCTGATGAAAAAGCTGGAACTATTTATGAGCTTAGAGAATCATTCAGGAACAGAGAACCAGGTGTATCCAACGATGATTGGCAGGAACATATAGCTGAGTACAACAGAATAGAGAAAGAAGCATTCGATGCTCATAAAATGAATGACAAACCTGATCCTGAATGTGGATTCTATACAGAAGACTTTCACCCAGATGATCACGAAGCTGGAGAAAGATTTGAGGATGGATCTGGATGTGGAGCTACAGGAACATACAAGTCTACATACAATCCTGACTCTAAGTGGGATTGGTATTCAATAGGTGGCAGATGGACTGGACTACTTGATAGTGAGTTTAGTCCTGAAGATAATCCTAAGAATCTCCAAGAGTGCAAATCTTGTAGTGGAACTGGCAAGATAAGCACAAGAGATGTCACTGAGCTTAAAACCTTAAAAGTTAAAACTAAAGTTGAACACAAAGAAAGAGACTGCAAAAGATGTAACGGAACAGGAGAATCATTAGTATGGCCTACAAGTTATGCTAAGTTTGACGGAGATATTAAGCCTGTTGTAGATTTTCCAGAAGATACAAGTCCATATGCAATAGTTCTTCCTGATGGTACATGGTTAGAGAAGGGAGAGATGGGATGGTTTGGCATGTCATCAAATGAAAAGTCAGATGATGATTGGGACACCGTTGTTAAAGAAGTATGGCAAGAATATGGCGACTGCATAGGTGTTGTAGTTGACTGTCACATATAGGAGAGAGATGAGCGAGATACTAAAGTTAAGAAGATGCCCAGACTGTGCAGTAAATCCAGGACAACCACACTTAGTTAACTGTGATGTTGAAAGATGTAGTACATGTGGTGATCAGAGATTCAGTTGCAACTGTAAGAAGCATGATAAGTTATTTGCCAGGTGGACTGGTGTATGGCCTGGAACACTTGAGTCAGAAGCTTTGGGTATAGACCTAAATGAATTTTACATACAAGGGTATAACGATATATTCTTTATTAAACCTACAGGAGACTAAATGTTTAAGAAATTAAAAGCGTTTGCAATAGCAGCAGTGATTGTACTGTTGTTCCCTGTAATGAGTCTTGCGTATGTGCTATGTGGTACACACTAGATGAGTATCTAAGAATAGTCGTACCAATGTATGAGTGCAAGGTCAGAGACATACACATAGGTGATTGTGATCCTAGCGTATATGGATGGAGTGAAGACTCATGCAAAGTTCTTAAGTCATTCATGGAAGAAAACAATATTAAGGAGATCTCCCTAGTATGAAGAAGACTAGAGAGATGAACTACACAGTATGTGATGACTGCGAAAAAGAAGTTGTAAGCGTAGTCAATTGTGCTAAATGTAATAAGGAATTATGCAGGCACTGTTACAAGTCAACTCCATTTGCAAGCTACTCATTCTGTGAGGACTGTTATGGATCTAGTCTAAAGAAAATATGCGAAGAATTCGAAAAGGAATGGAAAGTATTGATGGAAGAGCACGATACTAAATGCGATACAATGTTTAAGAAGTATGGAACCAGGTTAGAAGAAATCATAACGGATCCAAATGAAAAAGACTAAAGAAATAGAAGATAAGATAGATGAACTAAGGACTCAGGTAATAGCTACTGCACAAATGACACTTGACTTAGCTCGTACTAATTTTGAACACGACAAAGCAAAGGAGCAAGGAATAAAATTGAAAGAATCATGGAACGAGTTCTTAAATGAATGGCAAGAACTTCAAAAAGAATTGCAAGTAGAAGCTGTAGCTAGAGATGCTGCTGAGTCTACAGAAGAGAAGACAGAGTTCGCTAGGCTGACCGGTCTAGTTAAAAAGGCGTTCTAATATACCGTAATAGATAAAAAAATTTTACCATACCGTACTTCACCGGTATCAGAAATGTTGTTTAGCCTGGGATGAATTTATTTGACTTCCTACAGTTGTCACCAACAGTAATTATATCAAGATTTCCCTCTACATGTAGTCCGGAAACAAGTTTACCTTGCAGAGGAATAACATGGTCTACTGCAAACTTCTCCGTACAGCCTGCAGTTTTAGCTGCCAAATTAATCTCTGCACACTGATCATATATATCTTTGATCTTATCTATATCTGCCCAAGCTACAGTTCTTTGTAGCTTCATAGCGCGATGCTTTGAGCTGTTAAATAATACTTTCTCTGGGTTGTCTTTTCTCCACTGCACGCCTCTGGCTCTAGCTGTATCAGCGTTATCTTGGCAATACTTAGACATCCTAATAGATATTTCGTACTTGTTGTCCTGATAATAGCGCTTCCTATAGTCTGGGTTGTCTTTGTGCCATTTAGCAATATTTTCTTTAGCTTTTATCACAACATCAGGATTATCTTTCTCGTATTGAACCCTTTTAATGCGCGACTTCTTTATATTCTCTTTATTGTATTGACTAGTGCAGCGTTTACATTTAGATTGAAACCCAGATTTTGATCTTTTGTAAATGCTAAATTTAGACACTGGCTTAATCTCTCCGCATGGACCACCACACTTTTTCTCTTTAATCATATGTATCTCCTTTCTATAATATTAACCAACTTCAATAAGCCCAAGCCTAATTATTTTTTTTCTAACTTTTACGTTTGGCTCCCACAAATTCTGGTTGACTTTCCAGGCTACCTAATATATAATTTTGTTTTATAATATCTTATTAGCAGGAAATCTCTTGACTCCTAGCTAAATTCCTGTATAATTACGTCATTAGTAGTTCCTTTTTTATGAAATCTAACGCTTGGCTAATCGAAAAATGTTCTTGACATTTACCTCATATTCATAGTATAATGTGCTTATAACTTAAAGAAGGGAGACCTATGAGAGACAACACAATTATAATTAAAAAAGGTGGGACACTAGAATACTGTACCCATGAATACAATGAAGAGTACGACAGGAGAGAACAAGTCATAGTTGATGTTGCTGACACTGTTCATAGGTTCCTATTCAATGAGTGCTCTATTGAAGATGGAGTCACACTAAGAGATCTATTTACTGTAATAGAAAAAGATGCCCAGCTATTCGAAATCATCATACCACACTACGTACCAGAATTCATAGAAGAATCTAAACAACCAATAGAAGGTAAGCCAGCATTCAACAGTGACTCACAGCTAGAGATCTACTGGTCAAACGAACACGACAACTATGATGGCGTAAATGAACTCGTAAGCTTCATAAGCTTCCACGCTATCTCAGCAAAAGACGAGCTACCATCAGCATTAGACTTCATACCAGTAAACCATCTTATAGACCTACCAATAATACTTAACACAGACTTTAAAGTTTATGGAAGGATAGGATATCCAGATAAAGATCCTACTACCTTTGACTTTGGCACTAAGACATTTAACCTTATAGAAATAGTGCGCGCTATATTTTATGAGCTATCATTTTATGGGCCACCATCTAGAAGGAATGAAAATAAGGAAGCAATATTAAACATATCAAGGAGGGTAAAAAGTGAAGAGTAAAGAGACAGATCCCAATGGGATTGACCAGCATGCACCTGGAGCTAAGCTTGACGAAGGCAAAGTACTTGGTGGATTGCTAGTAGATTTTGGCCTAGCACTGATGGCAGTAGCTGAGGTAGGAACACATGGTGCAGAGAAATACACTCGTGGAGGATGGCAACACGTACCTAATGGAATCATCAGGTATAAAGATGCTATGTGGCGTCACAATCTCAAAGAGAGATACGAGCGTGTTGACAAGTTCTCCAAGCTAAAGCACGAAGCACATTCAGCATGGAATTCTCTAGCTAGGCTTGAGCTAATGCTGAGGGAAGAATACAATTACATAGAAGGAGAAGATATTAATGGGGATTAGAGACGACGTATACAATCAGAGGTACAAAGGCTACGGAGAAGAAACATGGGAAGCCCATACCTCACTAAGGATAGGTAAGACTGCTGCACAAGCAGAGCATCCTGACAAGCAGGACTACTGGACAAGTGAGTTCAAGGCAGCGATTGCATCATACGACTTCATTCCTGGCGGAAGGATCATTGTTAACTCAGGCAAGCCTAAGCCATACATGATGAACTGTAATGTAATATCTGTAGAAGACTCAAGAGAATCTATTGGTCAGATGCTGAAGGATATACTTGTTATATCTGGAACCGGTGGTGGAGTTGGAGTGTCTTTCTCAAGGCTTAGACCAAAAGGTGCAGTTATTATTACTAATGGAGGAGAATCATCTGGACCAATCTCATTCATGCACTGTGCTGATGCTGTAGCAGAGACAATTAAAACTGGTGGAGGAAGAAGAGCCGCGCTTATGATAAGCCTGTCAGTGTATCATCCAGATATCCTAGACTTCCTACATGAGAAGCTTGACCTTAACAAGCTACAGAACGCAAACATATCTGTTGAGATAGATGATAAGTTTATCGAAGCTGTAAAAAATGATGAGAGCTGGGATCTTATATGGGCAGGTAAAGTTTACAAGACTGTAAAGGCTACTGAGATATGGGACATCCTGGTTAAGAACGCATTACTATCTGGTGAGCCTGGGATACTTAACATAGGTCACATCAGAGAGATGGCTAACTCATCTTACTTTACTCAGATAGAGACTACTAATCCTTGTGGAGAGCTACCACTACCAGCGTACTCAGCATGTTGCCTGGGATCAATTAACGTTGCTAACTTTGCAAGGGAAAAGTATCTTGATGTGCAGGGGTTTAAGAAGGCTATAGAGACTTCTGTTAGATTTCTTGACAACATCATTGATGTAAATGAATACCCGCTCGAAAGGATCAAGTCTAATGCAACAGCAGACAGAAGGATAGGTCTAGGTATTATGGGATTGCACTATGCAATGCTAAAGCTTGGTATTAAATACTCTTCTGATGAAGGAGTTGCTTTTGTTGAAAAGGTATACGAGATTCTTAGGAACCATTCGTACTGGACGTCTGCTCAGATAGCTGCTGAGAAAGGTTCGTTCTCAAAGTATGATAAGGACAAGTTCCTTGGTATGCCATTCATTAAGGCTCTGCCATCTAAGATAAGAGATGAGATCAGAGAGAAAGGAATAAGGAATGTATGCCTTAATACTCAGGCACCCACAGGTACAACATCAATCATAGCAGGAGTATCCTCAGGGATAGAGCCAATATTTGCTCCGCTATACGAGAGAAAGTATCAGTCTGACGGCAAGACAAAGAAGGAAGTTATCTCAGATGAGCTGTTCGCAAAGTTCATGGACGAAGATAGAGACGTGTCACACTTCGAATCATCACATGACATAACTCCAGAGGCTCACATGAAGATCCAGGAAGCAGCACAAAGATACATAGATAGTGCAATCAGTAAAACTATCAACCTTCCTAAGAGCTTTAAACAAGAAGACCTGTCTGAGTTGATGCTTAAATACATCACCAGCATGAAAGGTCTTACAATATATAGAGAAGGAAGTAAATTTGATCAACCTCTAACACCACTTGATATCTCTAAGTATGAAAAGAGAACAGAAGATGCTGACGACGTAGGGAAGGCAGCAGATTGTGCAAGTGGAACGTGTGAACTTTGAAGTCTGAATTAGATTACGACGACATCAAAGAGCTGATATTCCTAATGATTAGACAAGCACAGTCGGATTATATACACTACTTCTTCCCTAAGAATAGCAAGCAAAAAAAAGCATTAGGAACAGCAGAAGGGTTCTTGTTTAATGATGATTACCGTATTGATTTCGGAGGACGAGACTGCACCCTGAAAGATCTGCTTGATATTATCAACGAGGATGATAGAGAGCCGATGAACGTAGACCTCATGAGGACAGAGGTAAAGAGAAAGGCCTATGAGCATAACCTGCTTGGGTCAAATGAAAAGAAAGATGCACAAATAACACTTGACTTATTGGGTGTGATAAGGGATAATGCCCCACACAAGGAGTAGCTAATGCTGAAAGAAAGCAACAGAGGTAAGGCGCTAGAGATAGCAAAAGGATTGATCTTAAAGTCTCAAGGAAAGGAAGCAATTACTATCTTTGACGACGACAAGACAATACAGATAGATGCTTTATCTACTGGATGTCCTGAGATAGACGAAGCCATAGGTATAGGTGGTATACCGAAGGGCAGAATGACAGAGATATTCGGCGGAGAAGCAACCGGCAAGACCACCATAGCTCTACATGCAATAGCTGAAACTCAAAGGAATGGAGGAATATGTGCGTTCATAGACATCGAGCATGCAATAAACTTCCAGTATGCAAAAGATATAGGAGTAGACTTCTCTGAAGAGAAGATGGTCTTCAGCCAACCTGACAGTGGAGAGGATGCGCTTGAGCAGGTAGACTTCCTAGTTAAGAGTGGAGCTGTTGATCTAATAGTTGTTGACTCTGTTGATGCTTTAGTTCCCAGGGAAGTCCTTGAGAAAGGTATCACCGACGATACCATGGGACTCTTAGCTAGACTCATGGGTAAAGGATGTAGAAGATTCAAGAGCACATGTAGTGAGACAGGAACTGCTATCGTTTTTATTAATCAGATAAGAGCTAAGATGAAGACGTTTGGGTTTGGAGATCCAACGACTACAAGTGGTGGAAATGCTCTTCTATTTTATGCTTCAGTACGTATGAAGGTTAATAAGGGCATGTCTATAAAACAAGGTGAAGAGGTAATTGGAACAAGAACCCATGTAAAGATAGTAAAGAACAAGGTTGGAGTCCCATTCAAAGAAGCAGTATTTGATATTGAATATGGCAAAGGAATCTCAAAGCTTAGAGCAACAGTAACTAAGGCGGTAGAGTTTGGAATAATAGAGAAGAGTGGCTCATGGTATTCGTACAATGAAGAAAGAATCGGACAAGGATTAAAGTCTGCTATTGAATTCTTCGAAGCTCACTCTATAGCTCTTACAGAGGTCGAGGAAAAGATAAAGGAGCATACTGATGACTAAGAATAGGATACTGAGTGAGCTAACGATAGAACTGATAGAATGTAAGAAGGCTCTGGAGGTTGCAAAACCTCCAAGAGGCCTTAAGTCTAGGATAAAAAAACTAGAAAGTGCTATAGAAATAATAAAAGACTTGCCTCCACAGTGCAAGGCATGTTATGATAAGCTCTATGCTAAAAACTGGGAAGGGAAACTAATCCCATGTCCAGAATGTAATCCATATGGAGAAAAGTATTGAAAGACTACACGCACCTACATCTACACACGCACTACAGCACTCTAGACTGTACCATTAGACCTGAGCCTCTTATGAAGAAGCTAAAAGCTGACGGACAGAAAGCAGTAGCTATCACAGACCATGGTAACATGCATGGAGTGGTAGACTTCTATAAGGCTGCAAAGGCTCACGACATAAAGCCTATACTTGGAGTAGAAGCATACTTCACCGCCGGACATAGAGCTGAAGAAGCATACAGGAACAAGGACACTAAGATACATCACCTAGTTCTTCTTGCTATGAACAACGAAGGCTACAAGAACCTGCTAAAGATAGTATCTCTAGCTTATGAAGAGGGGTTCTACCGTTACGCCAGGGTTGATCGTGAGCTGTTAGAGATGTATGGCGATGGAATCATAGCTATGAGTGCGTGTATCAGTGGTGCAGTTCCTTGGATGCTCCTCAATGGGAAAGAAAAAGAAGCTTATGAGATGGCAGAGTTTTTCAAATTCAACTTTGACAAGAGGTTCTTCCTTGAGATACAGACCAATGGACTTGATCTACAAAACGAAGTAAACCCTAAGCTAATCAAGATGGGTAAAGAACTTAACATCCCTATGGTTGGCACATGTGACTGCCACTACCTAGACAAAGCAGACTCAGAAATACACGACCTTATTAAGCTCATACAAACAAAATCAACAATCAACAATAGAAAAATGAGTCCACTTGATCCTGAGTTCTACGTAAAAACAAGACAAGAGATAGAGGTAGCATTCAAAGACTATCCAGAAGCCATAAGATCTACGCAAATAATAACAGATATGTGTGATGTTGAGCTTGAGCTTGGAGAGTTTCATTTTCCAGTATTCGATGTAAAAAGAGATCCAGACTACAAGGAGTTTCAGAAATGTCAAAAGAATTAGATGAGTATTTTGAGTTCAAATGTAAAAAAGGATTTGATGCTCTCGACCTTAGTGGACAGGCTTATACTGATAGACTTGAGTACGAGGTATCCTGTATCAAGAGGATGGGATTCTCAGGCTACCTTCTGATAGTTCAAGACCTTCTTAATTGGGCAACAAGGAATAATATATTGTGTGGCCCAGGAAGAGGTAGTGCAGCAGGTAGTCTTGTGTGTTATGTTCTTGGCATAACTAAGGCTGACCCTATTAAGCACGGCTTACTGTTTGAGAGATTCTTGAATCCTGACAGAATATCAATGCCTGATATAGACATGGACTTTGAGATAGACAGGAGAGAAGAAGTAGTTGACTATGTCAAAACAGTGTACGGTGAAGACAAAGTTGCAAGGATAACAACCTTCAGTGCAATGAACTCAAAAGGCGCTATAAGGGACGTTGCTAGAGCAATGGACCTCTCATATATAGAAGCAGATAAGATGGCTAAAACACTAGTTGACGGCTCTGTAAAGCACAATATAGAGAACAACTTAGACTTCGCAAACCTAATCCAAGAAGATGTACGCTTCAGAGAGGTAGCAAACCTAGCATCTAGACTTGAAGGGAACATAAGACACAGTGGAATACATGCAGCAGGTGTAGTTATAGGTGACAAGAGACTAGATGAGTACATGCCTGTTTACACATCAAAAAAGACCGGCGACAATCTTACTCAGTTTGCTATGAATGAAGTTGAGGAAGTAGGGCTTATCAAGTTTGACTTCTTAGGACTTAAGAACCTAAGTATCATTCACATGACACAAGACCTAGTTAAAGAGAGACATGATGTAGAGGTAAACCTGGAAGAGCTAACAAATACACTTGACGATCCGAGGGTCTTCGAGCTGTTTGCAAATGGAGACACTACAAATGTGTTCCAGTTTGAATCAGATGGAATGAAGAAGTACCTGAAGCAACTAAAGCCAAACTGCTTCGAAGATATTAGCGCCATGAACAGTCTCTATAGGCCTGGTCCACTTGACTCTGGAATGCTGGAAGACTTTATTGAAAGGAAGAATGATCCATCTTTAGTTACGTACCCACATGAATGCCTAGAGCCATACTTAAAAGAAACATACGGAGTACTGCCTTACCAGGAACAAGTCATGAAGATATGTCAAGTTTTAGCTGGCTACACACTATCAGAAGCTGATGTTGTTAGAAAGGCGATAGGAAAGAAGAAAGAAGAGGCACTGAAAAAAGAACGTCCTAAATTTGTTAAGGGATGCATGGAAAAAGGCATGAGAAAGAATGTTGCCGATGAACTCTTCACTGACATAGAGAAGTTTGGACGCTACAGCTTCAACAAGTCACACTCTGTTGCCTATAGTATCATTGCTTACTGGACAGCTTGGCTTAAAGTATACTACCCACTAGAGTACATGACTGCCGTTCTTAGTTATGAAATTGATGATAGAGAAGCACTGTTCAAGTATGTATCTGAAGCAAAGAGGATGGGCATAGAGTTCCTGGCACCTGATGTTAACCTTAGCCTGCCATACTTCTCAATAGAAGATGGTAAGATACGCTATGCACTAGCAGCCATAGAAGGTATAGGTGTAGACACATCAGAAGAGATAGTTAAGAAAAGGAAGAAGCATGGAGACTTCTTTTCCATTAGAGGCTTGGTTGAGCTAACCAACTCAAAGAAGGTTACCTCCCAGGTCATAGAGAACCTGATCAAGTCAGGTGGCATGGACATACTAGAACTAGACAAAGACTATATGCTTGAGCTCATAGAGCCAGCAGTTATATTTAAAAAGAAGAAGGCATCTAAGGAGAAGAAGAATCAGCTTGCATTGTTTGAAAGGGTACTTGAGCTTGATGACTTTAAGATAGACCAGGAAGTTAGGCCACCTAAAGTCGATAGGGATAAGTATGAGACAGAGGCACTAGGGTTCTTCTTGTTTGATAACCCACTTAAAGACTACACTACACTAATAAATGAGAATACAACTCATACAATAGCTCAAGTAAGAGACTGTGAAGTATTGAAAGAAGAGAAGAATGGTGTAGTACTAGCAGGATATATTAATTCTGTGAAGAAGGTGAAAAGGAAAAAGGATGGCGCTCCAATGGCATTCATGAAGCTTAGCGATGGAATGAATGAGGTAGAAGTGTGCGTGTTTACTGCTATGTATAACAAACTTGTTCCAATCTTAAATAAGAATGAACTAGTAATGTTTAGTGGTCAGTATAAGTGTTCAGATAATGGTGGGCAACTGATAGCCAAGGGCGGCACGTTGTTGGATTCCTTGCCAAAACTAAAGACCGACGAGAACAAAGGGTTCTTTAACTTCACATTAAGTGACGGAACTAAAATAATATTAGAAGCAAAAGAAAAACTAACATATATACCAAAACTAAGAAAAACATTCGATAACTGTAAGGAGGGAATAAATTAATGGCTACAGATAGATGGAGTTTGGAAGAACTCGAAATAATTATAGACAACTTCGATAGATCAAGAGTTCGTATACAAAGCGCACTTTCGGAAGGTGGGTTTACAAGGACAATTGAAGCTGTCAAGGCTAAGAAGAGGAGCTTACGGTCAAGTGGGTCAATGCCTGCGTACAGTCGTGACGCTATAGAGAAAGAAAGCGAAAGAGAGGAGGACTTTGATAGAGGTGGCTTGGAGAAATCAGAAGGGCTCTTTCCTGATACTAAGAAGAGAGATATATATGGAAGTTACAAGGACATGATGATCGACATGGTAAAAGAGGCTAAAGAAGACCTTAAAGCCGGAGGCGGCTTGGAGGCAGATGCTTCTCCTGTGTCTTCAGATAAAGAGTCCATAGTAATCATGCTGTCAGACTTGCATATAGGAAAGGTTGTAGAGAATGAAGGTATAGATGTGTATAACACTGAAATAGCTCTCAAAAGAATAGAGGAGCTTACTCAAGGCATACAGCGTGTGATAGACCATGCTAGGAAAGGAACACAAATTGACGAGGTTGTGGTTTTATGTCTTGGAGACCTAGTTGACAACGAAGCTATCTACCATTCACATGCACACCATATAGATTCTCATGTTGCGTTACAAGTAAAAAATACTACCCGCGCACTATGGAGAATGATAACAACACTAGCTGAAACAGAAGGGATCGATAAGGTCAGGGTGCTTTGTGTGAGAGGAAACCACGGTAGAAGCGGAGCTATTGGTGGTCATGAAGATTCAAACTTTGACACAATAGTTCATGATGGGCTTGAATGGAGCTCTATATTACATGGTGATTCGCGTATTACTGTATCTTCTCGTTACTCTCAATTTAATATAGCCGAGGTAAAGGGACATAGAATACTTATGAGACACGAGGCTCCAGCTCATGCTGATACATCAGCTGCTAAATCACGCATATCCGGCTGGCTAGACTTACATAGTCCAATTGCAGCTATTACTTATGGACATTTGCATCATCCGTCTATAAGCACCTATAATGATAGGTATCTATTTATGAATGGATCGCTTGTAGGTGGCGATGATCTTTCAGAACGTATGGCTGTTGGGAATGCCCCAACACAATTGCTCTTTGGTGTAACTAGGAAAAGATTACCATCTTTTATCTATCCTATTATTCTTGAGAAATAGAGGCTTCAAACTCTTCTAGCATTACAATAGCTTTATCAGTAATCACACTAGAAAAAAATTCGGTACGGCCATCGCCAGATGGCTGTACCATTGTGTGCTCTCTAAAATAATCATGCATCTTTATTTCTAGGGCTGCGGCTAGATTGTAGCTTGTTTCGACAGTTTTTAATATCTTTAGTGTGCCAAAATGCTTTTGAATTTCTTTAATACGTCTGCTTAAGTTTGATGTCAATCCTATTTTTATGATTCCTAAAGAACAATGACCAAGTATATATACACAACAACTAGTTGTAGCACTAGTATCTTTTACACGATTGTAATAAGACCTTAAGGCTATGCTAATATTTTTCCCAATTTCAACCTTTGCTTCTGGCAAACTACGAGTATATAATGATTTTTTAGTGGCATTTTTTTGTATGCTTGGGTCTGCATCCATTGTTTGTTTGCGCTTATTGACAAGACTCTTCATTATGTGTGGATTAGCAACTAATGTAGCTTTACGTTTTATTTCACGATTCTCTATTATGTGTGGATTCTTTCTATAAGTTTTAGCACGCTTCTCTATATTGCTTAACATGATTTCAGGGTTTGCTTGCAATGTAGCTTTACGTTTTACTCTTGCTTGTTTAGCTATATTAGGATTATCTTTATATGTCGTTGATCTCTTTATAGTTGCCACTTCTATGATTGTCGGGTCGTTTATCAATGTAGCAGCGCGTGTAGTCTTTCTTTTCTCTATGCCTTCTAGATTTCTAGATGTACATATTGCAGAGCAATACTTGCGATAACCTCTAGTAATACTAATAAAACCTGTAGATTTACCACAAGTCAAGCAGCTATTATGCTCCTGCCTTACATGTGCATCGTAGTAATCTATCATCTTTATTGTATGCATCTTTGTAATGTGAAATGCTAAGCCACGCGAAGTTGAGTATTCTTTATTACAAATCTTACATTGTGTAGGATTGTGCTTGATTGGCGGGTTAGTATCTGTAGTACTTGACATGAATAGCTCCTTATAGTATAATACAGTTTAACTGGGGACAGCAGTAGATAGCTCCACTGTTTCCTGGCTGTTCACGCAGTCAGGATTACCCTTATGATATAGTATAAAACATATTTTACTAGCCCATGCTTATTTTTTTCTTGCTTTAACAAAAAAGAAGGAGTATAATGGGTTCATAATCAAATTTAACTAAACGAGGTTGCCATGATTAATAAGCAAGATAGAGAAACAAAAACGATAGTTGAAGCGCACCTATACGAACAACAAGACAAGCTAAAAGAGGCAATAGTTGCATCTCAAAAGATACTTAGTGAGTATTTAATACCAGACTCTGGAGTAAGTAAACAAGAGACTATCTCTCTACTCTTAGGTGTGCTAGATGATAGTAGTTTAGTAAAACTAGTCAAAGAATTGTAACAATCAAACAGGAGGAGCAATAAGAATGAGCGTAGCTGGGATAGTGCAATTCGAAAAAAATTTACGTTCCATGATGGATTCTGAAGCATTTAATAGTGCTGATGATGCCCAAAAGCTAAATCTTGGGTACAGATTACTGAAGAGCGAATATGGGCTTGGCAAATTAGGTAAGGTTAGTGAATTGCCAGTAGCAGATAAGATGAGAAAAAAATAACAGGAAACAGGAGGAAACAATGGGAGAAGTAGTACCATTCAGTAAACCAAAAGCTAATAAAGAAGGAGGAACAGTGCAAGGTAAGAAGCCAACAGCAAGACAGCTTGAAGATAGGATCGTAATGCTTGAGAGTCTCGTAGGTGGGATGCAAGCAGGCCTACAAAATATATCTCAGGAACTATTTCACATCAACGCAAACAACGTAGCTCTCTTTAGAGCGATACAAGAGAAAGGCGTAATCAGTGAAGACGACATAAAGGCAGCCTGGGATAAACATATCAGAAAGCCATACGAAGAAGACACAGCAAAGGCAGCAGCAGAAGCAACTGCAAGCACTACAGGGCAGGACATTAACGTAGAACAAGACAGTCCATCCGAAGACACCGAGACAAAAACAGACGAATAACCACACTACATCATAAGTTACAGGTCCGGCCACTCCCAAGTAGCCGGACTATTTTTTTTCTTGCCTTTCTAAAAAAGAAGGCGTATAATGTGTTCCATAGTCAATTAATCATTAGGAGAAAAGATGAACAAAGAATTGTTTAGAGAAGCACTAGAGAAGATTAAAGCTCACTTACCTGAATATCTTGAAGAACACGACATAGATACTACCTACCAGTTTACATGTATACATCCTGAGCATCCAGATGGAAACCCATCAATGGGAATACTTGCAGAGAGTGACAACAAGAACTTCAACTGCCTGGGTTGCGGAGCAACAGGAGACATATTCACAGCAGCAAACTACCTAGAAGATAAGCCACTACTTGGTCCAGCGTGGATCACAGAGAACGTTAAGTACCTGGCAGACAAATACGACATCGAACTACCACAATACGAACTATCAGAAGACGATCTTTATGAGCTAGAAACATACAAGGCATACAAGCTAGCATCAGAGTACATATCAAGCAGAGAGAACGGAAACTACAAGCTCTTTGATAAAGAAATGAAGACGAGAAAATGGGACGAAAAAACATTGTCTGAACTGCTTGTTGGTACTGTTAACTCACAAGACTATATCAAGCATATGAAGTCTCTTGGGTTTACTGCTAAGTTCTTAGGAGAAATAGACCTAGCTAGAAAAGACATCTTCAACAATGAGCATATGGTATTCACTGTATGTGATGAGCATGGTAGGCCATGTGGTTTTGCTGCAAGGAACCTTACATATGTTAAGGGTGACAGGACTAGTGGAACCAAATATGTTAATCAAAAAACTACCGGCGCCAAGTGTAATATATATAAGAAGGGTAGCAGGCTTTACGGACTACATAGAGCTCTAAAGCACTCTCCACCACTATACATATTCGAGGGATACTCAGATGTTATAACAGCTATCCACAATGGCGTAAAGAATGCATGCTGTATAGGTGGTACTGCATTCACTACTGACCACGTGTTCACACTGAAAGACAGCAAGCAGTACGATATCATATTAGCTCTGGACTCAGATAAAGCAGGACAAGACAAGACACAGAAGCTACTTGACGAAAAGCTATCTGGACACAGAGACATGAAGGTAAGACTGCTAAACTTTCCAGAGGGACAAGACCCTGACGACTTCATAAGGGCGAATGGATCATCAGAGTTCTACGCACTTACCAAGTATGACGCTTTCACATGGAGACTTGAAAGGTATGATGATCTAATTGAAGATCCACAAGATATCTGTGACAAGATGATTCCATTCATAGTTAATGAGGCTAATCACTGCGCTAAAGAAATCATGGTTAACACTCTTAGTATGCACACAGGCGTAAGCGCTAAGTCCATATGGAATGAGCTCAACAGGCTTGACAATGTTCAAGACGCTGAGATGGAGCAGGAAAGAACTCTTATTGTAGACAAGATGAACAAGGAGCTAAGAAGAAGTCCTGAGAGCACTCAACATATTATTAGCATGGCTCTTAATCAGATTGACAATGTAAGCAGAGTCTACAATCTAGATAATTTTAGCCAAGTAAACTGGATAGACTCAATCCGTGCAACAAAAGAAAAAGAAGAAACTGAAAGTGATGATGACCCTGGCTTCCTACTACCAGGAATGCCACTGTTTGAAAGTGTTATGAAAGGACCATGGAGACAAGATGTTTTCCTATGTATAGGTGGAAGTCCTAACACTGGTAAGACAGCAATCATGGCTAACCTAGCGTATAATATAGCTGCATACAACAAAGATGTATGTGTTATCTTTCATACTATTGATGACAGTATAAATCAGTTTCTACCTAGGCTTATATGTATAGCCGGAGAAGATCCAACTCTTGAAATGAATCACGTAATGAATCCTGTATACTTTAATGGGACTGATGAGCTAAAAATAAGGGAGCGCGGCTATAAAAAGGTAATGAACCTTGCACAAGAAGGAAAGCTCATAGTAAAAGATTCATCAGCAGGTAACTCGTTAGCCTATGGAGAGAGCTTAGTTAAGTATTACCAGGATCAGTTCCCTGATAGACAGATAGTATATTTCCTTGACAACTTCCACAAGCTAAACGAGGCAGCAGGAATGAGTGAGAAAGATGAAAGGTTAAAAATTAAACAGTTCTCTCACTATGTTAAGAACAATATAGCAGTTAAGTATCATATCCCTGTTATAGCTACAGTCGAGTACACAAAGCTTGAGCAAACTAAAAGGCCAACAAATAATAATGTTGCAGAGTCTGTATCAATAGAGTATGACTGTAACTTCATGGCTCATCTTTACAATGACCAGCATGCTTATGGCGCTCAAGCAAAGTTATATCACAGAGCATACCTAAGAGGAGAAGAGCAGAGACTACCAAGGATAGAAATGGCAATAGGTAAGAACAAGATAACCTCATACAAGGACAAGTTATACTTTGACTTCTTTCCTGCTAGTTCAATGTATCGTTGTTGTGAGAGAAGCACAGCAGAAGATGATCTTAAGAGTGCTGAAGCAATATCTACACAGCATATACAGAATGGAAGGGGAGCTAGTCCTGGTAGTAAAACTGTAGGAAGGAGGAGACCATAATGCCTATATATGAATACCAATGCACTAAGTGTAGCTTCGTTACTGAGAAAATAGTACAACTCAACAGTGCAAACGAAGAAGAATTTACCACAATTGTTGAGCCATGTCCTAAGTGTAAGAACAATACGTTCAACAAGATAATGAGCAGTACCAGCTTCCGCCTTGAGGGTGGTGGCTGGGAAAAAGACGGATACTCTAAGAAGGAGGACTAAGATGCTAGGAGAAGTAAGGCTAGGTTTTTTTGTAGACGGAATAGGATACTATAAGGATTGTAGTGAGCTAATCTTTAAGATAGACTCTTCATCTAAGGTGAGGCACATAGTCGAAGGGACAATACTTGACGTAGATGATGATCTATATAAGGTTCAATCTGTAGAACTAGGATTCATACCATGCCCAGGCAGACCAAACTTTGAAAGAGAGAAGCCAATAAAGATCTTCTATGTTTCAAAGGCTCACACTGAAGTGATGGGAGAGAAGTCCAAGAAGGCAGCAGTAGACATGAAAAAGCTTGAGAAATCTAAGATAAGAGGAGAGCTCAAGCATACAGTTATGCTTGATGATGCCACCTATTGCAAAGAGCAGTTCAAGGAGGACTTCCCTCACCTAGTAGAGAAACCAAAACGTACTCGGAGGAAAAAATCTGATGTCAAAGCAGAACCAAAAAAGCAAAAGAAGGAAACCAAACGAGCTGAACCGAAAGAGGTTAAAAAGACTAGAAAAAAAGCAGAGCATAAAGCCAAGACCACAAAGAGCAGGACTGTTAAAAGCCCAGCAAAGACAGGAACAGTAGCTCCCAAGAAGATTAAAAAGATTATCAAAGAGCTGGCTAAACCTGAAGCAAAGAAGCGTAAGCGAAGGACTAAATGTAAAACGTGCGGTAACCTTTTCAAGAGTTTAGCTAGACATAAATGTAAGGGGTAGACTATGAGCAGAGAGGCAGTAAAATATAAGATAACAATAGAACGAGAAGATGGTGGCAGACTAAACGAAATGTATAGTGGAAAAGTATGTGCATCATTTCGTGCTGACAGCTACCTAAGCAGAGAGTATATTATGAACTGCAAAAAAGCACTATTCAGCATAATGGACACAGAGATAACAAAGCATACAAATCATATTATATACGAAGAGGTTGATATACACGTTAAGCAGATACGGGAGAAAAATAGTGAAAGATTATAGAAGAAAGCAAGTAACAATAGAAGAGGTTGAATCATACTCTAAGTGTCCCAGGTATTACCAGCTTAACAAAGACATAGAAGCTAAAGACGAGAGCCATACAGACATATTCAACAGATGCATAAGAGAAGCAGTCATACACATGTATGCTATAGAGCTTACTACTGGACATAAAGCTGAGTTCCATTCTATTAAGTCATTCTGGGACAAGGTGTTCTGGAAAAACTTTCCGGAAGATGATGCTAAGCTCTCACTAGAGTACTCAGAGAAAGGGATCGACATACTACATCAACACTTTAGGTCTACATACTCTATGACTAAGAGTACTGTGTCAGCAATAAAGGCTCCACATGACTATCTTATGAACTGTGAGAAGATAGGGATTCCTGTTGAGCTTGGGATAGTTCTTGTTGACCATGATAACAAGGATGTATATCTTGTTGACTTCATAGACAAAAAAGATTTCCCGACATTGAAGAGTGCAGCGATACATTCAATGGGATCACTGATAAAGATGGCATCAATAAAGCAAGAGACTCCGTACAACTACAGCACTAAGGCCACATTTTATGATGCGTCAGACATATCAAGCGGAGTCACTATAGACGTACCAGACGCCATGTTTAAGAAGGTTGACACTACGATAAAGTTTATTGTAGCAGGCATAGACAGCAAGGTATACTACTCGTCAAAGACTTGTATGTGTGCAAACTGTGATCATAAAAAACAATGTAGTAATATAGCAGAGGAGGACTATTAATGAACAAGTGGGACAAGAGATTCATGGAATTAGCTAAGCATGTATCCGGGTGGAGCAAAGATCCATCTACTAAGGTTGGCTGTGTAATAGCAGACAGTAAGAACCGTATCGTCAGCATAGGATATAACGGCTTTCCAACTAATGTTAATGATAGTCCTGAGCTCTACGAGAACAGAGACATGAAGCTTCAAAGAACTATACATGCAGAAGCAAATGCTATCATGTTTGCTAAGCAGGACCTAGAAGGATGTAGCATATATGTGTGGCCTTTACCTTCGTGTGCAAACTGCACTGCCACCATCATACAGGCAGGGATAAAGAGAGTTATAGCTCCCAAGCCAACTAAAGAGCAAGAAGAAAGATGGAAAGATAGCTTTGACGTCTCTGATCAGATGTTTAAGGAAGCAGAAGTACAGGTACGCCTGATTAAAAAGGAGAAACTAGGATGCTAAAGATAAAAAATAAGAAAGGAGTATTGATTGCCAAGCTAGAGGATGAAGATACTCAGCCTGAGTTTATCAAGAAGAAAAAGAAGAGAGGTAAAAAAGAAAGCGAAATAGAATTCACAATGAGACTTGCAAAAGAAGGAGAATTTGAGGAGGAAGATGCTAAAGAACTTGAAGACGAGAAGTAAAAGATATAAAGTATCGCTCTCTATTGAGAGTATAATAGCATTGCGAGAAGCAATGCAGCAACACCTAAATGACATACCGTCCGACAAATGGACAAAAGACTACAAAAGAACCGTATCTAATATGGATAGGGTCATAAACAAACATGAAGAGGAGATAGGAATAGATGGATATGAACGAACGCTTCAAGCAGAACTCTAGAGCTATGAAATGTAAGTGTGGTAACAACTGGCTTAGTGAGGTAGTTGTAGCTAGGTATAACGGAGATCAACTGGTAGCTATGGGACAACCACTGCAACCAATATCTGACAAGTTTATCTTGTATAGTTGCCCTAAGTGTGGTGAGTTTTTACTACCTAAGGTTCACATGTCAACACAGGACTCAGTAAGAAAAGACTATGACAGTATGTATGACGCTCTTATTGAGGTTCAAAAGGAAGCTCCCAAGAAGACTGAGACCAAGACAGTAGAGAAAAAAGAAAAGGAAAAGAAAGGTGAAGATAAAGGGTAAGGTATCTGATAAGGAGTACTTAAAGATGATGGAAGATGAAGACGGGTTTAAGATGAAAGAGTTTGAAAGATTAATAAGGCGGGCTGCAAAAGAAACAGCATTCTCAGCCTCAATGGATCTATCAGATAAAGTCTCAGAGTGGGAGCAAGAGATGACAGAAGATGCAGTCATTCCTCCTCCACCAGTCAAGAGAGTATCCCAGGCAACCTTTATACAAAACCTAAGAGAGTTTGATGGCAAAGAGCAGTAGATTTAAACATCAATACAGTAAGAATGCTAGCAAGCTACATAAGGCTGCCGGTGAGATTTTACGATCTCATCGGCTTCTTAAGCATTACAAAGCATACCAAGAGTATCCCGTCTCAAGAGTCAATCCTGACTATAAAAACAACGCTCACATGTTTGACTGGTGCATACCTGACTTAAAGGTGTGCATTGAAATACACGGACAACAACATTTCAAAATGATCCCTTTCTTTCATAAGAGTGATACTGCTTTTCAAGATCAACTAAGAAGAGATAAAGAGAAAAAGGATGCCGCCGAGGAAGCGGGATGGACTTACTTTATGGTTAGATATGATGAGGAGTTGGATGTAGACGCTCTAGTTGATCTGGTAATAGAGCAGAGCAATACTTTAAAGGTGCCTGAGAGGCCCGTGAAGGCGCTTAAAAAGCAAAGTAATGCTATGACGCAGGTCCAGAAGGAAAAGGCGAGAGAATGGCGTAGAAAACAGTATAAAAAAAGTAAAGAGTATTTCAAAAAGATAAAGCAAAATAAAGATTCCTCCGATTAAGTTAGTTTAAATTCATCTGCAACTTTGTAAACTATCATATCTGTATAGTCTTTTTGTGCTCCACCTACTATGGAGCATTTGATCCATTTTATATACTTGGTACTATCATCTGGAATTTTTCCCATAGAAACTAACGAATCGTTAAACAATTTCACAGCTACGACAGCATTATCCGGATCACGCCTACGATTATCCTTTCTGTATACTACTGCTTCAATGGCTATTGGAAACTCTTTAAACTTAGGGATGTCTTTTTGAATGGCTGCAAGATACCTCCTCCAAATATCCTTGGATTTCTTTCTTTTTGTCCAATGCTGACCTGAGTACATGTCATTGAGTGATGGTGGGACTAACTCTATTTCTAGTCTGAAGATTTCTTTCATACCCAATATCCTGGAACAAAACTATTGCTCTTAATGTGATTTTCTTTAGCAGTGATTATCTGTAAATTAGTCTCTACATGTAGACCAGATACTAGTTCTCCTTGCAGAGGCATAACGTGATCAACGTGAAATTCGATACCATATAGCTTTGTAAGTTTTCTGGCAACAATATAAAACTGCTCTATCTTCCAGTTGTCTGCCCAGCCAGCATTCCGTTGCATTTTTGCTGCATGTCTTTTTGCGCATATAGCATTGATTTTGCCCTTATTGTTTCTACTATACTGCTTATGATATGCCTTAAGAAACTCTGTATTTGACTCTCTGTACGCTTTGGATTTAGCTTTTATTTTGTCTTTATTTTCAGTATAATATTGTTTCTTGTATTCTATATTCTTAGACTTCCACTCATCTGTTTGCCTAGCAGTACGAGTTATCTCAAGATATGCTTTACATTTTTTACACTGCTTCTGCTTACCATCTTTGAATCTTTTATTATTACCAAACAGCTCTAAAGCTTTAACCTCTTTACAAGGTCCACTACATTTTTTAGTTATAACTTCCATGCTTAATATTAAACAATTTACCTATTTAATATGCCTAGTTTAATGTATATTTTTTCCATGTGTGATGATATAGTATCTTTACTCTTATGCATTCGTCTTGCTATATTAACGCACCCTTCACCTTTAACGAAATATAAATACAATAAGTACCTTTGATATGGAGAGAGATGGGAGAATACCCACTTATCACACTGAAATACCCACTTAAGAGATGCTTGATCTGGATGGACCTTATCACTATCGAGCATTACTCCTATCTTCCTACTCTGTTCCTCGAAGAACTTATTCTTAGAGTCCATTGGAGGATCTATGTCCTTCTCATGATTCTCATCTGGTTCTGAAATATGGAATAAAGGATCCCGCGATATTCTAACAATCCAATTTCTCACGTGCCAACGAAAGTAGCGCGTTACATAACGCATAAAATTGACTCCGTCGCGCTTCTGATACTTGTCAACCAAAGTTATGAATAATGCTACGAATTCATTGTACATGTCTTGATGGTCGTACGATGACAGTGTTGCAGCTATGTTTCTTTTGACCTCTACAAAGCTTTTGCCACGACCATCCTTCTTACTAACGAATAACCTCAAGAACTCTTGAGCTTCCTTGTTATCGTAAGTAGTCTCAGCATTACCCTTAGTGAGCTTCACATATTTTAAAAAATAGAACTCGAAGATATCTATTAGCAGACTCAAGGCCTCCCCTTTTGCTTGGGGAGACCCTGACTGATATGTAGCAACTATTACGTCTATTTCCTCTAACGAGTAATCCCTTTTAGACATTGTATTTCGCCGGATTAAAAGAGTTGCTCTTTTCGCAATTAGCTTTCTGAGTAATGATCTGCAAGTTGCTCTCTATGTGGAGGCCAGAAACATTATAGCCTTGCAACGGTATCTCGTGATCAACCACAAAAGTTTCACTGCAGCCTGCTGTTTTAGCAGCTAAGTTTATTTCTTCGCAATCCATATAGATTTGTTTGATTGTCTCTAAGTCAGCCCAAGTTGGAGTTCTTTGAAGCTTAGCAGCATGACGCTTGGCACTTTTAGCGCTCATCTTGCCAGGATTATTCTTGGCATACGCATTATCTCTAGCTCTTAACAGTTCTCTATTGTTGTCATAATAGCGCTTTAAATGTGCTGCCACACTATCTGGGTTATTCTGTCGCCAAATTTTGACCCAAGACGCCTTCTTCTCTTTATTTTCGCTGTAATATACATTAGATTTTAGTTTGTAGCACTCCTTACAGCTGTTTCGATAATCATCATGCGCATCTTTACGCTTATAGAACTCACTTAATATAAGTTCAGGCCCTTTAGGATGAACACAATCATTCCCTTTGTCACATATTTTAACAGCCTGCATCATCTTTCTCACAGTACTCTCTATAGTTGCAATATTGGCATTCCCAATTTCCGATTGGATACTTTACACTGTTTCTTTTATAGTTCTCATACTTGGTCTTAGCTATTTCACCACGTGTATGCTGTAACTCCACTTGCTCTGGAGTAAACACTTTAACAAAGTCACATTTAGGCAATTCGTTCCTATCTATATGTCCTTGGACTTCTTTATATCTAGCATGAATATCCTGAACAGAGAAGTTCTTGTATAACTTTCCATCTATGATTGGGAAATGCTTACCATCTTCTGCGTGTAGCTCTATTACGAATTGCTTTTTTTGCTTGTTCTCTAGGTTGATATAAAATAGCACTCCTTTCTTGACTTGTGCACGGTACTCATAAAGATAAAGCATCAACTGAAGAAGGTGCGCAGGCTTAGCCTTTCCTTTAGTACTTTTGTTGCCCGAAATCTCCTTCCAGCTGTAATAACCGGCAGTTGTCTTGAGTTCGACTATAACAAGATCGTCAGTTTCTGGCTCTTTTATTAATATGTCTATTTCGCCACTAAGCTTAATATCATCATTAAAAAACTTAACTGAATTGTCTAGCCAGATCCCTGCTTGCTTACACTGCTCTGTGAACCAGTCTTCAACTATATTTCCACAAGCAAACGTATACATGGTCCTAGCATTAAATGGTTCTGGTTCGTAACCTTTGCAACGATAGTATGTCGCTCGAAGGCACGCTCCCTTAATTACCTTCTCGCCATAACCAGTATGCATGTACTCAACTGAAGCCGCCGAGGGATACATGTTTCCTCTGTTTCTATAGCCAGTTAACGATGACTTTCTAAGCAAATGGTCATCAATAAGCTTTTCTAAATTCATCAGGCCTCCTTATAGTGAGTCTTGTATAAGCTTAACGGTAGCTTCAAGCTGTGTAACCCTGTCTCCAAGGTCGTCAACTTCTTTCTGCTTAAGTAAGCTTAGTTGTTGTAGTTGTTTCTTGCTAGCAAGATTAGGGATAACTGTTTGCAGCTGAGTAACTGCTGCTTCTAGAGCGTCTAGTCTCTGGTCAGTTGTAAGTGCCATTACTTGTCACCTCCATCGTTCTTAGCTGGTGGCTCTGATACGATTATAAGAGACCTTAGTGCAGCTATTGCTCCTGCTTCTACTGTGATGGACTTCTCTATGTCCTTTATCTTCTCGTAGTTGGCTCTATATTCACCTTTCATGTCCTCAACGTTCTGTATGTGCGTCTTAATCTTGTCTTCGATAGCCTTTACATCTATCGTGCTGCTTGCTTTCTTTGTCATTACTACTACTCCTTTGTTTTGTTTTATATATGTATTATACTATAGAAAATTTGTTTGAATACCCTAAATTAGTGATAAAAAAGGGGATCAAAAAATGACCCCCGATTTTAAAAATATTTAATTGTGTTTTAGTCTTCTTCTGCTAGCGATGCACAGATTAAGAGTCCATTAGCAACAGCTGATAGCGGTTCACTAGCGTGCTTAACCTCAGATATCTCAATAGGGAGAGGATGCTTCTCCAAGGACTCTCTGAACTTGCCTATAAAGTTACCAGCTAACGATGTACCTCCTGAAACTACGATTGGTACAGGGTTTTTAAAGCTTGGAAGGTCATCAGACTTAGATAGTCTTGAGCCAATGTTCTTGAGAATATAGTCTATTAGGTTGCCATAGTAAATTGAGATAGCTTCCTGGACTTTTCCATCTGGCGCTAAGAGATCGACACCTTTTTCCTTTTCTGTCTGTACTTTGCTTGCTGTTAGGTTAAGTGCAGTAGCAACGCTCTGATCTATCCAGTCTCCTGATCTAGCTATAGAGAACTGAACCGCTTGTACACCCATGATGCCAACAGATATGTTAATCATACCAGCACCACAACTAATAGAGATGCCTGTAAGGTTATCGTCAAGTAGCTCAGAGTATGCAATCGCCTCAGCTTCATTTAGAGATTGAGGCTCATATCCTAGGTCAACAAGTATCTTATTAAAGACATTCTCATGGTATATGATATCAAAGTTCTCATCTACTGGTGAAGCAGGTATAGAGTAGTAACATTTCTCTTTGTTTTTGGCCTTACCTATGGCCTTTTCAATAATAATTTTTATAACCGGGAAGGCTTCTTTTTCTTTAGGAGAGATTACACCCTTACTCATTGGGCGCTGAGCGTTCTCATTGAACATGTTAGCGAATTCAACTGCTTCATCTCCTATTACTATAAGCTTACCATCCTTAGCCAGGAAGTTTGCTTTAACCTGCTTAAGCATCTTCTGCCTGAAGGGATTGTCTTCTATTTCAAAAAAGGAATCCCGCACACTTGTAAATTTTGTATTGCCATCCTTATCTATTTTACTTCCAACGATAAATCCCGTCCCAATATCCAAACCTTTTCCTGCCACAACTATTCTCCTTTAGCTTATTAAGGCATATCTAGTGCCACTGTTTATTCTTGTGACTATGCTGCGATTAACGTTAAACTTAGCTGCAATACGCGAATGACTAATCTTTTGTGTCAGTAGCTCTCTTATTTCTCTGACGTTTTCAATTGTTAGTTTTTTCATCCTGTTAGTAGCCATATTCTTTCTAGTCTCTTTGTTGTTTTTGTTCCCATAATTTGGGTTTTCTTCCTCTTTATACTTTCCAATCCTATTGCTAGACATTTTCAGCTTAGTTTTCTCAGAATGCTTCTTACCAAAGAATGGATTATTTGATCCACTCAAGTCTTCTATGTTCGTATTGATATTATATGCTAAGTCCTTATTGTAATCTATCCAACATTGTTCTTTTTCGCATAGTGTACCAGCATCACACTCTTCTATTATATTAAATTCAAAACAGTCTGCACCGTACTTATTGTAGCTTCTCTGCAAATGAATATTTGGGTGTACATTCTTCTTAAGATGATACCTATGACGAATAAATCTACTTGCAACATCTACACTTTGTCCAATATATACCTTGCTATTTACAGTGTTTCTGATAGAGTATATGCCAACTACCTTAGCCACGAGTGTCTTCCTTATTCTTTTCAATTTCCTCTTGAAGGAAATCTAAATTTTTAATTGGAATCTCTTGCCCTTCAACTGACTGTGGAAAACCATCTCCATCTATATATATGTCAATAGCCCCACTCCTAATGTCGTGTTTGACTGATGCCAGTGAAAAGTTGTGTGGATTCAAGCCAAGCAGATGCAAAAGCATCTCTTCTGTAATCCTTGTAGATATGCGCTTCTTATACCTCTTATACTTATCCATTTACTTCTCCTATGTTTTTCCTATATTATAACATAGAGTAAGTAAAGTGGAAGCCCTACTTAGTGTGAATGAATCTACCTAGTGTCCATGAACCCTTTACAAGATATGTATCAGGAATAGTGTATTCCATGTAAAAATAAGCTGGCTCAGTAGCATGCTGTGCTGAGCTAAGAGAGATAACCTCTGCACCTACAAGCTCCATAAAAAGACCTTCATTGATACCGGTTGCCCATTGGTAAGCCAATGAATTACTAACAACTACTTTCTGATCTGAACCAAGAGAAGTTATTAATACTGAGTTATCTGCTACAGCTTTCCTATCTGTAGTCGTGTTCTTACATCCCCATGTACCCCATCCGTCGATTGTTTGAGCTAGCCTCCAAGTAGCTTGGTATTCTTCCCAAGGCCTTATAACTTCATAGCTATCAACGGTATCACTATCACTAAACTCTGTAACATTGAAACCGAAATAGGCTGACTCTACTCCTGTAATTATTGCTGAATAAGATGATAGGTCAACTTTTATTAAGCCAACCCTAACGCCACTATACCCAAGCAGAATACGAGTGTTACTACCATAGTTAACAGTATCATTGTCTGATAATAAAGAAGTATCTTCAATTACTCCGCCAGCGATTCCATTCTCAATTGTTACGTTCATAGCTTATCCTTAGTGTGAATAAACTTATTGTGATACCAGAAGCCTGTTACAACATCAATAATGTATTCCATGTAAAAATAAGGGTTATTTGCTGTCTCTTCATTTGATGTTAACTCTTGCCTAGTTGTAGATGTAGTGTCTACTATTACAATAGAAAACATGTTACCTGTATCCATTCCTACCGAAACTGGCAAGCAATCAACATCACGATAAGAGAAATCACCCCACGTTTCAGGTGAAGGATTTTGAGGTGTGCTTTCCCTATCATCAGTCGTATTATCACAACCAGCAGTAGTCCAAGGTGTTCCTGTCTTATAGTTATTGTGTGTTGCTTGTGCTTCTTCCCAGTCATTACGTTTAACTCTGTACCAATTTACATTAGTCAAAGCACCGGTCTTAAAGTTTACATGAATAGAAAATTTTGATGCGGTTACTGTAGCTCCTGCATAACCTGTCAAGTCAACTCCTATCAGTATTCTTTGTGCACCGCTATTACCTAGATTTATCCTAGAATTGCTCCCGTAGTTACCTGCTGGAGATAATGAATCCATAAATGTATCTATGATAACTCCGTCACCTACTCCGTCCTCTATTGTTACGTTCATTTAATTGCCCTTTAACTTCTTAAGCTTCTTAAGTTTGTCTTGAATACTTTCACCAGATGTGGACTCTATATTGTCTAGGTTAACAGAGAAGTTCTCTGACTCTGAAGGATCTATGAAGCTTGACTCCATCTCTATTGCATCACTGTTCTGTGTAGCAGTAATGCTGTCTGGAGATACTATTACCTGTTGTGTAGGCATGTTTTTAATAATCTCGCCCGCCATTTCTTTAGCAATAGCCTTAGCCATCTCAAGCATCTTTTCTTCTTGCTTATCTTTTAGCTCAGCAGCTTTTGATTTATGTGTAATACTAGGCACTATAGAGCTCCTTTTAGCTGGGGATCCTGCTTGACAAACTCCATTGTTCAAATATATTTTTGGAAATGATCCTTTCATATCTCATTAGAATCTTCTGTTTAAAATATTTCTATCGCTTTGTTTCATGTATCTTATGTTCTTAGGTAATATTGTATATTCCATATAGAAATATGGTTTATTACCAGATGTTGCTTCGCTTGATCTCATTGCTGTCCCGGCAGTTATTCCTGAAGCCCTTTCTAATACAATTCCATGATTATTAGATGAATTATCTATCCAGTCCTGAACTGTTGCTGTTGTTAAATCTAACGGGTAATCAGAATCTAATTCTGTTATGCTTGAACTAC